CATATTTTATAAATATTTAAAACATTCTAATTGGTCTTACTTTATATGATTCATTCTTAAATATACCTGTTGCAGTTCCTGTGTTAGTATTGAAATCCCAAATCCAATATGAATTTGCATTATTTTGTGATGATGATACATAATATGTGTCAGTAAATCCACCACTTACTCCAAAATTAAAATAACTATCCAACGCACCGACTAATGGAACATTATTCAAATTTGTGTACATAGTGCTTAAATCATCTCTTGATGGTAAAAACCAATCAGAATAACCACCAACAGAATAATTTTCAGTTAATGTAACGGCAACACCAGATGGGTTACAATCATTAATTGAATAAAAATCAATCAAATTAGTTGAATTTGATTGACCCGAACCAAAATTGGTTGATGTTGAATAACCATCTAAAGTTATATCATAATTATCACAAGTAACTAAAGACGTTGGTGGTGTAGTTGATGGAGCGAATGGAGCCAATGACCCTAAATCATTTTCAGCGCAAATATAACCCGTTAAACCATCTTGGTTAAGGTAATATATGAATCCACCACCAAATTTTTCACCTATATAATGTAATGGGACAAAAATTGTTACTTGGTTACCATAGGCTGTACCAGCTGAATTTATAGCATATGCTCTAACATAATATGTTTGACCTAACACTAAACCTGTTAATTGACTATTAAATACACCAATACCTGTACCATTTGATGTGTTACTATCAGATGTTGTTGGACTTGGGTTTGTTGACCAACAAACACCTCTTTGTATTACTGGTGAACCCCCATCATTACTAACTTCACCACCACTATCAGCTGTGTTACCAACAGGTAGAGTTTGTAGGTTACTTACAACTGTTGTTATAACAATAGGTAACGATGGTTCTTCTATTACTATGATATCACCATCATCGTCATCACCAACTTCGTCTTGTTCTGTATCATCAGAACCTATAATTGATATAGTACCTATAAATTCTGAACCACTACTAAATTGTTCCATATATACTGTATCATAATTAGAAATTAACGGGTCTTCACTACCTAACACTGTTGTGATTACATCAACTGAAGTTGTCGCTGAATTCGGGTTTGGGTTTTTGTTTCTAATAAATGGGTTATTACCTATAAGAAGACTATATCTTTTATATTGAAATTTTTGACTATCGAATATGGTGTTTGAATAAACACGAGTTGACCCCCAAATAGTGGTTGCTGGTATTACCTGCTCAATTAAATCTGACCAATAAGTTCCAATCATGTCAGCAAAATTATTAATAGTGTCGTATGTGATTGAATTACTGGTGTCGGCACATAATCCAGATGAATTAATGTATCTGTCATACAATAATCTTAGTGTTGGATATGATTGAAGAGTCTTTCTGTTTCTAACATCAATTAATTCAGTTTGTAATACACTAATAAATTCATTAATATCTGTTATACCAGATAATAGTGTTGTTGTTAATTTATCTATTTCTATATCATCATCACCACATCTTGTTATATCACAACACCCTAATGGAATTGATGGGATTCGCTCTATCTTGGTACAAGTAATTTCACCATCACATGAATTAACAGAAAACCCAGATGGACATGATATTGAATTAAATTCGGTACCTGACTTATCAGCCGTTGTGAATAATATATATTCATTTAATTGTGATTGTGTCGTTAATCCACTTAGTATGTCTGGTGTTGTATCATATATCTCAGCTGCAAAAGAGAATGCTGGTAGTGTATTAAAGTTAGCTCCCTCAAGTTCAATTATATTTAAACCAGATACTAAGGTAATTGGGAATACATGCCAATTATAAAAATTAGCCCTCCATGCATCTAAATTAACTATTAAATTACCATTTAATTTAAGTCTAACATAATCATCACCAGCTATACCTAAAGAATATACTTTGGTTTCTGGTACATCAATACAAAATGAAAAACCAATAAATTCATTTGCGTCAGCTGCTGGGTTTCCAGATAACCCAGCAAAATTTAACCTACCTTTGCTTGGTGATGTTGCTGGGTAGTCACCCCATAGGTTACTAATAACATTTTCTAATATTAGCACAGGTGAGCCACTACCATTATCTTCTCTAATTGGTCCAAAATTTCCAGCATCACCTAATGGTAATATTAAATTATCGATATTTTCATAAAAATTTGTTCCACCGCTACAGTAAATAATACTAGGGGCTGCTGTTGCTGCTGTGTATGTTTGACTAAAAGCTGTACCTCCAGTCGTTATTGTTTTTACACAATAATAACTATCTGATGTTAAAGTATAACCTTCGTTACAACCATAAATTTCTCCATCACAAGTTTTTCCAGTCAATAAACATGGGTTATTGTTAATATAACACATAACATCAGTTTCAATAGCTTTAGCTCCATTTACGTTTAAATCGATTTCTTTAGTGTTTATAATTAGTCTAGAATCGTTTAAATTGTAATCAGTTTCTCTAATAAATTTATTTGTTGATAAATTCATTATTGAAAAATTTCTATTTGTTGTATTGGAATTTGTGACCCAAGATTTTTTATTATCCACTACTTTAATTATATCAAAACCAAACGGTTTTTCTAATTTAATGTTTGTTGATTCTAATACGTTACAAGTTTTATTTAGCTTTATATCATCCAATAAAACACAGATATTAGAGCAAGAATTATTTACTTTAATTGTTAATTTTATTTTTTTACCGTTTATTTCAGATAAAATACTTTCATCTGAAATTCTAAACGAATAATTTAACCAATTTGAATTAAATACTTTATTATTTAAACTTGTTTTAAATAAATCAAATCCATTAGTTAAACCAGATAATCCAGATTGTAAAAATAAAGTATCAACAAGGTTATTTATTGGTATATTACAATTTAATGGGTTTTTACCAAAAATATCAACTGATGTGCATCCAGTATTTTGTTGACTATCTGAACCACAAATATGAAATCCGCTATAATCTTGAGTTTTTGTCAAATAATTATATAATAAACCATTACCTATTGGGGTAAATAGAGTATCTTCATAAACTGTAATATACTTATCACCAATTGTTGTTGAACTTAGTACATCAATGGTTACATCAACATTTAATGTTTCTAAAATTTGAGATGGAGTGGTGCAATTTTCAAAATTGTTTGTTAAATTATCAATGAATGATTGACAATCTAATTTAAATAAATAATTAAAATTAATGTCTAAAAAACAATTATCATTATTAGTAAATTCAAATAAAGAACCATCGTTTTCATTTGAATTTATAATAACTTTAAATCCATTAGTTATATCACACACAGTATCAATTGGCTGGGCGTATCTACAAGTTTGGTTTTCTGAATCATAATAAAAATTAGGGTGTAAATATTCACAATAAAATTTTTGAATAAAATACGGTTTTAACCCACCACTACCATTTGGTGTAAAAATAGATATTGTACCATCTAAATTAAAGATTATTTGATTACCTGAATTTATTAGGTTATCAATAATTTGGTTACTAAATTGTTCGATTAGACTCATCCTTGATAAATATCAGTACATCCAATTATTTTTGATGGTCTTCTCAAATAAGTATTTATTATTATACTAGTTGATGTGTCAGATAGGTCGGTAAAACCAGCTTGTGTTATTTTACAACCATAACCAACCTGACCATCAAATGGGTCAACAATACCAGGTATTGGTATTGTTAAATTTGGGATACAATTTGAACCATCTGGTGTTACTACTTTAAATGAAGAGTCTTGTCTTGAAAATTTCAAATATAAGTCACCATTTATATTTATATCATCATCAGTTGGGTTTACTTTCCAGCTACAACCAACATAAGAGCCACATAATTGTGATGAATCGCAACAAATATAACCTGAATTTATAATTGTTTCACTCAAAACCGCAGTACCAAATGTATCATACATAAATGGTGTTCCATTATTTAATAAACAACATTCTTGAGATGTATATTTAGAAGTTCTTAACACTAAAGAACCATTTTCATAATATGGTGTACCATCTGAATTGTACTGATAATATTGGAATATTAATACCCCTTGTACTTCGTTACCGTTTTCATCAAATGGTGTTGTACCAGCCATATTAACACAAGGTGTTTCTTGGTTATTATTAGCATCCTTAGATATACAAATACTAAGTGATTTATTTATTGACGTGTTGTCACAACCACATTCATTTTTTGAATCATGAACTGGGTTATCAATTAACATTGGTTCAATGACTAGGCAACCATCCAAATCAAATCCATTTAATGTAGAGCTATTAACATATGTTTCTCCACTATAATTATTAATACTACCAAAATTATAATTATAAAATAATTCATCAACAACCTCAGTTATTGTTTCACTAGTTAATGTTAATCCAGAATAGTTTGGAATTATATTTGTAAATTGACTCAAATACTTACTACCTCTATCATATGGTCCAACGTGTGGGTTATTACCACTATTTTTATCGATAGTAGGTTGTAGCCCACCAGTTTCTCTATACCATAATCCATTACCTTGGAAGTAAAATTCATCTGAATCTATTGGTTTTGGGTATCCATTGATATCTACTGGGTATAATGATAAATCGGTACTAAGATTATTCAATGATAAAATGCTATTAAAATAATCCATATCGATTTTATTTTTAGCTAAATAGTGATATTCATTAAAATCAATTAAACCATTTGGTGTCCCAATCATCTTGAATAAAAATTCCACACTCTTTCTAGTACCTTTTGACTTCCAAATCCAAGGTGCATTTAAAACCAATCTTCTCCAAAATTCAATTTCTGATTCAGCTGGAGTTAAACCATAAGTTTGTCCAGAATATGTTGATTTACTTACGGAAGTATATGAATTTAATAAATTGGTGTAATCAACCATAGATGGGATTGCATCCCAACCCATATTTCTGGCTATATTTTTAACATTTAAATCTGGGGTATTATCTAACTTATCATATGAAATACTATTTGCTATGGATATTCCATATATTAGTTGATTCATATCATCAAATGACCTACCATATATTGCTAATAATTTACTTATCTTTTGACCATCATCATCGTTAATTGTGTTTAAAACTATAGGTAAAGTATCGAATTCACTTATTGAGTTAGAAACTAGGAATCTTCTAATTAAATTTGAGGATTCTAAATCCGATTTTTCAGATAAATTTAGTAGTTTATTTGCATAATCAGTATAATCTGTTGTTTGATAATCTAGATTATAACCATCAAAAACTGGCCATGTTATATTTTCTATTGTATACAATAAAACACCACTATTAGATACCATTGGTATTGAAAATGATGCTCTATATAATGGGATTGATTGTCTATTCAATAAATGTTTCTCAAATACAGATAAACTATTGAAAAACTTATTACATTGGATATCGTTTGGTTTAATATGAAAATAACTTGAGCCTGAAACACCAGAAAATGGATTTCCATTAACCTGTATTGTTAAATAATCATTATTTAGTGATGTTGCACCAGTAAAATTAGTTATAGGGTATTCAATATTATTGATTAAAACACTATAAGAAGCATAATTTACTGAAATATTTCTTAATGAATTTTCGTTTGTAAACGAATTTAATACTTCACCATCAATTAAAAAATTAATACCATACTGATTAGATATATTATTAGTTGGGACTGTAAATGAAGCTGTGTTTGTTGTTAAATCAAACGAATAATTATTGTATGTTGTACCAGTTATAACACCAATACCAGTTGTTGTGTTTATAATTGGTGTTACATATAAGGAAGCTGGCCAATTTAAAATTATTTTTTCTAAAGAAACTCTAACAAATTCTGTTAATGACCCAAATAATGCGTAATTTTGTAATTTAGTGTTATCTAAATTTAGTGAATATTTAAAATTGTTATCTAATATGGTTATTGTTTCACTTATTGTTGAATCTAATGTGGTTAATGATTCAAAATTAGAAAAACTTGTTGTTGCGTAATTTTTATCTTTTTTTTTAGATAAATTTGTTGTAACAACAAATGAACCTACAGAAAATTGTGGTGTGTTTTCACTATTAGTGAATTGTAAACCAACCACATCAGTTGAAAATGGACGATATTCTATATTATCGTTAAAAAATACTCTTTTGGCGTAACCTGGTACCCTTATTCTATTAGACATTTATTATTGCATTAAAGTTTTTAGTAAAATCAATATTAGCTCTTTCTTCCCTTACTTCAAATAATGGTTTTCCATTAAAAGAATCTTTTATCTCAAATAAATTATATTGCTTGTAAATCTGATTATTGTTATTATAAATGGTGTAAATACCATCATCAATTGATTTACTTTGATTACCAAATAAACCATATGATAAAGTTTCAATATCTTGGTCTACCATTTCCAATTCGATAACTAATGGGTTAAAAAATGTATTTGTTAAAATAACATTTTGGTTTGGTTGACCAATAAATGGAAAATCATTTGGTTTAACATTTGGTGCAGAACTTGGTGATACAGTACAGAAAACCAAAGATGAGTTATCATTAAATCTATACCTTATAGCTTTTTGGTTGCTATTTGTTAAATTTTGATTTACAGCCTCACTTCTATTATTTGACGTTATTATCCTAAATAGATTAGGAATCTTAGTATCGGATGAATTATTTTCATTCAAATACTCAATTCTATAACCAATTAACCCATTATTTTCAAATTTATCAACCAAATCTGTTGGTACATTTGCTAAATCAAATAATATTCCCTTTATATTTGGATATGCTGATAAAACACCAACATCTGTAATTTTTAATCTTATTTCTAATGGTTTTATAATTATAGTGTAAATTCCCTTTGCTGAAAATTCACTAACTGGTAGTCTTAAAGTGTATAAACCACCAAAAGCTTCAAACGTAACTCCAGTACCCCTATTTGGGTTATTTACCTTAGTTAACACATTATTTGAATCTAACTTAATCAAATTTGTGTTACCAATAACACTTCTAGATTGTGAATAATGATAAAAAATTTCCACATCTGATGGTGATACATCAGCACCTCTAACATTTCCTACTGTTCCTGTTGCCATAATTTAAAATTTAAAAATATTGTAATATTCTCCATTATATCTAACCAAATCGTTCAAACTATTTATTTCAGATAATCTAATGTGTGGTTCAAATACGTTTATTTTTCCTCTATCAATAAATACATCGGAATTAACTTCTGGTTGTGCTGTGATACCAAATAAATATTCTTCTTTAGTTAATGCTGATAATTCACTATTTGTTTGATTAAACCCTTGTCCGCTATAAATTATATTTGTTATTGTATTATTCAAAAAATTTGTACTACCTGAAATATCTGAATACAATATACCATATGTTTGACCAGTAGTACCGATTAATGGGTCGAAATTATTAGCATCTATGGTATAAATGATGTTTGGTGTTGTTGATATTACTTTATTTACCCCATCAATCAAATTACCATCAAAAGTTTGATATTGTTCTGAAGTTATATTTACATTTGGTTGATACTTACTATTTTCATCATATGAAGTAACAAGTTCAATCTTTGAATCTGTAATATAGTTAATAACAGAATTATTTTTTGAATAAAAATCACTATTATTGGCATTTATTGACCTTGTTACGAAATCAAAATTTGAAAATAATGATTGTAATTTAGCCTTTTCATAAACTTCATCAGTAAATAACCCCATATCATCAAATGATTGATTTATAAAGATATTAAATGAAAAAGTAGTAGCTGTTATACTTCCATAATTATCACTAAAATCACGCCTATCGATATAGTTTTCTAATAATATTTTTCGTTTTATAAAGTCCATTACAGTGTTTGTGCTTGAAATAATAATAAATTCAAATCATTACCTGAATAATTAACGTTATTTGAATAGTTATCATCTATCTTATAAGTATATTTAAATGATGTTTTTATTAAATCATATTTTGTATATAATTTATCGTTTAATTCAGATATTATTTGTGGTGTTGATACAGTTGATAAAATTATCGATTTACCTGTCTTTAAATTATTGAAGACAGCTTTCATGTATAATGAATTAACCACATCTGTTATGTCATCTTTAAAATAATATAAAAAATAACCATCATGTTCACCTCTTGGTCTAGTTGATGGGTTTGATAAGGTGAATTTTACTTGAATTTGATTTGCTGGTTTAACAAAACCAACTGATGGTAAAGTTACATATAAATCATTTAAAGTTAATTTAGGGTATAATACAATATTAAATAATTCATTCTGATTTAATGCATTATCTGAATCATAAAAAGTTAATGTTAAATTAGAGTTGGTAAAAACATTTTTTTTCATGGATAAATCAGAATCTGAAAATCCAATGTCACCATAAGTAACTTGAGTCATAACATTATTTATTAATAAAAATATATTATAAGTAATGTTATCGATAAACGTTAAATCTAAATTAACTGGATGTATTCTTACTTTTTCGTAATCAACAATTTCATTTATGTGGTTATTAACTTCTTTTGGCACAAAAACACTATCAATCAAATCATCTTGGTCTATTATACCAAAATTATTTTTAATATTCAATTGAATATTAATAGTATCCCCAGAAAACTGGTTTTGATTTATTGTTAGTTTATTAGCAAACATCGTCTGAATTATTTACCACAAAATTATTATTACCAATATTAACACCAATTGGGTCTGGGATTGTTGGGCCACTAAAATATAATCCCCATAAATTAAATGGGTCTTGTCTTTTTAGTATAACATTAAAATTATTATAAATGTAATGACACCCATTTATAAAAGGAAAATCCAATTTTTCTGATAATACGTTTTTATCACCTACATTTAGTAAATCTCTCCAAACATATTTACCATTACCTAAATCTGTATAATAACTTGGTATATTAACTGTTAGTTCATCACCTTCTTCTATATAATCAGAAAATTCTCGTATTTTAATTAAATGATGAGCCTTATAATAATAACCTTCATTTCTTGGACCTAATGCGAATAATACACCAGTACTTTTTTCCCTTATATTTGTATTAAATCTATGATGTACCTCGGATAATGTTATTTCCTTTAAAGTTTTCACATTATATTCAACTATATCACCATAAAATTTTGTGTCGTTTATAGTTATATTGTTTTCTAATGCATCATAACTTATAAAAGGTAAATTATTTATATTACCATGTATTTTATTTATAATTGGTATCTGTCTTAAAGATGAATTTATTTGACCATCGTTTAGAGTTTGTATATAATTTGTTTCAATTCCAGATGATAAGTTAGTGAATTTGCTTTTGCTATCTGTTTTAATTAATGTTAAATATAATTCACTAATAGGTCTACCTAAATTATCAATTAAATTTGTTGTATCAATATCATCATTAACAACAAATTGAAAAACATCATCATCATAAATTGTTTTTGTAAAAGCAGCTTTATAAATATCAAAAGAATCCTCACTTAAAATAACTGAATTTACTGTTGATACTTTTTCAAATATTCTAAAATAGTATTTTGATTCAAAACCATCAATTATTTTAACAAATCTAGTGTTTGAATTTATTGAAATACCAAATAGTGGTATATCGATTGAAAAATAATTATCTTTTAATGACCCATCTTCTAATCCAACACTTTTAACCTCATGTATTGAATTATAATTTGTTGACGTTTGATTAGTTGCATTTTTTAATAAAATTAAATCACCAACTTTTAAATTGTGTTTTATTGGACAACATAATGAAATCATATTCTTATTTGCCACTATAATTGGTGTCCTATTTATAATTAATAATCCACCATTTATCAAATAGTGCGTATCGTCCATACTAGATGGGTAAGTTATCATTAAATCCCAATTTTTTACATTAGAATTATTTGTATCTATAGTAAATGAAAAACTATTTCTATTTGGTTCCATATCAACAAATCTACATGGTTGATTTGCTGCTCTTGTTGGGTCAAAATATCCAAACCAACCATTTATCTCTTTTAAATTATCTGAAACTGAATTCTCAAAAGAATCCGCATTAAAATCTGCATTATCAAAATAATTTAATGTCCCATTTTTTGATTCGTCACTCATATTAAATAATGGATTTGAAATCAATGGGGAAATATTACCAATTAATCTATATTTGTTTGAAGAATTTCTTTCAGAATTAAATTGTTCATTTAAATTAACTGAATGATTAATATCATTCTTTTGCAATGTTAGTAATTCTTGATTTAACTCAACCTTTATAAAAGTGTCTTGATTTAAAGAACTTTTAGATTCCTTACTACCTAATATTTGTTTTATTCTATTTATTGACACTTTGTAAAAAATTTTGAATTCATTTTATCTAACGCTGTTTTACCAGGTTCTGTACCAAAATAAAAATAATATGAATTACCCTTAGGTTGTTTATAAGAATTACCAACATAGTTTCTAAATTGGTCATATGCTAAACCATTTGCATCACCAAAATTTACTGAGTCTAAATAATTAATTGATGTTCCTAAAACTGGATTTGTTGATGGGAATGGGGTGTTAATACTACTAGGTCCATTTACATTCAAAACATAAAAAATATCTCTAGCTAATCTGTTAAAGCTATTTGTTGGGTCTGTTGGGTCCATTATTTCATTAACACCAATTGTGCAATCTAAAGTGTCCACACTTGTTGGGATATCAACACCTAACTCACATTGTCTTCTTATATTTCTACAATTACCTATAGAAAAACTTAACCCAGCACAACTTATTGAAAAGAATACTGCGTTGTCTGGATTATTTTCTCCGATAGCAATCATACCACAATTTATATCGGTATTACTACCGTTTTCATCGTATTCAGTTATAAGTGGTGGAATCTTATATGTTGTTGGTGTTAGGAATGGTTGTAATTTTGGGACTCCCTGCCAATCACAATCAAATATAGCCCCTAAATTTATTATGTCGGTTGCATATAATCTCCAACCACCACTATGTGTTACTGGGGCATAATATAATTCATCATCTATTTTTCTTATTAAACCATCTGTGATATCAACTGAAACTGTATTTTCTAAGGTTCCATTATCTGTGAAACAAGTATCAACTAATTTATTATTTCTACAATTATTATCTGGTATACCATCACTATCACCATCAGCTCCTAATATGGTCTCACACTCATAATCACAAAACTTTTCTTTTCCATTCTTTTTATCTTTATATTTCAATAAAAAAGAATATAATGAACCATTAACCCAATCATTATAAAAATCTAATGTATATAAGTTCATTTTATCCGCTAATGATGCTGAAATACAATCACTAAAACCAGCACCAAATTGACCTTCTGCTCCATGACCAGCATGTTGGGCATCACCCTCAACATTTTCACAATTATCATCTGTATCAAATAATGAATGCCAATGTTGTATAACTATACCATTGTCTGCCGCTGCTGTAAATCCAAGTTCCTCAGAACCACATCCTGGGGCATAAACTTGTGGGTCATCAGATGGGCAAGTTAAAGTCATGCATGGTATGTAAGATATAATTTGAGTGTTATCACATGCTGGGTCTAATAATGGGTCGTATGTTCCTGTACAGAAACCACGTTTACAATCATCCCCACCAGCTGTTAATCCACAAACGACTACACCTAGTGAATATATTAAATCAAGTATTGTTTTTAATATACCATTTAAAAGTTCAATAACACCATTCAATAATCTAATAAGTGTACCATTTATAACTACAGCTAATGCAACCATTATTTGAGTTGTTAAACAAACAATACTAAATAATGGGTTTAAATTTGTGTCCACTCTATTATATGGGAATGGTGTTTTATTTCCTGGACAATTATCAACATCCTTTATTCCTATAAATGTTCTAACGTTACCACCACCAAATGTTTGAAATCTACTTATGAAATTTTTAACACTATATATTTTATTCCAATATAAATCAGTAAAATTTGAATCTGATGTTGTTTCATCAAAACTAAAATCAACTTGTGAATTTATTGGGTTATTTGGAACTAAGTATTTAGCCCTAGTTCTTAATCTACCTTCACCACCAGTTTGGTCCATACCGATTCTAAATCTAACTCTAGCTCTAGTTGGGATACCTATATTTGGGTCATTTGATGGTATTAATTGACCAAATTCATCTGTAACGTAATAATCTAAATTCATTGGTATTTGGTATGACCAAGTACCATCTGAATCAATAACTCTGCCACCATTTACGTTGAATTCTTCTACTGTACCATCTGGGGTTTTCCTAATCATTTCAATACTACCCTCTGATGTTTCAGTTTCACATAGGTTACCTAAGTCCTTTCTAGGTGTGCAACGCTTGTTGACGCTATTCTTATCGGTGTCACCAAATATACTACCCATGAATATTGCTGATGGTTGAATCCTTAAATTAAAATCAACATCAACTCTTGTAATTCCTATTTCACAATTTTCTAAATCACCCCAAAATGGTTGTACATTAACACCAATATTTGTTGTCTTCACTTGTGGTAAACTATCTAAATTTTTGTCAGCTCTAAATTTAGTCCCACTTTCAAAATATTTTTCAGATACACCATTACTAATTAAATCATATGGGCGTTGAGATACAATACCTATATCTGATATATCAGCATCAATATGTAAGGTATAAACACCAACTGGTAATCCAAATAGCATAAAATCACCAGCATTATTTGTTACTGATGTAAATTTATAATATTTAGTGTAAATTTTTGTTAATATTTCATTATCTATAATTTGTCTTTTACTTGGAAATGTACCTATTGGTGTATAGCAATCGTTTTCACCAGATAGTGAATTAGGTAATAAATTATATCTTATACCATTATCATCTCTATCATAAACTATTTCATATGGGTAAAGTGTTGATATCTCAATATTTTCTTTATCAACCTCATCTATTGGGATAAAAGCGGAAACTCTTGCATTTGGTATTCCAAATCCATTATTGGCAAAAACTCTACCAACAACAACACCATAATCAGAACAATATTTTCTGTATAAGTCATCTTGTGATATCTTAAGCGAAAGTATCTCTATAAAGTCAAAATTTTGTTCTAATTTAGTCTTTATATAACTATCATCTCCAATATTGGTTCTTATTCTTAATGAGTTAGACATTTATTGGTTCTGAAACTGTTTCAGTGTGTGGTTTTATTTTGTTATTTATTGCTGTAATTATGCCAACCAAATCAAGTGATTTACTTAAGACTATATGCTTAAATAACGCATAAATCAAAAATAAATTAATGATTGGTAACATGACTAAGGAAAATATAAAGAGTATTACCTTAAGTGTTTTGTTATTATTTGTTTCAACTAATGTTGATTTATCTGATGTCTTACAATTGCAACCCATAAAAATTTTATTAAAATATAACCTTTTTTAATTTAAAATAAAGATTATTTAGTTCTTATTTTGATATCAGTATTGACATCAAATACCTCATACATGGTTGTTGGTTCACCATATATTGTATATTCACCCATTAAATCTATTTCTCTCGTTGCATCATCAACATATGGTTGTTGTGTTTCGTTAAGTGAGTACTTACCACCACCAACTTTATTATAGACTCTTGTATCCATAACATTTAAGACACCAGACACATTGTTTACCTTTTCAATTAAGTTTGATAAGTAAATGTTATCACCCATTTGAAAATTATTGATGTTCATGAAATTATTAACGGTTAAAATTACCTCGCTAATTATCTGACTTTTAGGGTATTGTTTATCCAATAATAAATCAAATTCAAAACCTAAATTAACAATCTTACCATTAGATATTTCTATAGTGTCATTTAACATTCTATAATTACTCAAATAATTAGATATGTTTGTATTTAATGTGTTAGTTGAAGTGTTATTAAGTTTACCATTGCTATCTATACCTAAAGTGTAAATTTTAATTTTATTTTGTTCTTCAAAGACACCATATCTAAATGGTGAACCATATTTTCCTGGCATTAACCCAATTCTTGATTGATAATCTTTTATCGCAACACATCTATTTTGACTAGAAAAATTATATTTAACTAAGTTTCTTATTTCTTCTATAGATGGTTCATCTCTACCACCTAACGCTGGTATTGGGTTGTTTACTGAAAGAGATGTTCTTACTGAATTATTTATTGCTGGGTCTGCTCCATTGACAAATATAGTCATGTTACCTTTACCTGTTATGATGTTAGTTCCTAAATTAGAGACTAATCCACCACCAACTCTATATTTGATAAACATGGTTGTATTGGCTGTTGGGGTAGTTCCTAAGGCCATATTATTGATAAAATTACCTATCTTATTTGTAAGTAGTGTACTAACACCAAAATCACAAATTGAACCTATGTCTTGACTTCCACCACCAAACGTTAACTTGGTAAAACCTAAATCAGTGTATTCACTAATAAATCTACGGTTTGTTGACACATATTTACCAGGTATTATTGATATGTTATCAGAAATTGTTGTGTTATCTTCAATAAAAATTTTATCTTCACTCAATGAATCAACCTCATACCATCTATTTGTTGGTGATAAAAATTGATTTAGAGTTGGTTCTTTTGTGTAGTTTGTTCCATCTAGAGTTATAATTGACTCTATAGATAAAACGTTGTCATCTGGTAAAACAACTGATAAGAATGGCTTAACATCAGCTACTGACATTACTTTCTTAAATACCTTAGTGAATCCATTGATAACCACCTCTCTTTTTGTTAAGGTATAATTAACGATGTTACCATTAGAATTCGTATTTGGTATAACTAACCTATTTGGTACCCCACCCAGTGCAAATGGTGATGTAAAATCCACATCATCAATTAATTCAAAAACCTTACCAGAACCTGTAACTTGTGACCCAGCTCTAATCAGTGGCGCATATGATGAATCAAATGAATCACCCATTACTGGTACTGTAACTGAAAAATCAACAATGGTTACTGATGGACGTTTTCCTGGAATCTTTAACCCATAAGTTCTAGCTATGGATAACAATGAACGTCTTTCTTGAGCGAAATCAAGTTGAGTTTCTTGAAACATCCTATCTGTATTGTATGATAGGTTATCACCAATAGCTGCATTTAACTCCAATAACATCATACCAACAGAACTATCGTTAAAATCGGTGAAAATATTACTATAGTATTGTTTTATATAGTTAACTAAGTCAGTTCTATAGTCATTAAAATTTCTACTTGAATAATTTACTGGATTTGCCATACTTTTTTAATATAAATATCTACAATTAAAAAACTATGTAAAGAAAAATTAAACCTTTATGGTAACTATATCTGTTTTTTCAAATACACCATCAGTTATAGTATATGAAATAGTTATTGTTGCTAAGTACTCATTTGTATCGGATGGTTCTACCGTTATTTCATTTACTGTAAGGGTTGGGAAGTATAATTTAACTGTTTCTTTTATCTCCCTATTAACATCAGCTAATGTTATACTATCATTTGGTTCAAATATATACTTTAGCAGGTTAGTCCCAAATTTTGGTTTAAAATAACGCTCACCCTTTTGAGTTAATATCAAATGAATTAAATCTGACTTAACTGCCGAATCATCATCTTCGTTTAAATCAACAAAAAACCCCTTAGAACTATTTCTAAAGGGATAATGTATGTTTATATATTTACCATTAGCCATATATCATAAATATAACTAATTTTAGATTATTTTACATATTTATGACGAACATCCAAAACAATCAAATTGACTATCCTTGGGTTTAGGTGGTAAATCATCATTTATTTTACTAATATCAGTACCTAAATGCTTCGCACCAGTTGATATTGCCTTGGTCCTAAAGTAGTAAGATAAAGTCTTTAACCCATTCTCCCATGCATATATTTGAGATGAAGTCATCTTAGATATGGTTGGTTCAGCCATGTGAATATTCATTGATTGAGATTGGTCAATAAAAGGTGCCCTATCTATAGCCATATCGATTATTGATTTTTGAGGTATTTCATAGATTGTTCTATATTTTTTTAATAGAAACTCAACTCTAGATACCTTTTTATCATAATTTTTATCATCAGTGTTCAAATATTTATTGAAATTTATTTTCTGAATTGACCCATCGTGAATCAATAATTCGTCTTTGATTCTATCAGACCAAATACCTAACTTTTCTAAGTCTTCCATAAGGTATTTGTTTGGAATAATAAACTCACCACCCAAAACTCTTCTAGTAAATAAATTTGAGTGAATTGGTTCTGTCATTTCATATGAATTAGTGGCCTTTGCGCTAGATGCGGTGGGCATAATTGCTGAAATTAAACTATTGGTTACACCGTATTGTTTTATATCTTTCCTTAGTGTTTCCCAATCATACCCCATACTTAAATCATTATCACTTAATCCAGCTAAGTTGAATTGAAATTCACCATTTTGAATAGGACTACCTTCGAAATAATCATATACCTTGAATGTGTTATTCTTAGCTAACTCCATGCTCTCTAACCAACCGTAGTAGTATATTGTTTCAAATATTTTTTTATTCAATAGTTTTGCTTCTGGTGAATCAAATACTAAATCTAACATTAAAAACACATCGGCTAACCCCTGAACCCCAATACCAATTGCTCTTTGTTCTCTACCACCCTTCTCACCTCTTTTTGTTGAATAATGGTTGATATCGATTACTTTGTTTAATGACTTAACTATTTTTCTAGTTGAATCACCTAATTTATTGAAATCAAACTCACCATTTTTTATAAAGTTCTTTAATATTAATGAAGATAAACTACATATCGCAGTGGTTGTTTCATCAGTGTACTGCAAAATTTCTGAACAAAGATTTGAAGATTTTATAACCCCAATATTATTGTGATTTGATTTTCTATTAACATTATCTTTTGATAACATGTAAGGTGTACCAGTTTCAACCATTGATTCGTACACTTTCTTCCAAATATCTAAAGCTTTAACTTTTATTCCTAACCCTAATTCAACAGCCTTATTATAATTTTTTTCAAATTCTTCACCATAACATTCTTGTAATGGTTTTATTTTATTTTTAACTATATCATTTGGACAAAATAAATAATAATCACCATCTTCTTTAACTGCTTTGAAGAAATTATCTGGGCACCATAGTGCAGTGAATACATCTCTAGCTCGTAATTCTTCTTTTCCGTTGTTTTTTCTAATATCTAACAAATCTATAATATCCTTATGCCAAGGTTCGATATATATTGCAGCAGCACCAGGTCTTTTACCTTGTTGATTAAAGAATCTAAGTGATTCATTAACAATCTTAACGTATTTTAATAATCCACCAGCGTTTCCACCAGACTTTGCTATTTTAGATTCTTTGCTTCTAATGTTACTTAATGATAAACCAATACCAGCCGCATCTGATGAATATACTGAAATATCTTTTAATGTATTTAAAAGACCATTTCTTGAATCACCATTATTATAAACAAGAACACATGATGCTAATTGTGGGTTATGTGTTCCACTATTGATTGTTATTGGTGTTGCTGATGAAATTAGTTTATTGGATAACTCATGATAATAATCAATTGCGTCCTCAAATGAATTGGTTACCCACAAAGCAACTCTCATATACATATATTGTGGTGTTTCCACCAATACACCATCCGAATTCTTTAGAAGGTATGTTTCTTGTAATGATTTCCAACCAAAATAATCAAAGTTAAAATCTCTATCATGTACTATAGCAGACTCTACTTTGTCAACACCATATTCTTCAATAATTTCAATTAATTTTGAATTTACAACCTTGCTTTCAGATAACTTTATCATGGTTCCATAAAAACCATCTTTTATTGATTTCTTGTAAGATGATATAGCTATATTGGCTGCTAATAAACTATAATCATAATGGCTAGCTGTATATGAAAATGCTAATCCAGCTGCTGCCTCGTCAATTTGACTTGTTTTAACAATCCCTTCTGTTGGCATTGCAGTCATTACATTGATAGCTATTGTGTCTACATTTACTTTTAAGCCTTTTGCTGCTTTACGAATTCTATCATGTATTTTTTTTGGGTTAAATGCAACATAACCACCATCTCTTTTTTCTATTTTAAGCATATTATTAAAAATCTTCGCTAAATGTTATTTTTTCATCTGTCTTGGCTTTTTGATACTCCAAACCTCTTCTTTCAAAAAAATTAGTCTTACTCTCCATTGCTATTTGTTCCATAAACTTAAATGGTTGTTCACTATTAAAATGTTTCTGACAATTCAACTTATATAATAGTTGGTCGACAACATATTCTAAATATTGGTTCATTAAATTAGAATTCATACCAATTAATGAAACAGATAACGCATCTGTTACAAATTGTTTTTCAATCTCTAACGCAGATAATAATATTTCTTTTATTTTTGCCTCTGAAGGTTTATTTTCAATATGATTATTTAATAAATGAATTGCAAAATCACAATGTAAATTCTCATCTTTGAATATCAGAGCATTTGCTGATGATAATCCTGGTAATATACCTCTAGATTTTAACCAAAAAATTGATGTGAATGACCCTGAAAAAAATATACCTTCTACAGCAACAAATGCAATTAATCTTTCAATAAATGATTCAGATGAAATCCATTTTAAAGCCCATTCAGCTTTCTTTTTAACTGCTGGTAGTGTTTCAATACCATTAAATAATTTATTTTTTTCTTCAGTATCCTTAACATAGGTATCTATCAATAAAGAATAAGTTTCTGAATGAATATTTTCCATCATTATCTGAAAACCATAGAAAAACTTAGCTTCGGTATATTGAACTTCATTAATGAAATTCAAAGCAATGTTTTCGTTAACTATACCATCACTTGCAGCAAAAAAAGCTAATACATTTTTTATAAAGTATTTTTCATTATCAGTTAAATTATCCCATTGACTTATATCTTCTGTTAAATCAATTTCTTTTGCGGTCCAAAAAGCATTTTCATGTTGTTGGTAAAACCCCCATATATCATTATGTTCTATAGGGTATAAAACAAACCTGTTAGGGTTATTGGTAAGTATCTTCTCCATCTTCTTTTTGTGTTGGTTTTAAATTATCTAAAAAATTCTTCATTTTGGATTGTTGCAAAATTTGGGTTACTCTATTAATAGCATTTTTATCTTTTGATTCACCCATTTCTTTGTTTGTCTTTGGCTTAACGTTACTAGTTATTTCGATTTGAATTCTTGAATTATCAAATTTGATATTCTCAAATATAGTACCTGACTTACCAAACCTAGATTTAATAATAGCTATATTAGCTAACGCTTCATCCATTTGGTCAAGTGTCTTGGCAATTGATACAATAAAGTGTCCTATTTGAGCTTTCTTAATAGACCCACCCATTTTCTTACCATCAACAACTTCAGCACCAACACCTTCTCTGTTTGATTGTACAGCAGTCCAAGCCACAAAGTTAAATTCTGATGCCATTGCCTCATATTGACGCATAATCTTACCCTCAGCAACATTATTATCTGATTCGTTTGATGATGATTGAACCACATCAATGTAGTCTAATATAACTATGTCTGGTTTAAACCCATCCGAAATACATTTCTTGATGTATTGCTTTATGATTGGCATTGTAGTTGAATCGCTTGGGAATTTCTTTAACTTAAGAATTCCAGGTGCCGAATCTTTAAATTCAGCCAAAGCTGTTAATTCTTCTTTATGGTCTTTGAATGAATTTAATTCATGACCAGACCAACAAGCTAAGTGTTTTCTCCAAATAGCCTTTGGCATGTCTTCAAAGAATATTTGAAGTACATTATATCCCAAGTCTTTTGCTGTGTTAGCAACCTTGGTTAAGAACGTTGTTTTTCCCACCCCAAATGGAGCCAAAACAATACCTAATTCACCTCTACCAAGTCCACCATCCATAATTATATCCAAACCTAATATTCCAGTTGGAATTGGTGTCCTATAATCATCTGCTAATATATCGTCAATATCGCTAAGACTTACATCTTCATTTTGATGTAAACCATAATCTAAGGCTTTCTTAAGAATCTCTTCACATTTTGAAAAATCAGTTAATTCACCACTTTCAATTATCTTCTCTATTTCTAAAGTTGCTTTTCTTAACTCTTGTCTTTTACAAAAGAGCATAGATGTTTCTTGGATGTATGGAGCATCAATAACTCCAATATCTTCAACCTTTTTTAAGGTGCCAATTAATAAATCTCTTTCAATATCATCATTTGCTAATGATAAAATCCTACTTCCTAAACCAGATAAATCTGGAGTTGTTCCATACTGGTCATATGCGTCTTTTATTACCGCAACAATTATTCTTAGATTTTGGTCTTCAAAAAAATTAGGATTAACAATATCTAAAATATCATCAGCAAATTTCTTATCAATTATTAGTTGTAACACAAATTTTAATTGAAACTCAAACCCTAAGAATGCTAAATTATTTTTATCAATTTTACTCATTCTTTATGTTTAAATAAATACAATTAAAGTGTTACTTGAGCGTAATTTTTTTTATATTCTTTTTGACTAAAAAAACTCCTAATTTCTGACATAATATCTGGAACTAAATCTTTTATATTCACTTGATATCTAACCTTTGGTGGGAACCAAGAACCTGAGAACTGACCTTTTGTCACAATTTTTTTATCAACAATAATTTCAAATTGATAATTATCTTCTTTATCAACACCTCTATAAATTTCTGAATTTGTTTCTGAGTATGGGTCATAATTTGACCATAAATATTCTAATGATTTATTCTTTAAATATTCTGGTATAATACCTAAATGACCATCTTCTGATTCTGTGTTAATAATGTTAAACATTAATTCCCTTAATTCCAATGATTTTAATACATTTGGGTTATAATCTCTAACGTTAAATAGTCTCTTACAAATGACTTTATCATTAATGTAAAATCCGAATTCGAACCTTTGTTCTTCTGTTTTTTGTGTTTCTCTGTTATTCATAATCTGTTGTTTCTTTTAATTCTCTGTCAATATATTTTTTAAAAGGTAATAAATATTCTGGATACCTATTTTGACCTATCATTCTTTCTAAACCATCTACTTTAAACCTTTGTAATACATTTTTTAATCCTCTATCTGTTTCAGATAATTCACCATCAATTAATTCATGTAATGCTTCTTTTGCTGACTCAGTTATCATAGGGTTCAACAAATTTACTAATAAATTATTTATTTCATACAACTTATTACCTTGTACCCCGTCATTTATTCCGTTTATTATATTTGTAAGTGCTTTTAATGGTTTTTTTTTATTAGCTAATCTAATGGTCTCCTGTTCTTTAGCTAAAATAATGATATCGTCTAGTGAAAGAACCTCCGTTTTTAAAGTTGGAAATAAATTCAAAAGGGTTTGCAACTTAACACCCTTAACACCAACTATAGTGTCTGAAGTGTCGCCAATTATTGTTTTTATTAGTGCGGCATTTTTATAATGATAACCAAAATTATCAAAATAATTTTCAGTATCGATATACTTTTTTAAATCACAAAAATAAATTCTTACATTAGGTGAAATGAGCTGACACATATCCCTATCGTTTGTACATATAGTTATGTTTTCCTCATCTTGCTTTAAGCCACAATAATATGCGATAAAATCGTCAGATTCAACTACATTATCTTGTAATTGTCTAATGAATAAATCTTCTAAATAATTTCTTATTATAGCTTGTTGTTCTACTTCTGATTGTTCCTTTGGTTGACTACCGTTAATATAGTCCTTACCCCTACCACTCTTGTATGGTTCATAAATTAAATACCTTAATTTACCAGAAAATTCACCATCCCAAAACGCAAATACCTTATGGTATAAGGTTTCGTTCATTAGTTTTCTTAATACAGTTAGGAATTGATATACACCACCTATTGGTTTACCAAAATGATTATACTCATCTTTTGCACCATAAAATCCAAATTTAAAAAGTGCATTACTATCTAGTAATAATGTGTTTTTCTTTTCTACTATTTTTTCACCGTATCTTGGTGGACGTTTGTTCAAAACATTTTAATTAAATGGTTAATAACTCAATCTTCTTGTCTACCATCTGGTTCTTTAGTGATATTAAAATCATCAATCGAAGCATCCAAATGAGATAAAATATGTGATTTATATTTTGTCTTGTATTCTTCTAATTTATCTGGATTCCAATAACCGTGTGGTGTGGATGCAATAACACCTTTCTTTTCAATACCATTAACGTGATTTTTTTCGCATCTTACTTTTGTTTCAGTACCATATTGATATTCAAAACCTTTAGAGGTAGCTTTTAATTTTGATGTACTATGGCTTAAAATACCACCATAATGAATAATTAAACGTGGCGCACTAAAAAATGTCTCCCCGCCTTTATGTTTAACCACCTTATTTTCATTATCCAACCAAATTTGTTGAACAATAGCCAATGTATTTGTATATGGCATATCAATGCGTTTAGTATTTGGTATTCTACCGTAAACTATTGATTTAAAACAGTTACTAATTGCACCAGCAGTCCATTGATTATTACTAGCTGACTTAACAGCACCTTTAAAACAATTAACAGAACCAACTGAATCCCAGAAAAACGCTATACTCATTGGTATTTCACCATCATCTTGTTTGTCTAATATATAATTCATAAATCTAGCTATATCTTCTACAACTACCTCATGTCTCAATCTTTTGGTTAATGTTTTTGAAGACTCGTAATCGTAATTTTCATATTTTTGTAATAAATCATTACTATCCATAAATATGAAATTTCCTATTTGTTTTACTTCACCAGTTTCTTCATCAACAAATTGTTCAAATTCTACACCACAATTTTTTGCGTGTTCCCAATTCCAATTACCTTCTGTTTCAAATATTACAGGTAAATCACCTATTTTTTGCGCTCCAGCAACACCTTCATATATAGCAGTTGACTTACCAGTATTAGAAAACCCTCTAAAACTCGTAAAATAACCTCTTGGAATACCTGGAATTCCTAACGCATCAAAAAAAGCCTCAGATAATGGTATCCAACTTAATTCTTTATTTCTAACATCTCTATTTAATCCTTCAGAATCTTTAAACCCATCTAAGTCAAATGTTTTTTTCTCTATTTTTTTCTTTGGTACTTTACCCATAATTGTTTTGTATTAGGGAGGATAATAACTATTCCTAATTACTATCCTCTTATTTATTTTACCTTAAATTAAAAGGGCAAGTCATTTTCTGATTCAATAGTAACCTCAGGTTCTGAAGTTGTATTCATCATAGTTGTCTTATGTGTTTCTAATCCAGCCGTTAATTCTGATGAAAGTCTATTTTCTTCAGTTGCAGTTGCTTCTTGTGAAGCCTTAGCCACATACTTATTAAGTGTTTTATCAAACACTGGTTCACCACCAGTAACTATGATTTCCAAATAATCATAACTCTTAATAGCATAAACGTCTCTCCATGTTTTAGGGTCATTAACCCATTTATCAATAATACTTTGGTCAGCGTGTAATGGTTTTGGCATACCTGGTACAATACTTTGAATAACCGTATTTTTATTTTGGTCTTTAGCTAACATGATAGTTAAATCAATACCATTTTGAACATCAGCAATATTTATTTGCATTGCTCTTACAATAGCCATGATTTTATCCATTGTTCCTGAATTACGATAGTCATGCTTAAATCTCCAAAACTTTGGACCAAATGCTTCATTCTCTCTATCAATAACTTTTAGAACATACATCTTTCTTGAACTGTAATTCTTAGCTAATTCTTTATCGGCTGGTGTTCCTGTTGCTCTAAGTGCTTCATTGGCCTCACAAAACGGACATGGTTTACCTTCCATGTGTTTTAAACACATGAATGTTTTAAATTCACCGTTAATTTTAATTGAGTGGCCATAAACTTCAACGAATGGTGTTGAACCATCTGATGGTGGTAATACTCTAACTACCTTTTGACCTGTTTCTTTATCCTTTGGAAGGAAAGTACTGAAATAATTTTCTAGATTAAAATCAGTTGTTGTTTTAGCTGTTGTTTTCGCAGTATTTTTTTCATACTGGTCTAGCATCGCTTGTAATGCTGGATTGTTTACTTCACTCATTTGTTAATGTTTAATTTGAATGTTATGTTATGTTTAATTGACACAAATGTAATCTTTTTTTTAAAAAAGTCAATACCCTGTTTCTAATTATTTCAACAAACTTACTACTTTTTTTTTTATTAAAAACATAATCAAAAAAAAAAAGACTAATTTCTTAGTCTTTTTTTTTTAAATATCTTCTTCTTCATACCCAACATCGAAACTTCTTTTTATTTCGCTATCGCTATATGTTCTATTGATATCATCCTTTGTTAACACATATTCTTTTTTCTTATCAACATTCATAACATCATACTGACCTTCTTTTTCGGACCAAAAATCAGTTAATTTCAATGAATATGGGAAAGAATTTAATGAACGCATTTCCATTTTCTCAACTGGTGTTGGTGTTCTTTTGATTACTTCTTTTTCTAAATCCTGAATCTTTTTTCCTAATTTATCAACCTTGTCAACCTTTTGTAGTAACTCAGTAAATTTATTTAATAAATCAGATGCTTTTTGATTGCTTTCATCAGCAATTTGTTTTACTTCATTGTTTGAATTAACCAATTCTGTTACATCCAACTCAATTGAATCATCTTGTGGTGGTGCTGGTGGTGCAACTGGTTCTGGTGTTGGCTCTTTAGCTGGTTCCTCCATGTTTTCTTCACCACCCTCAGAATCATCAACACCTAATTCAGACGCTACTGAATCTAATTCAGCATCCATATTATCTTCACCACCCTCTGAATCTTCTGGTTTATCTTCAACTGGTTCATCAGCCTCTGTCATTTCAGAACCTAGGATTAAATCTTTATCACCAGTATAGAAATCATATTCACAAAGAAGCTTGAATTTATTCTTGAATGAAGATATTTCTTCATTTGTTAATGTTCTTTTCTTCATTAGATTAGTAATTGTCTTCCGTCTTCAACTATTATTTTTTTAGAAACTCTTTCCAAGATACTCTTATCTTCTTTGATTCGGCATTCTTCAGTGTTACATTCTAATTCATTTACTGGCGTTTCACCTAATAAATTCTCTAAATTAGATTTTAAATTTTTATCCTTATTTTCGTTTGTATTCATAAAGTTTTTTATTATAAATACATAGAAAACTCTAAAAAATCCTACTTATAGGTGAAATAGATAGATTACCTTTTGATGTGAGAATGATATTATTTTGGTATTTTGACCAATCTATGATTATCTTAGAGTTGTCTACATTGCCATAATTATCATTACCAATATTAGATATTAATTTATTTAATGCATTAATAGTGTAAAGTGTATCACCATGTTTATGAATTGGTATCGCATTATTTAACTCACTTTTGAAATTAAACCTGTCTGAAGGTGATAAAAATAACTTATATGTTAGAATATTAATGTTAGATGTTTCTAACATCTTATAGCAAAAAATATCTTTTATATTAATATTATACTGTGAACCTAACTTACTAATAAAATTATCTAAATCATTTGATTTAACAAATGACGCTAACAATATTTTTTTCTTCATTTTCCTTTCCAATTATATGTGGTAAATACCTTATTTTTTCATCAAGCCAATCAATGTGATGCTTATACTCCATAAGTATTTCTTCATTAGTCAAAAAAACGTTACTATGCTTTTTTATTTTAAAAATTAATTTATCATAATCATATTTCATATATGTTATAAAATTTTTATTTAATCCAAATATGAACTTATCACAACCAATATAAACCATATCTTCAATAATACAAGAAATTATCTTACCAGATGATAATATTTTTCGAACAATACGATATATTGTTTTTTTATCTAATAATAAATTATCTATGAAATAATATTTAACATCACAAATAATTGAATTATAGCAATAATCTGTGAATTCATATAAATCAACATCAAATATACTTCTCTTTTCAAACTTATTAAAAGTCCAAAATAACTTATCGGTTAATTTCTTATTAAAAATGCTATAATTCGGTAGCTTTTTAGCTAATTCCCAACCAATTACCAATGTTGGTAACTCATTCTCAATCGATTCAAGTGAATCATAATAATTGAAGTATTTTACCTGGTTTATCTTAGAAGTTGTAACTATATTGCCTATTATCATCCAACAAACTTACTACTTTTTATTGACTTTTTTTAGATTTTTTATCGTAAATATCTAAGGCTTCCAAATAAATTCCATGTAAATCATCTATTTTCTTAACCTTAAAACTAGTCCAAGTGTTTTTTAATGAGTCTATAACTTTCTTAAAATCAGTGTCTTTATTTTTTTTTAAGAGCTTTTTATTGATGCCACCTATTTTTTTATTTATTAATTTAACCCCAGCAATATCTTGGTTTCTTTTTGTTAATGGGGTGTTTTTATCATCATTCATTCCAACCCAAGTTGGATATGTGAATTGATAACGACCAGCTGCCGTAGTGAAAATTGCTGTTCCGTCTTTCTTCTCACCAATTTTATACTTCCAACCACCATTTTGATGAGTTATTGTGGTATTAGGTTCCCAACCAATAATTGTTCTAAACCCATATAATAGGTCATAACCATTTTGTGATACACCCAATGTTCCTTCCGCATAGGCAATAACATCCAATAGTGCTTTTTCTTCGTTTGTCATATTAAATATCTATGGCTCCTAATCCTTTTGTTGTATTATTTGGTATTTTGGCTACTGGACCGACAGACCCTTGATTTGTATTAGGGATTGGTGCTACACTATTACCATTTGCTATTGAATCCCTTACACTTTCTGGTACATTAAATTGTATGTGAATGTGACTATCATGCCCTTCTAAACAATTAACCCATTTTTTACCCTTATAATCTTTAAATGTTTTTATAATTTCAGGGTCATTAAACCAAATTCTACCAATAGCACCAGTACTAAAGGTTAACGAAGTATCAATTATGGTTTGAATTAATGTCTTAGTACCTTCAAAGCTATAATTTGGATTACCATAACTTGTTGGATTGTCAGACCCATCATTTGTTATTGGTCTAATATCCGCTTCACATCCAGTTTGATGGCCACCATACACTGGTCTTGTTTTTCCTTCAAAGTTTGATAAGCTAGTTATTGTTATGTAATCAATATAGCTAGTGTTTGTTGCGGTTAATCTCCATTGATTAGCTATTGCTTCCAATAACTTACCATTTTTTTCAATCATCCACTTTTCATTCAAGCCTAATTTAAATCTTAATGCATCTGATTTAGGTGAATAATTCACATATGGTGATGCTTTTCTTGAATCTTCTAATTTAAATAAATCCAATTCTGCACCTATTGGTTGTTCTAATGTTATGTTACAACTTGATTTAGTGCCATGTCCCCCCTCTGTTTCATTATTTGTTGAATCAAAATTTAGATTTAATAAATCTGGGTTGTTAGTCAATGCTGCTAACCAACTCATATATAACTTTTTCTTATCAATCAACGGTGTTTCTACTGCTCTAAGTCTAACACCAGTAAATTGTGTTGTCATATGATTAGGTTTGATGCTATGAGTAACTTTATTTATCAAATAAGCACCTCTAAACATAGGTATATTATCCAATTGGAAATACATCATGGGTTGAATCATCGCATTGCCAAGCATTTCAACTGAAGCCTTATAAGCTCTGGTTTGATATACATTAAAAAGATTTTGACCAACAAGTGTTTGACTTGTTTGCATACCATTCTTACTTATATCATCTTGAATTCTTAAAGATTCTTCAGTTTCAGTGAACTCTGTTTGAGATAAATTTATGTTTTTAAAAATATTCTGATTTTGACGACCAAAACCAACTTTAAATACGGATATAGGGTCACCACCGTTTGTCTCATTAATAAAATCTGATGGTATACCTTCTGGTTTGTCACAATCAAAATTAAACCCATCATTACTAAAATTTGAACCTGTTAAATCCAATTTGTTTGATGTTTGTCCAATATACATACACACAAAAGATGGTCCACTAACAACATCATCAACAATTTCATTGAATGGGTAAGGTTTAAATACATTTACCATTTCTTCTTCATCTCTAAAGTTAATAAATGATGGTAGCGGTATAAAATCGAAATTATTCGCTGTTAACAACCTACTAAGTGTATCAGCAAATGATACGTTTTCATTTTTAAATAAAATATCTTTAAAAATCAAAGGATTTAATAAAAAGTCATTTCCAATATCAGTAAAACTTCTGTTAATAAATCTAAAATTTTTTATTAATTCTTTGCTTTCTGGTGTCCCACATTGGAATACTATATCATCCCCGCTTTCGCTACCAGCAATCCATTTATCATATATCGCTTTAAAATGCCTATATATGTTTAGTTTTATAATCCCTAAATCTGATGTTCCAAATATATTATTACGTTTCTCATTTTGATTTACTACAGAAGTTGATTCGGTGTATAAACTTTGATATGTTTGTGTAAACTTATTTAAATACTTATTTACATAATCAATCTTTGCTGATATTGGTTTGTAAATATCACCATTTGTTATTGGGGCATACCAAATATCACTAGTTGAATTTGCAATCCAAACTGTTTTATTTAATAAAGTTTTGATTGATATAACAACATTTGAATCATCTTTAATCTCTAAGAAAAACCCATTATTTCCAATGTAATTATATAATTGGTCATCTGGGGCTTGTAGGTGTAAATTATAAGCTCTTCTACTATATTGTCCATTCTTACCAAGCCCATATAATGGTGATATTGTTGAATATTTATCCGTATTGATAAGGTTATTTATTACATCACCATGATTTAATTGCCAATAAAAAGTTTTATCATCTTTTACCTTTGGGTAGGTTGGTAATATTGTTGAGCTAGCGTCTATTGGTTTTTTTAATATATTTGTTTGGCCTTGTGTAACTAATGAAATTAATAGAGCATGTTTAGTTATTAATTTATTTGCGTCACCATCAATAATTTCTAAGTCTTTTGAAATATTGTCGAAATCATATTTAACAAAATCTAAAAATTGTAGAATAAACTCATTAACAACTTGTGTTGGTAAATTCATTAATTCATCATCTAAATTAACATAATCACCACCCTCAATGAATGACATTGGGCTATTTGAAAAATATTTTCTGAGGTATTGGTTAGTGGCTGGTATTCCACCTTTAATTAATGGAGTATTTTTAAATTTAAAATTAATTGGGTCTACTGCACTAGTTTTTTGCCCCACGAATTCTGAACCACTAAACTTTCTCCATAATAACCCACCAACAAATGCAGCCCATAATTTGGGTGCGTTGATTAAAGCTCCACCATTTAAAAATATATTTTTAATCTCAGGTTGTGAAAATAAACCAACATTATTGGCATGTCTTTCAATCATACCATTAAATGGTATTGTATGTAAAAATAAAAACGATTTTGCCTCTTTTGATGTTTGATTATAATATAATGAACTACCGAATAAGCTAATACAAGCTGTATCATCTTTATCGTCACTTGTTCCAACCTCAAATGAAATATATGGGTAACTTGATGCTTGGGTTGTTAAGTGCTTTCTGGTTTGAGATAAACTACCCCTTGTTTTATAATTTGAACTTTTATATGTGTAAGCCCAATCTGATACAAAGAAATTTTCAGTTACAAAATCATAAACACCTTGTTTTAGTCTATTATTCACATCTAACTTATTTTCTAATTTTGCTGCCTCAAATCTAGTAACCCCTAAACCATTATAGTAATATAAGTCATCAACACTATCGTTAGTATTACCACCATTAGCATAAAATACAGAAAATAATAAAATGTTATCTGGTTTATAATTATCATTATCAAAATCCAATTTATCAAAAGTTTGGATTCCATTTGAAAATTTATTAGTTTTAAAATTAAGTGTTTTAAGGTCTGATTCTTTTAGTTGTGGTATATCACCAATAATAGCTGATTCTTCACTACTTAATGTTGGTAAATTTATTCCGTACTTTGATTTATAAGTCTCATCATCAACTATCTTGACATAGTAAGTTCCATTATTAATTTTAATACCTGTATTTGATGTGTAATTACTAATGCCAATAAAATTTTTATTAGTGTTTTCAACGATTAATCCAGGATTTAATTTTAATTTATTTGTATTATTTTCTAATAATATATCACCGTATATTTTTGATTTTGAACTTACACTTAATGGTATTATACTTAAACCATCATCTCTTGTAAAATAATCATATTCATATGAATCTACATTTGTTTTTAATAAAGTTGATGGTTCTACACCACCAAATACAGCAATATTTGTTGTTAAGTCATTAATTAACCTTGGTAACCTTTGATTTATTGCTCTTTTGATTTTATCATCTGAAATATTGTAAAATAAATTCTTAGCCTCTAATGTTGCCATTAGTTCAATATCTTGTTCGGTTATTTTATTAAAATATGTTACACCTAAAAATACCATCATTCTATTGATTACTAATTGTTCAAATAAAAAAGATGTTGTATAATCTGTTGTTAATCGTGAGTATGGATTTTCTGTTAAAAATAATTGATTATCAAATGGACTAACTGAATACCATGATGAATCAACATTTTCTATTTTCTGAGATGATGCCTTTTCATTTTCATAACTTTTAATCATTGCTTCCAAAAATTCATTAACAAAACTAACCTCATCTACATTTGAATTTACTGAGTCAATAATACCATCTTGACTCCCTAACCAAGCCTCTGTTATTTTATCTCCATTTTTTTTATTGAATTGAGGCCAAGGTAAAATGGTATCAACACCTTCTATTTTTCCATTTTGGGTGATTAATTTATTTAGCTCAGCGTTTCTTGATTGATTTGATTCAGCATTATATGATACTTTCCATAGACACCATAAAAAAACTTCTATTTGTGTTGTAAATATATTAACTATATTCCTGATATTTGGTTCTAATTCAGCATTTGAATTACTAATAGTTTTTGATACTTCTTTAATCGTCTTATTAGCAACGTTTTGTACCAAATTATTTTGGGATTCATTTATTCTTAAGGTGTATTTTTCAATTGCTCTTAAGGTATCTGATAAAAAATATATTTTATCTGTTGTGTTAATTTTAATTGGATTTAATGGTGCAGGTAAATAATTAATCCTTAATTTAGGGTTTTCAGGTACTTGATTTGGTTGAAATCCTGTTGATGTAGGATTTGTTCCTGGATTTGTTATAATTCTGTAAATATTTGTAAAATCATCAACATTCAGTTTAATACTTGATGTTTTTGATGTGTTACTATCATTAACTAATACTTTTAAAGATTCTATTAAATTAACTAATAAATCACTATTTTTTTTAATTTTTTCTGAGTCTGGATTATTTACTATAATTAAACCTTTATCGTTACTTCCAGAACCTTCTATTATGTCATTAATTGTGTTATCAACCAATAGTTTCATTTTTGTTAGATTTGCGTTGATATTTGTATTATCATTTAATTCTTTGAACTCTGGGTCTGAATTTGTTAATGCAATAACATATTTGTTTACATCACCAATTTTATTTGTTAATTCATCAATTGTAATTAATGAAGGATAATTTCTATCAGCTTTCAAAGCTTCAAATTTTTCTTTCCCTAAAGATGTATTAGTGATTGCTCTAATATATCCCATAAGCATATCGGATAGCAATGCATAGGTGTAACCAATGAATTGTGTTTTTATTTCGAAATTACCATTATTTGAATTAAACGTGCTATCGAATTTTATTAAATGAAGACAATAACTAACTGGCTTACCGTAATAACCTTTTATTGTTAAATTAAAAATAGGATAAGGTAATTCAAAAAATATATTATATGGTGAATTATCTGGGTCTTGAAACAACGCATTACCCCTAACATCAATAAAATCAATTGAAATAACTGGAGCCATTGATGAATTAAATGAAATGTTTATATTTGAAATACCTAAATTTTCATTACCAGATTCATTTAATAATGATAAATCAGTATAAGCTGTAGTTAAACTTTTAACACCATTGATATCCGTTCCTTCAATGAAATTTATATCACCGATTAACCCTGAAGTTGTTTCACTTCTACCTTGTAGTGTTAAAACACTTCTATTTTTTTTTCTAGCTGTAAGTGAAACAGATATTGATAAATCTTCTTGTGGGACTGAAAAATTATTGTTAGCATCTGATTTAAAATCACCATCAGGTGTTTTGTAAAATAGATTTGGGTCAATTATCCTTGTATTTCCATTGACGCAACCGCAGTCACTTAATTTTGTTGTATTATTCACCGTATAAATTTTTGTATGTTGTCACAGCATCAGCGTATCTCTTTAACCCACTATCGAATGGAAATGGTATTATTAATTTAGCACTGTTTGGTATATTAAACTCCAAGCCACCGAATTGTGGGTTTGCTGCTAATATTAACCAACCATGATATGGGTTATTATAATATTCATCACTTACTTTGTCAAGTCTTGTTTGTCCTTTTTTAAAAATAAATGTTTTATCACCGTTTTCATATGGTATTGGTATAAAAGGAATCATGCTTACCTTATTATTTGACCTAAAATTGGTATATCTATCGTAAAATACTATCATTGTTATTTACTTAAGGTTATATTAGCTGATTGAATTAGTAGATTACCCTTAATTAGTTTTAATGTATAATTACCGTTTGGAAAACGAGGAAACCTAGGAATAAGTATTTTATAAGAATAATTTGTTGTAGTTACATATTCAACCATTTGTTCATTAAATAATGAACTATCAGTTAAACTAACAATTTGAAATTTACTATCTGATATTAATTTATTTATTTCATCTTGTGTTGGTACCTTTGAAAATTTTAATGTTACCACTATAGTCCAAAATCCAAAATAATACTCAATATTTGTATCAATAATTGGATTAAACCCAACAATATTAGGTTCATCAATGGCTCCAGTTACTTCAATTGAATTACTGCTATTATTTGCTGTGGCAGTTTGGTTGATGTTACTAGTAACTGGATTAATAGGATTGAATTGAGATGTTGTTGCTTCAAATGTTTCGGCCTCCAAAGTTTCACCATTTACAAACTCATATGGTTTCTCTATACTATTAGCTTTAACTATTGTGTCACTTCTTCTATCATAAACTTGTGTGTTAGCAAAAAAATTAAATGATAAAGCATTTTGTAATTTATTTATTGGGCCTTGTAACGATGAACCACCAATAAATTTAAAAGCAATATTTACATTAGCTATCATTGGTTGAACACCAATACCCTCTGGGTTTAAATCCCAAACTAACGGTTCATATGTTATTCCTAAATTATCAATCATTATTTTTGTGTTATAAAAATCACCAATTCTTAAAATACAAACTGGCGGTCTACCAAAAGCTAAATTATTTATACTGTTATTCTTACCAATATTTGTTTGACCTTGCCTAGTACATTGTAATAAAAAATTAAGTCTAGCATTAAATCCTTCTGGTGTTGTTGAATGAAAAGCTGGATGAAAATATTTTATTTTATTTTTTATTTCACTGTAAACAATTGGGTCTTCTAATTTTAATTTCTCAAAAAAATTACTTTCGTTATAAAATCTCTTTCTAATACCACTAGATACTGTTGTTGTATTAATACCTTTAACCAAAACATCTGGTTGAGTTGCTTCTGTTGTAAGTTCATTATCAATTTCAAACTCAACCTTAACAAATCTACCTTTCTTAGCTTTATCAGATGATACAGGTGTGTTTTCATCACCAGAATCAAGTGTTACTCCACCATTAACAGTTGTATATCTAGTACTATCAGATAGTACATTATTAATTAACCAATTATAAACCGTATTTGTTCTATTTTGCGCTAATGTTTCATTATTAGGTGTTGCGCCACCACCTTGTGAACTAGCATAACCAGTTATCTTTATTTTACAAGTTTTACATTTATTAGCAATATAATCCCTCATAGCCGATAATAAACTACTATCATTCATTCCAGAATATATTGTTGAACTACCTGGTAATTGATATTGTTGTTTATTTAATCCAAAATTTGTATTATCTGGCCATGAATTACCAAACTCACCAGCAATCTGAGAATCTATTGGTGAACTTAAACCACAGCCCTCACCTGTTAATACAACCTCACTACCATCACACATACCATCCTCATAAAATCCACTTCCACTTTTCTTTTTAGTAAAAATCTCATTTGATATGTCATTTGGAAAATAAATCTTGAAAGGTTTTGGTGGTTCTTCATTGTTGGTTACTTTTTGTTGAATTTGTGTTGTTTCTCTACTGTTAACAATGCTTTTTTCATTTGTTGTTAATTTATTAGCTAACGTTGGGTCTAATGGTAAACAACCAGCAAAAAATGAAGCCATTTCGTCATTTGAATAATCGGACAAAGCATTAACATAAGATGGGTGGTCAATTATTATCTTAAAAGCCAAATTACCCATTCTTTCAGTATTATTATAAGTGTAAACTGGTTCACCTCTACCTATAAATGGTGTGGTTTCTAAGTTTACATTACTATTCTCTGAAAATTCAATATTATAGGGTGGAAACCACATAATTTTACCAAATACACCAGTTAATAAATCACCTGGACCAGTTTCTTCTGGGGTCATGTCTTTACTTCCAGCCCATGCTAGATTTTCAATAGATAACATATAATTCTTTGCTATATCATTTCTTAATCCATTTTTATTACTAGCTTCATCTGATAAATTTTCAAAATCTGACTTATAAGGGCTAACCTTAACAAAACCATTATCATCTAATACTGAATTTTGCATATTATACCTAAAATTATTACCCATTCCATCCAAACCTCTATGACGAATTAATTTATTAACCGTATCATATTTATCCAATGAAGTCCATGACCTACAATATGTTTCATCAGCTGATAACCCATTTGATTGTTGAAGGGCTTTAGATGTTAATACACCACTACCCTTAGATATACCTTCACCAGATGGTGTTGTTAACTGTGATTTTATTACGGGATATTTATCACCTTTAGATGATACAATGGTTTTCATACCAATATCCTTAAATAATTTTTGAGTCTTACCTAAAAGACTATATTTGTCTTTAATTGATGCCTCAATAATACCAGGAACTGAATTTGTTAAACCACCTTCATTTGCTCCCCATGTGAATTTAGATGGGTATGTTGATGCATCATATGTTACATCTGGTAAATCATCAAACCCATATTGTTTAATCATTTCCTCTCTATTCCAACTTAATTCTGGTATAATACTATTAGAGTTATAAGCTAACACATTTATTAATCCATTTGCATCACCAAAAGCATATGTAATTGGTGTAAATGTTTGATTACCTCTGTTATCTGTGTAACCTGGAACATAGCCACTTCTAAATGGACTTAAATCTGGGTCATCAAACGATGTTGTACCGTTCAAATTAGCTTTCATATTGGTTAATAAGGCTAAAACCTGACCTTTACCAGTGTTTTTAATCATATTATTGGCTCTATCAATATTACCAATATTACCATTTTCACTAGCAAATATAGACCCACTATCGTCTAATTTTGAATAGGGTAGTGTAAACCCTAATAATCTTTCAGTATAATCACCAACTCTTGATGATGGGTCACTACTTACAGTTATATTATAATTTGGTCTAAAACCTTCTAAGGTTCCATTACCTATTAAACTTAGTAAATTATCTGTTATATTCAAACTACCCAATGCAGTTTGTTGTACATTAAAAGCTGCATTATTGGCTAAAGATAATGCTAATTGTTGTGCCCCAATCAAACCTAACTTAGTGTCATTAACAGCAGCACCAGAACCCAATACTCTACCAGCTAGTGATGCTCTAAAATCAAAATTACTAACTAAACCAGCACTAGATAAACCCAAACCAGTACCATTTAATATACTACCAATTATGTTTGCAGCATTGATAGCCGATGAATCACCTCTATTTAAACCACCATATATATCTAAATATGAACCTAACTGTTGTTCAATATCACTTGGTATTAATGTAATTAAATCACCAGCATCAAACTCTTCTTGTTCTGAATTATATAAATTTTTAATTAATAAATCTTTCCTGAAATTACCATCCTTGGTTTTACCCATTAAACCATATTTTGAAATATCAGTTGTTGAATTAAATGGGTAAGGTTCACCTACAGGTTGAGTTGAATCAGGAAATATGGGTACTTGAGGTACATTGGTTATTATTGTTAAATCAGTTGCATTTGAATCAGTATTTCTAAATTGATTTAATGCAGTTAAATTATTATAATTGATAATACCATCTACTTCTATTGGTGTATGTGAAACAATACTACCATTACCAACCATTGTATCTAATACGGGTTCACCAATTCTTGGTTCACCATTAACTGAACTAATTAATGCAGTTAAACCATTGTTTATAATTGAAGGTGAAATTATATTCTTAGTTAAGAGATAATCCCTGATACCATACGTTGTTGCAACACTAGTAATTGTATTTTTAGTGTTTGGTGTTGGTGAAGCAGTATTATAAAAAATTGGCATAATCCTTATTGTTTATTTATAAATACAATATGTTTTGAAATGTAAGGATTAAAATTGAAATTAAGTTGCTTGTTCACAATTGAACACAACTCCCCCTAATTATATAGTATAATTATACTATAATTAAAATGTTTAATAAAAAATGAATTAATAATGAAAAAATTAGTAAATTTATAAATCATTTTTAATTCATGTTAAATTAAAAATGAAATTAAAAACATATTTAATAAAAATATTTAATTAAAAGTATAATATATAGTATAATATATAGTATAATATATAGTATAATATATAGTATAATATATAGTATAGAAATACAATTGTAATTTTTTTTTCTGAATAAGTCAATAGCTAGAAACGTTAAATATTTGTTAATATTTTTAACTAATTGATTATCAATATGAATATTTTAATATGGATTAGGTGATAATTTACCTAAATTTAAATTTTTGCTTACTTGTTGTGAAATTAACCTTGTCATTTCTGAAATGAAATTTTGGTCTTTTGTTAAATCTAAATTATTTATTCTACCGTTAGGTGTATTTAAATTGATAGTACCAGCAAATTCAATTTTGATTGGTTCAATAGTGTATTTAACATTATTTTTATTCTTTCCTTTCAATGATTTATCAATAAAACCACTATTTTTCATAGCTAATAAATCATCTTTGTTATCAATAGGATTTATCCTACCATCTTGTATAATTGCTCTACCTTTACTAAAATTATTACTCAATGGTGATTTGATAACACCATCATGCATTGGGGTACCCATATAATCACCAATCATCTTACCCCCAGCTGAACCCAATCCACTTCCAACCATAGCACCCATTGGTCCACCAACCAATGCACCAATAACCCCACCAGCAATTGTACCGATAAGCGAACCCATATCTCCACTTGAATTATTTGTGGTATTTACACCAATACTTTTCATAGCTTCAGTACCTAAATTACCAAGACCAAACCCAACCGCACCACCAATTGCAGTAGCACCAATACCTTTTAATAACATTTTACCAATACCAGCAAGTCCAGTACTCATCATACCTTGAAAGGTTTTTAAAAATGAACCACCAGCAGCACCAGCATTGAATCCCTTGGCTAAGATGAAACCATTCATCAACCATTGTGCTTTATCAAACAAGAATTCACCAGCTTTCAATAATCCGTACATAATTCCAGTTTTTATTGGATTATCAAGTATGAAACCACCTACAGTTGTAACTACTTTTCCAACTAAACTAGCAAATTCACCTATTTTATCAATCCATTTTTCATTTCTAATTCTTTCTACTAAATCTTTAACTTTAGGCATCAAGTCTCTATTTAACCCTTCAATCAAAGGTAACATTGCCGTCTTAAATAGCGTTATAGTGTTGTTTAAGGCATCATCGAAGGTTTGGTTAGACTTTGCCATCTCTTCTAAGTTTGCTTTCTCTTCAGCTAATATTTTTAATTGAGCTATATCTTGGTTAGATAGTTCAGATACCAATTTCTTGATTACTTTTCCATCTTTCATTGAAAATGCTATTTCAGCTTTTCCATTTTTACCAATAGTTGCTGTATTTTCAATAAATTCTTTTACATCATCCTTTACAGATAGTTTTATTTGTGAATCAATGTTAGCGAACTTAGCCGCATTCTTAGCTGATTTAACCAAATCCTCAAATGCAACACCAGTTTGTTCAGCAACATTCCTTAATATCTGCATATTCAATGAACTAATATCAAACTCACCAGTTTCCTTATTCAACTTAGCAGTACCCTTAGTAGCATTAACAACACTCTTCAATAAACCATCCATATCATTCCTTGCCATATACATCAATTTGAATGGGTCACCCAATTTAGACCATTCCCCACCCAATACCTGTAATTGAGCCGACATATCAATAGCACCTTCAATATTGAATAATTTATCAGCCATACCACTAACAGTATCCATTTGAATACCCATCTTGGTTACAGTTGAAGCCATCTCAGCTAAACCCTTGGTTCCATTCTTGAAGTTATACTTGTTAATAAGCTTAAACCCTGATTGTATGTTTTTGACCGTTTTTGATGCGTTTAAGCCTAGTTTGTGTGTTTTATCTAACGATTCCTCAACGAAGTCCCTAACACGCTCTGTAGCGAAGCCTATTGTCTCCATTTCAGAAGCCATCTCAGCAGCACCTTCAGCACCCAAGATAGTCCCTTTGGCTAATTGAGCCATTGCTTTATGAGATTGTTCAGTAAAAACAACGTTTCTACCCAAAGAATCCGAATAAGAAGCTTGCATCTTAGCCAAATCCTCAACCCCAACACCATAATCTAATGTAGAATATTCAGCAGCTTTTATAATAGCATCTCTAAACCCATTTGTTTGTCTAACCAACACACCCATTTCAAGGGCTGCGTTTTTCATAGATTTATCCATTTCGAATAAACCACTAGATTTTATTTGACCATAACTACTTTTGATTAACCCAGGCAAAGCAGCAAATCCTTTTACCAAGTTGACACCCAACTGAGCTATAACAATCCTACCCTTGTTTACAGACTTAACAGCATCACCAATCAAATCACGTTGAAGTTCTAATTGTTTTGTTTGTTTTTTTAACTCATTTAGTTTTGCGTTTTCATTATCAATATCATCTTGAGTTATATTATTTTGACCAACTATCATGGCTGATATGTCAGCCACCATTTTCTTTTCAATTTCGGTCAAACGATTTATTTCCTCGTTTGTTTTTTTTAAATCTTTGATAGCATCAACGTAAGACTTAGCACTAGAACCAATCTGTGCTTGTAACTCTGCCATTTTTTTTAATTCTCTGACAGCTTCTTTTATTTCTTTTGGTGTTAATGCAGCCATTACTTGTTAATTTCTTTTTTATTGTACTCATACCCCTCAGAATCAGGTAGCATTTCAATAACGATTTCAATTACCTCATCTGAATTAAGTATTACATATTCACCAGTTTTATTGTTTCTATAAAACAATTCTAATATACATTCAAATTTATTATTTTCCAATTCTTTAACTATATAAAATATAAACCCAGATTCTCTATTAACTAATTCAATTTCTTCAATACCATATTTAACTACAGCAGTATATGTTGAATCTTTATAGAAATCTCTATTTATATCTTTATTATTTATTGAATATTCTTTAGTTATTGGTTCTAATACTTTAAATTTAACACTCCTACCTTTTTTAAATTTATTTGCTGATTCACCAATTTTATCCTCATATTTACCCAAAGAATATTTATCAATTAATTTTAATGTAGCAACAACACCTTTACTTTCAAAATCCTTATTCTTTAATCCATTGATGAACATATTAAATAAAGTAGGTGATTTATAAAAAGCAGACTTTAAATTTTCATCATTAATTATTTTATATAAGATGTCTTTTGACTCACTACTTTGCTCATCATCAATAATTTTATTATCAAATTTATCTTCTCTGGTACAATTATCTTTAATTTCAATACTATCAATAGATATAAACTCATTTTGTTCATCTTCACCAACTAGTTTAATTAATTTTAAATATGGTACATTACCACCTTTTAACATAAAATTATCATAATCAACATCAGTAAATATGTCTTTTTCTAATTCAATTTTAATTTGATGTTTTCGTAAATTAGATAATTCATTATTATCATCCTCAATCATGTATAATGAAAAATTATTACCATTTCTAGAATCAACACAAAAAATAACTTTTGATTGATTATAAAGTGTTATAACTAGACTATTACCCTCATTTGCACTTAATATTTCATTTCTAAATTCATTTAAAGAAGCATAATCATTATCATCTAATTGATAAGTTGGTTCTAATTCTGTCGCTTCTGGGTCATTAGGTGTTGAATCATCAAATTCCAAAGAATCAATAATTTTATTATTCCTTATAATATCTAATGACTTTAAATCAGTTAACGGTTTAAATTCCCAAGTTTTAGGGTTTTTAATATCAATACCATCTTTGCGTTTAGTTTTATGCGCCCTTTTAAATGTTAGCTTTTTATTAGATAAACTATCTAAACTAAGTAAATAATAATAATTAATATGCTCAGAACCTGGATTTTTATTTTCTAAAAATAGATGGTCACCATCTTTTTGTATAACCTTAAATATCAAACCGTCAGTATTCTTAAATGAAATTCTAATGATATCACCTACTTTAATAACAGAATCAATCAAAGTATCATAAGTACTTTCTAACAGTATCTTTTCAACCCTCTTTAATTGTTCATTTGTGATAATTAATCGTTTCATCCTTATAAATATTAAACTAATGGAACATTACCACTATTAATCATATTTTTTAATGCATCACCACTAACTTTTCTAGTTCTACTACCATTTTTAGTTTGTGATTGTCTTGCTTCTTCCATTTGTTCTTCACGTCTATGCTTATCTCTAATAAGCATATTTAATCTAAACCTTCTTTCATTAACTGGCATTTCCAATATATCATTCCTACTCAAATTATTTAATAATTGATTACAAATATGCATTTCTTCAATTAAAGTTTCCTTATAATCTGATGTTAGGCCAAAAAAAGTTGATGTTAAGTGGAAGAAAGGTTTTTAAGGAACCACCTCCAGGGGTTCCAACAGTAACTTCCAAATCAATGTTTGGTTCATTAGCTTCCAAATACTTTATAAAATCACTAGAATCCTTTAATAACATATTTGACACATATTCAATTATCGATATAGAATCACGTCTTCCATTAACCTCAACAATAATTCTACTTAATTCATATAGTTTCCTTTTGTTAATTGGTACTCCATTCTTTTCATCTTCCTCAAGCATCTTTTCTATATCTTCAATATCCCCAACAGTCAAAAACCTATGTTTTATAACATCTTTTCTAACACTCGTAACATACTTAATCAAGCCATTTTCATCAACCTCTAATTTCAATTCCTTAAGCTTTAATGTACTCAAATCAATCTCAGATTCAAATGGTTCATTATTTTCATCAATAAGCGTTACTGGGTACTTTTCACCATAAGCAGTTGCTCTTAACCAAATCATAATAGTGTTTCTATCCCCAACAATCAAATCCCTATAATTTAAATTTTGTTCCAATAATTTCCTCTCAATTAATATCTCAAGGAACTGACCACTACCCAATAAGTTGGGTGATGTTAATATAACCTCATCCATTGTTGTCATAAATGAGACTTTAAGGTTTGATTTAACGTTATGATATAACTTACCTAATGACGGAATAGGGATAACATCATAAGCTGAACTCCAATCCCTTTCTTTTAAATTATTCAACATTTCATTATTGATTACCATATCTTCCATCGGTTTTTTAAGTTCAACTTCTTTTATAATCTTAGGATTAGATGCAACTGGGTTAGATAGAAGTTCATTTGATTTACCCTCTCTCTTAGCTTTGATTCTTTCATCAAATAATTTAGCTTTTTCTTCCATTTCTCTCATCTGCTCTTCAGTCCTCTTTCTCATTTCCTCAATTCCTTTATCCATACCAGTTGCCTTGGCTGAATCTGTATAGATTTCATTAATGACTTGTTTTTTGGCTTCTTCAAATTTTTCTGTTTGGGATTTATCACCCTCATTCTTTGGGAACACTTCTGGTTTCATAATAACTTTGTTTAACAATAAATATATCCCAATTTTTTTCTATGTAAATAAAAAACCCCCTTGCATTGCTACAAGAGGGTTAATTTATTTACTTTTAATTTTCTAAACGTCCATTCCTTGTCTATAATTCACATGAACCAAAAATTTAGGTCCAAAATCTTTAACAACAAAAGATAATTTACTATACGTGTTTGAATGACCATTATATCCACTACCACCATAACCATTCAAATACTCGTCCATATCTTCAACACTCATCCCCCTAAATGGTTCCCTTTTCTTTGGAATCAATAACCCAAATCTAACACTTAATCCTTCCACACTCTCATCCCATTCAATTGATTCTGGTCTAATAAACCCAATCAACTCCCTATTGTTATCTAAGATAGAATTTCTAATGAAGTTTATTCTATCACCATCAACATCCTTGGGTGATATAGGCTCTTGAACAGATACATCCATCTTATTATAATAATCACGCTCCATGTCGTTATAATTATCAGCACTAAAACCCCTGTTCTCAAAATATCTAGATTCACATAATTTAGATACCATCTTTAATTTATTTAATTTGTCGGTTTTTCTCATATTAATAAATATTTGACTTCTTTAAGAAGTTATAGTTAGTTTCTTATAATTTATAATTAAACTTATTATATTGATGTTATTTAATGCATAATCTGATTTGCCAAAGTCAATAAATTTTATTACACAATCACCCAAAACATAACGGTCAACCAAAGCACCAGTAGGGTCTATAATTTCAATTTCTAACGAAAATTTCTTATTGGTTTCTAAATATGTAATTAGTTTATTAATGAAATTACCAGGTAAATCACGTATATTTAACTTAATATCAGAATACTTTCTTTTACGACTATAAGTAATCCCAAATATTTTTTTCTCTTCAATATAAATTATTGGTTTTTCTATTGATGAAATAGAGTAAGCTGGAATCGTCAATTCTTCTGGTAAATTAACCAAAAACCTATTAGTTAGCTTAGGTTCAAAAACAATTGGTAATTTATTTAATAAACTTATCCTATCTGTTAATGGATTTTTTTTACCAGTTAATTTCTCATATTCCATATTTGGTTCACCAGTATGTTGGTCAAATAGTGGAATTTCATTTTTTTTCTTTTCTAAGAAATCATCTATTGATTTTGCATAGTTTTTATCTTCTAAAAATTTACTCTTAAAACTATTAATTGATAAATATCTTTTATTAGTTGGTGGTTGATTTCCGTGTAATGTAACACCTAAGAATTTATCTTTCGTAAATCCACTTAAATTTTTGTTTTCCATATTATAACATTTATCTATAAATATGGAATAATTAGTTTTTTTTAGTAATAATTAATTTAATAATTCTCGTTTTAACTCATTAATTACCCACTCAGTATTGTTATTTATATCTGACTCCCAAAATCTTAATAACTTAATATCGTTTTCTTCAGCTAATAAATTTTTTCGTATATCATTACCAACTGTTTTTATTTGTATTGGAAATGTTGGTATTTTGTGTTTTGTATTAGGATTACAATGATGGAAATCACCATCAACCTCAATTAGTACATTATTTTTAATAATTAAAAAATCAAAAATAGCGTTACTTAATTGATGTTGGTATTTAAACTCGATATTTAAATCAACTAATATTTGTTCGAATCTTTCTTCCAATTTAGTTTTACTATTCCTGTAATTATTTTTAATTAATCTACTTATTAATCTTTCTGATTGTTTATTTCTTTCATCTACCTTCTCCCAACGCAATTTACTGAATTGTTTAATTTTAGCTATATGTTCATCACTCTTAGGAACACCACTTAATGCTTTTGATATGTTCTTACCACGCTCTGGGTTAGCCATAATTTTATTAATATTATCTCTAACCCTATCATCATCCATTGTTAATCCTTTATTCCAAACATTTAATTCACCATTTTCATGCATCTTTTTTTGAGTCTCATGTGATTTTCTTATAGCTTCTGGATTATGCCCCCAATTATTATTAACCCTAGATGCATGACCACGTACATAATCAACAAATCCTTTCTCAATAGATAAAAAATTAGTTTTTTCACCACACCCACACTTGCACGTTGGTTGAACACCATCTAACTTATAGTCAATATATGTTTGCTCAGCACTAACTTTGTGCTTCTGAACACGATGTCTTCTTAATCCATCCAGTGTTTCAAATTCTCTATCACATTCTTTACATTTAAACATAAAAAAATCTTTTAATATACTTGTTATTTTTTACAAATATACTAAAAGATTTTAATAAGTCAAGTATTTGATAAACCAATTCTACTTTTGAATTATAAGTACTTGATAACCAAGTAAATAAAAATCAAAAAAGTAATATAGCCCTATCAAATCTTAATGTTGCCGTGATTTCTGCGATACCGTCATCGTCCATAGCCAAGTCACCAAAGCTAACATTAGTAAGCATAGTACCATCTAGAAGCCATTTTTGAACAACAACACCAGTTGGGTCAAGCATTTCAAGTTCCACAGGTCTTTTATAACCAACAGCATAACCTTGACGACCAGTAATTGATTCACTATGTAAACGAACCCATTCCATAATTGCTTGTGTTGCAGAAGGACCAATTGGGTCTCTAAAAACAACATCGATTGCTTCCCATGTAAATCTACCAATAACCCATGTTGATGTATTCAAGAATTGTATCTCAGTTTCATTTTGTGTTATTGATGGTCTAGACGCTGAAGACAGCCACCATTGCTGAATTCCCAAATCGGCAGGGAATGTTATTAACCATCTATTTTTCCTTAGAGGTTCGTAAGGTAATGGCATTTTAACTAATAAATCTGACATAGTTTTAAGTTTTTAATTGTATTTATTAGTATCTTTGTAAATACTAACGATTATTTAATGATAAATACAATAGAAAATAAAAAAAAATGAATAAAGCTAATGAATTTATAAAAAAAGCTATTAAAAAATTTGGTGATAGGTATGATTATTCAGAAATGCAATATATTTCATCAATAGAAAAGATTAATATTAGATGCAATAAACATAATATCATTTTCAATCAACTACCTTCAGCACATTTACGTGGTCAGGTGGGATGTCCTGTATGTAAAAACAGAATAACTACAACAGAAGAATTAATAAGCAAAGCGAAAGAAATTCATGGTGATAGATATGATTATTCCAATACAAAATATGTTGATTCAAAAACAAAGATTAAAATTATATGCAAAGAGCATGGTGAATATGAACAATACCCAAATAATCATCTGATAAATAATTGTCCTAAGTGTGTTATTAAAGCTAACGCAATTGGTAGGACATTAAATAGCCAATCATTCATCAATAAATCAATTTTAAAGCATGGTGATAAGTATGATTATAGCTTGGTTGATTACATTGATTCTAAGAGCAAGGTTAAGATTATATGCAAAGAGCATGGTGAATTTGAGCAAATAGCTAGTTCACATATTAGAGGCAAGGGGTGTGAACTATGTGGTATAGAATCCAGGAATTCAATGAGTAGACATACAAAAGAAATGTTTATCAGTAAGGCTAATATAATCCACAATAACAAATATAGTTATGATTCACTTGTTTATAAAAATGGTGTATCCAAAGTACTTATAACTTGTAAAAAACATGGTGAATTTGAACAATATGCTTATGACCATTTAACTGGTCATGGTTGTAGTAAATGTAGTTCATCTGTATCAAAACAAGAATTGGAATTAATTGAATTTATAAGTAGTTTAGGGTTAAAGGTAAAAACTAGAGATAAATCAATCATAAAGCCGATGGAATTGGATATATTTATTCCATCACATAATATCGCAATCGAATTCAATGGGTTATATTGGCATAATGAATTATTCTTGGATAAGAATTATCATTTGAATAAAACAATTCAATGTGAAGAAAACGGGATAAAGCTTATACATATATTTGAAGATGAGTGGGAGTTTAAAAAAGATATTGTTAAATCAAGGCTTAAGAATATACTTGGATTGACTGAAAATAAGATATTTGGTAGGAAATGTGAGGTAAGAATTGTTTCACAAAAAGATGGTGAAATATTTTTAAATAACAATCATTTGCAAGGCAATGTAAATTCAAGTGTTAGGCTTGGATTATATTATGATGATGAATTGGTATCTTTGATGTGTTTTAACAAACCAAGATTAGGGGTTGGAATTGGTTATGATGGGCATGAACTTAGTAGGTTTTGTAACAAATTAGATATAAATGTTATTGGTGGTGCTTCTAAGTTATTATCTCATTTCATAAAAGATAATTCACCAAATAAGATTATTAGTTATGCTGATATGAGGTGGAGTACTGGTGATTTATATGATACCTTAGGTTTCATAGAGTCACATAAAAATAAGCCAAATTATTGGTATGTAGTTGGAAAACAACGTAAACATAGATTTGGGTTTAGAAAAGAAATTCTCAAGAAAAATGGTTTCGATACCACCAATAAAACTGAACATGAAATTATGCTTGAAAGGAAGATGTACAGGATATATGATTGTGGAACTATAACATATAGTAAATCATTTGTTGATTAAACCTATATTTATATGTATGAATTTATTTATAAAGAAGTTATTACGTGAGAATTTACAATTAGCTGATAAATTATACTTTAAAACAAATAAGATATCTGAAGAAGGTAAAGATATCATCTTAAGTATAACCAATGGTGACAATACAACTAAAATAATTTCTGATATTTATTCAAATGTTAAGTTACATTCACACTTTGGTACTAAAAAATTTATAAACTATTTAAAAGATATTCATAATTCATTAGTTAACTACAATAAAAATGTTTTACCAATAGAAAATTTTGATTTATACAAATCAAAAGGTGATGAATTATTTTCGTTATTTATTGAACGAATTAAATGTTTAAAAAAATTAAATAAACTACCAAAAGTTGCCATTAGAAATTTAAAAAACGATATTAGGTTAGAACGTGACTATAATGATTTTAGAACATTACTTAATGATATAGAATATATAACAACACATTTATCATTATTAAATAATAGAGATAATTCAGCTAAAAATAAGATTTACAATAAATTATTTAAGAGTGATATAACATTCAGTAGACTAACTCAAATAATTGACGACAAGAAAAAATTAATTGGCGGTAATAAATTAACCCTTAAAGCAATAAAAGAGATTATTGATTCTGATGATGATTTACAGATAAAGTATTTTAAAAATAAAGTAATGGTTGTTGAGGTTGGGTCACCATATGCTATTAAAAAGATTGGATGTAATTCATTATGGTGTTTCACATATGATAATTCTAATTTTAATCATTTATGGAAACAATGGCATGATTACTCAACAAATGAAATCTGTTACGTTATCATTGATTTTAAACAATCTAGTGATAGTTTAGATTTTATGCATGTATTAGTTAGTCCATTAGAAAGTGAAGAAACTTATAATACAGATGATTTTGATGCCCACACACCATTATATTCTATGGATAATGAAAATATATACAACCCATATGGTGTATTATATGATTTAGTTGGTAAAGATAATATTGATAAGATTTTCACATTTGATTATGAAACTGAACCAATCAACGAAACCCAAATATTATTAAGACTTGGGCTGGTTTATTAAGTTTTTAACTTGAACCAATAAGTATTCAAAGAAATATGTAAACGCTTCATGGTTATTGGCTTTTATCTTAACACCAACATGGTCAAGTATTGCCCATGTTAAGTGAATCAATTCATGTTCAACGGTAGTATTATTATGCTTAAGCAATTCATTTGAGTTAATAAACATAAAGAATCTATTTTTAAGCATTCCTTCAAATTTATATGATGTTTCCCATTGGAACCCTCTAGCGTCATTTGCTAAGTCTAATGTATCTTCATTATCAAACTCATCATTTATATGTTGTATTGCTTCTATACATGAATCATGAAATATAACAAAAACGTCTTGATTATATATCGATGTATCTATTTTATGATGAGTTATTTTTGTCATTTGTTTAAGTTAAGAACTGTTGTTATATCTAATCTATCTTTGATATTTGATTCCTTAGCCAATGAATTAAATGTGGAAACCAATTTATTTGCATTTTTACTCATAAAAGATTTAGGGTCTTTCACACCCAAGATTTCCATAGCATCAAATAATTCATCCAATTGAGATTCATCTTCAAGCATATTTTTTATCTTAGACATGATTTTAGGGTTAGTAATGGCTTTATTTGATAATTCCAAGTTATGACCACTCTGATTAAATTTGGTGCCATTAACGGCTTTATTTAGAATCAAACCGATTCCCAAGATACATTCTTTTTTACTCTCAGTAATTAAAGTCTTAAACTTTAAATTATATTCAAATAGTTTTTCTTGTTGTGATTCAGTTATAATCAAAGTCTTTTTCATATTATATAAATATCATTTTAATAAACAAAAAACCCCATACTGAAAAGTATAGGGTTTTTTAACGTTAAGGTTATCGATTAAATATCATCGAATGAAGCCCCAGCGTTTGTTAGTACGAAGTCAATCTTTATAAACTCTAGTGAACGAGTTGGTTTCAACCAAATAGTTGCATTCAATTCATTTCTATCCAAGTCTTCTGGTGCATCAGATATAGCCACTCTAAAGTCAATAAGACCTCTTTGTGTTCTAATATTATTAAGGATTGGGTTAACCATAGCTAAGAATTGGCTTCTAACTACTGAATCATTTTGTTCGAAGATAAGTCTTAAACAAGCTGATGAAATCAACTTTCTAGTTTGCAATAAAAGTCTTCTAACATTTATTCTATTAAGGGCTGTTTCATTAACTTGAAGTGTTTTATTACCCCAAATCTTAATACCTTCAGTATTGAATGTGAATATTGGGTTAACTCTAGCATCCAAAAGAGTTTCATTTTCACCAACTGTTAATTTCTTTCTTGCTTTGATAGCATCCACGTTACCTCTTTGAAGACCAGCAACTGCGAACCAAGAATAAGATATATTATCAGTCAAAGCTATGTTTCTAACAACATCTCTTGTTGGTGGAACGTACACATAAGCATTATTTTCAGAATCCAATATTTGAATCCAAGGCCAATATGTTGCTGTGTAGCTACTATCATATAAACCATCAAGTGAATCTGCAACATCAGCTGCTGATATAACATCACCACTAGCATCTGTATCTGGTGTTGTAACGATATAAAGTGAGTCACTTCTATCATCTTGAATCATATCGATTGTAGCTTCAACCAAGTTACTATTATCGAATGTATCGATACCTGGTGTAGCCAATACGTTAATATTTATAGCTTCAGGGTTATTAAACGTCCAAATTGCTTCAAGGTAAGCATAGTAATCGGATGTGATACCTAAATCACCATTTGTAAGTGTTCTATTTGCGAATGTATCAACCAATAGACCAGCAGCACCTTTAGTTCCATTTATCGTATATGAATCTTGGTTACTTCTTCTAGTTCTATAGATATCCCATCCATCAAAACCACCATAAGGTGCCATTGTGAATTTACGAGCATAAATTTTCTCATAAGGAGTATTTAGTAATCCAGCTTCAGTTCTAAATTCAGCATCACCAGTATCAAATAAGAATATTGGTGAGTAAGTACCTCCACTTGAGTTAATTACTATTTCAACACCATCAATAGTTGCTCCTGTAGCATCGATATCCATGTGGAATCCTTTTGTTAATCCAGTCCACATATCTAAAGTAGAACTTTCTGGTTTTCCTTTGTAATCAAAGAAGTCAGCATCAATACCGATAGTATTTGATAAACCTAAATAATATTTTCTTTTGTTTTCAAAAGCACTATAAGATGTTTTATAAGTGATTGATGGAGAAAGAACTGATGAATTACCATTTTCATTATAATCTCTAACTGGATACCCAATAAACCCAGCAGGGAATGCTTCACTTATATCATTTTCAGTATCAAATTCAACTAAAACATATAAAGATTTTGAAGCATATTCACCATCTAACGTACCTATTTTCTTACCAATATAATTATTAGATTCTGGGTCTAATGTACATCTAGTAAAGCTTTCCAACACTTGAATATTAGCATCAGTATCATAGAATCCTCTAACAATAACATCAAACTCTTTTGTATCTGGTTTAATATTAGTGATTGATATCTTAAACTGCTCATTTGCCGCATTACCATCAGAAATTGTCCAAAACCTGAATAATCTAAGAACTTTATTACCTCTTAATTCTGATACAACATATGGTGTAACAGCTGGAGCAAATTCCACCAAATAATCATCAAATTTATTACTATAATTAATAGGTGTTAAGTTAACACCTCTAACTTTTTCATCATCATTGTAATTTTCGAACATTTCTGAATAGAATTCTTCAACAAACAATGCTGTTTTACCATCTTGGGCACCTCTACCTAAAACCTTAGGTAAGTAATTTCTTTTTGTTTTATCCAAAGATAATCCATAACTAAACGCACCTTGTGTTGTTGATGCTCCTGTTAATGTGAAGTCACCTAATGGATTTGTTGTAGCACCAGTAACTGATGGGTTAAACCCAACTCCAGTAGCACCAGTAACTTCAAAATCAACCAATTGTGTTGTTTGATTAACAGTTCCTCTAGACCTTAATAAGGCTACCAATTTATTTTCAACATCAGAATAAGATGTACCAGAATAAAAAGTTGTAACACCACTTGTTGTTCCAGTTAAATATGAACCACTTGTACCAGTAGATATAACATTCAACGTAAATGAAACACCACTAAAGTTATCACCAGTTTTTAAATAATATGGTGATATTGATGAAGTTGTACCAGTATTTGATACACCCAAGAAAGCTAATTGGTCTGTTAAAGTACCATTATTTATTAATGATTGAATCAATGAAACACTTGAAGAAACTACCACGTTTGTTCCACCAGTAGTTGCACTATAAGTTATCAATGATGCAACATTTGTTGGGCCACTTGTAATACCATATGTACTATTATCCATAGCTGCATCTAATGTAATACCCCATGCTAAACCAGCGTCATAACCAGAATAACCTAATACTCTAGTTACAAATAATTGATTTGATTGACTAAGATAAGATTTAGCAATATATGCCAATTCATATTTAGGGGCACCAGTATCTTTTATTAACGTATTATCTAAACCACCAAAAAATGATTGGAATTCATTATAATTGCTAATGAATATAGGTTGAAACGCTGGTCCAATTGTTGTTTCACCAACCAAACCTAATGTTGTAACACCAACTTGACGGGCTACATATGTTAAGTCTCTTTCTGATGTGTAAATACCTGGACTTACGAATACTCTTGATTCTGACATAATTTTATTTTCTTAATTTTTAATTTATTTTAAGCTCTGCTTAGTTATAAATATTAAGAAATAAATGAAAGTATTCTTTACTTTTTAAAAAATTTAATTAATGACCATAAATATAATCAATCAACTCTTGTATGGTATTAAATTTATTCCCATCAATTATCATATCAATAGTTAATACCCTGATTGAATTATCCAATTCAACATGAGCCATATACTCATCGATTATTTCAAATCCATTTTCGTATAGTGAATATGTGAATGGTAAAAACTCACCATCCATAATTACTCCACCTTGTGTACTTTGATTACTCATAAATTAAATCCTTTTAACTGTCATGTAAGATAATGTTTGTGTTTCAGCTGATGATGCCATTTGACCAGCAATTAATAAATAAACATCATTATCCCAATTGATTGCCACACTTGAAACGTTATTTAACGGTGTTGAATCACTTGTATATGTACCAGCCACAAATACAGCTTCGGTTCCATTTCCTGTTCCATTTGTGACCTTAATTGGAAGTGTACGTTGCATATATGTTGCAGCTAAGTTTGCAGCGGAAGTTGATGTACCAATTAATGTTGCTCCAGCTAATGTTGGTGAAGTATTAAAGTAAAATCTATTTGTCGGAATAACTGTCACACCATTTTTTCTTCCTCTCATTTCCATCCTTATAACATCTCCAGCTACATATGTTCCACCTGAAATTAATACTAAACCAATTAAAGTATTTGATGCTGCTGTTGTTCCACTTTGGTCAATTCCATTTCCATAAATTACATTATTATTTCCAGATGAATAACCAGTTATAATAACATTATTTCCATCATTACGTCTTAAAGTTGTTGTACCATTTGCAAATGTACCACCTGTTACATATATATCAGTTGATGAACTTCCTGTTGTAAATCCAGTTACGTTAAAGGTTCCACCTGTGTTATTTGTAAAAATAGCAGTTCCATTACTATAAGTACCCCCTGTAACTCTAATATCTAATGGTAAATTTTGATATGTTGTTGCCGATATTGTTGTTGCCGAAACACCAGACGTAAATCTAGTTTCACCACTAACGGTACCACCAGATAATGGTAAGTATTCACCACTTAATGATGATGTTCCACCAGTACTAAACCCACTTACACTGAACGTTCCACCTGTGTTATTTGTAAAAATAGCAGTTCCATTCGAATATGTACCACCAGTAACATAGACATCAAATCCTGACGAACCGCTTATTGTTGACACATCACGTAGTGAAATAGTTCCGTTATTATCTCTAACTAAAATATTACTTAATGAATTATTTGTTGATGCTGATAAAATACTTAAAAAAGGTACAAAAAGTGTATTATTTCCATTTACCGAAATATTTTCCCCTCCAATAATAGCAGACCCATCACCAATTAAAGATGAGTTTTTAGACAAAACAAAAGATGTGTAACCAGATACTTGACTACCATCCCCACCAATTAAACCAAAATCACTTCTATTTATATTGTTTGAACCAAAACCAACCCCACCTATACCTCTAACAGAAACTTCATAACCAATAGCTACGGAATAATCACCAACAGCATCAGTTGATGAATCATTTAATGTTTTTAAAGAAAAATTACCACTTGAACCACTACTCCAATATGTATCGGAAATAGTACCACCTGTTGTAAACCCAGTTATTGGTATATTAACATTATCATTTCGTATTAAAGTCAATGTTTGTCCATTCAATGTTCCACCAGTAACATAAATATCTGTTCCACTACCACCAGTTAATTGATTAACTGTGGCAAATGGATTAGCACCACTAGGTGATGATGCATTCGTTATTGCAGCTATTTGATTTGGTGTAAGTATTGTAAAAGCACCCCATGTACTAATATCATCAGTATTCATATATGCAATTCCAGTAGAGTAATCAATATAGAATGTACCACGTTTACTAACATGGATTGGAATTCCATCTCCAGATTGAAGTAATACACTACCTATTGATATTGACCTAACATTTGTTGCCATGTATATAAATTATTTAATAACTAACCACATAAATAAAAGTTAATGTGTAATTTGTTAATTTTTATTCCCAATATCCATTAATAGAAACATTACCCCTATAAACTAATAATGGTGTTTCAACCCCTATTGGTATTTTTAATATTATGTGTAAATAAGTTCCAGATTCAACCATAAGTGGTGTTATTAGTTCATTATTTATCATTGGTCTTGCCATAGTTCCAACAGATGATATTGTTGGTATGTTTTGAACACCTAAACCTAATCTTCTAGTTGTTTTTGTACCACCAGTAACAGAATCCAACTCACCAAGTGATAAATCTGTTCCACCAACACCAACAACCCACTGAAGTGTTGTTCCAGTACTACCAATTGTTGCACCAGAAGTAAAAGTATTTATATTAATGTTGTTTATAACCAGTGTTTTACCAGGTATATCAGCTGTTCCATTTGGATTTAAATAACCAAATAAAATGTAATCATTTTCACTTGAACCACTCGCTGGAATTAAAAAATTTCCACCGATAGTTGTGTAACCACCAGTTGTATTATCAAGTAATGATAATCGTGTTGGTGATAAATTATTTAATATATTAGCTGAAGTTGTTCCACCAGTTAAATTTGATTGACCATCTGGTAAACTTATTGATGATTGACCATTAGTTACCATCAAAGATTTAAAATCTTTATTACTTTTAAAATCACTGAAAAGAACACCAAAATCACAAATACTAATTTTAATTGGGGATGAAACAACACCACTATTTCTATTTCTAACAAATAAGGGAAGTGAATTTGGAAGTGATGTACGATATCCAGCGGTTGTTAATGTAAAGGTTGTTGATGTAAAAAAAACAGTTGTTGCTGTTGGTGTTATCTTACCGATAATGGTATCATCAACCCAAAACTCAACATTGTTATCAATTATTGCTAATATATAGTCATTATATTCATTTATCGTTGGTGTGTGTATGTTTACAATAGTAGTTTCATAACCACTATAACTAACAACACCATTAAGGGTTCCACCACTAACTCTAAAAAAAACACCATCAGTAGGTGTTGTTGTTCCAGTTGTGGTAGCTAAACCAAATTCAATTATATTATTTGTTTGAAAAGTATTATCAAATTTGGTTTTAAAATTAACATAAATAGGGGCGTTTTCAAAAATAGGAAAGGTTCTAAATGTTTGAACCATTGAATAATCACCACTACCTACACTAGAATTCGCATTTAAGTTAAGACAACCACCAGATAATACTATTGTTTGATTAGTAGTAGTTGCTTTATATTTACTATTGTTTAATACATTACTTGAAAAATTATCTTGCCAAAAAGGTACTTCAACATTTTTAAGTAACCTATAATCTTGAGTAGTATGTAAAGCTCTTAATGTGGGTATACCAATAACTGAACCATCATCAACTTCAGATATAATATAATTATATCCAGATTCATTTATGATTGTTGGTAAAGTAACTTTTAAATTATTATTTGAATCTACTTCAACTTCATTTATACTTTTACCGCCCTTTATTTTTATACTCATGTTATTCCCAATATCCGTTAATTGAAACCAAACCTCTTATTATTTGTGTTGCTGTTGCTGTTGATATAGGCATCTTAAGTATTATATGTAAATAAGTTCCAGCTTCCACCATAAGTGGTGCTGTGAATTTTGCATCAATACTTGGACTTGCTACAGTACCAACAGTTGTTCCTGTAACCATAGATTGAATTCCCAAACCTACTCTTCTCGCTGCTCTTGTCCCAGCAGTAACAGAATCAGTTGTAAGAAGAGTAACAGCTGTTCCACCTACACCAATTGTCCATTGCAATACAGTTGCTGTAGTTGCAATAGGTACTACAGCAACATAAGTATCTATCTTAACACCAGTTACAACAAGCGTTTTTCCAGGTATAGCAGCTGTTGCAGCTGGGTTTAAATAAGCAAAAAGAGCGTAATCAGTTTCAGCACCACCTAATGCTGCAAATTGAAACTGTCCACCAAGAGTTGCATAACCAGCTGTTGTATTAGAAAGAGAAGCAGATACTGGACCAGTAATGTTAACAATATTTGCTGTTTGAGTACCAGCAGCAACAGCTGCTGAACCATCTGGTGTTGAAATAGATGATTGTCCGTTGGTTACCATGGTTGTACTCCATTCTTTCCCAGAATCCATATCACCAAGACTTATACCTAATTGTGCTATATTTAATTGAACAGCCGTACTTACAGCACCAGAATTATAATTTCTTAATAATAAAGGTAAAGAATTTGATTGACAAGGACTACCAAGACCAACAGGTGTTGGTAATGTCGTTAAAATAGTATCATTAACCCAAAAAGTACACTTATCTTGACCAATTGTTATGGCATAATGATATACAATATTAGCTATTGGTACATGTATATTAGGTATAACAACTTCAGCACCGTTATTATTAATAACAGCATTTAATTGTCCACCGCTTGCTCTAAAGAAAACACCATCAGTTGGTGCAGCAACACCTGAAGCCAACCCCAAACCAAATTCAATAACACTATTTGCTTGAAGTGGGTTTGAAAATTTAGCCTTTATATCAAAATATAAAGGATATGTGTTAAATAAAGAAAAACTCTTAAATGTTTGTACCCTAGCAACGTTGGTTGATGCAACGGCATTACCAGCATTTAAATTTAAAAAACCATTTGCTAGTGTTATTGTCATTGTTGATGTAACACCAATATATTTTGCGTTATTTAATACAGCATGACTAAAAGTATCTTGCCAAAGTATTTTATCAATACCAGTTCTAAGACGATAATCTTGAGATACATCTATTGGTCTTAATAATTTACTTCCAGTTACTTGACCATCATCTACCTCACCAACTGATATTGAATACCCAGCACCTGATAATACCACTGGTAAATTAACCTTTAAATTATTATTAGAATCAACATCAGCTAAGATATTTGAAACACCACCTTTTATAATTACACTCATATTCTTACATTTTTATTATAAATATCTTATATTTTTATATTATCACTTTTAATTCAATATTAAATATTTGATATTATACACACCCCAAGTTCCTTCAGAACTAAAAGCATTTATGTTAAAACTAACATTATCAACGATATCACTCTTACTAAGAACCACCCCATCAATCATTGAATCCTCAATATCTGGGTGGTTTGTAGAACTAATAATTGTTAAAACAATATTGGATAAATCAGTAACGGTTGTGGAAGATACTGTTACTGTTGTGAAACTAGTTTCACCACTTATAGCTGCACCAAAATTAACACTTGTTGTACCAGTTTCATTCACTATAACAGTAACAAAATTATTAACATCAATACCTAAATTACTAACACTATTACCACCAATAGTTTTTATGTTCAAAGCATCAACATATGTTGTATTATCGGAAGTACCTGTTAAATTACTACCCAACACAATTGTACTTACACCAATAGCTGTACTACCACTTCCATGAACAAATGAATTTAATCCTGATGCAACAGATAAATTACCACCAGCATGTGAATTCTGACCTGATGATGTATTTAAAGCTCCTTCAACGTGACTTCCATCACCTGAAGCTATATTTCCACTTCCTTCAGCATGTGAAGCTAATCCACTTGATGTGTTTTGGTCACCCTCAGCGTGACTAACGTTACCACTTACTGTATTACTTTTACCTTCAGAAAATGAATCACTTCCAGTTACTGTATTATTTCTACCTGTTGCAAAAGAATAATTACCACTAACTATATTGGTGTTACCAAAAACACCAGCATCATTACCACTTATATCATTACCATTTCCAAATGCAGCACTAGTTAATCCACCAACAATATTATTATATCCAGCCGCAAATCCACCATCACTTGTAACTCTATTGTTGAATCCAAATGCAGCAGCGTTGATAGCAGCAACATCAAGTGAGTTACCAGCCGCAAAACTTGTTATACCTGATACACTATTACTAAAACCAAAAGCAGCATTATAAGAATCCCTTGCCACGTTATCATGACCCATAGTGAATGAACCAATACCAATAGATTGGTTATTTAAACCAGCAGCCACAGCATAATTACCAGTAGCATCAGTTGTTGAATCGTTTACTATCTTTACAGAATAATCACCACTTGAACCACTACTCCAATATATGTCAGAACTTGTAGTTCCTGTTGTAAATCCTGTGATAACCACATCGTTATTATCATTACGTCTTAATGTAAGCGTTTGCCCATCCAAGGTTCCACCCGTGACATAAATATCAGTTCCTGTTCCACCAGTTGAAAACCCACTTACATTAAATGTACCACCTGTATTATTGGTAAAAGTTGCTGTACCATTTGAATAGGTACCTCCAGTCACACGTATATCTAAAGGTAATCCTAAATATGTTGATGCGCTTAAGCTACCATTAACAGTTAAGTTTCCTGTTATAGTTCCACCACTTGTACTTAACTTAGATAATATATCTGATTTAATTGTTTGAATAGTTGAACAATCACTAAGATTATCGCAAGTTAATCCTTGTTGAGTAGGTAAGCTTGAAACGACATATGAATAATGTTGTGAACCTTCTGTAAAAAATGTTATTGTATGTGATTGATTACTTGTGTTTGTTGCTCTTACAAGAGCAACTATGCTATCAGTAACAGTTATAGGAGACCCACTAAAATATGCATCACTAAGTTGCATTGATGGTGTTGGTGAATTTGTTGTTACTGGTGTTGGGTCTGTTGTAAATAATAAAGTTGATGTACCACCACTTGTTAGTTTATAAACTTCAACAAAAATATTAAAAGCTGCATTATTATTTTCCTTATATGAATGCAAATAAAATGACCAAATTCCACCAGGTATTAACGTTTTATTTAATTGGTCTGATTGAAAAGATGCTATTGTTTCTGTTGCACCAACACCAATTGTTGTTCCAGTTGATTGTTCAGATGCTGTACTACCTGTTGTGCTTAAATATCGATTACTATTTTTTGATTGAGATATATTAAAATAAAATAATTGTCCTCCACCACCACCAGTTGAAAACCCACTTACATTAAATGTACCACCTGTATTATTGGTAAAAGTTGCTGTACCATTTGAATAGGTACCTCCAGTAACTCTAATATCTATAGGTAAACCTAGATAAGTGCTTGCACTAAACGTATTTGCTGTAAGACCACTAGTAAATTGAGTTGGTCCCGTTACGGTACCACCAGTGAAATTAATTGCTGTACTAAAACCATTTACGGTAAAAGTACCACCTGTATTATTTGTAAATGTAGCCGTACCAGCATTATATGTACCACCAGTAACTTTTATATCTAATGGAAGATTTTGATATGTTGTTGCTGAAATTGTTACTGCTGTTAAACCACTAACAACACCACCAGTAAATCCTGTGTAAAATCCGTTTACTGTAAATGTACCACCTGTATTATTAGTAAAAATAGTAGAACCATTTGAATAGGTACCTCCAGTAACTTTTATATCAAGTGGTAAACCTTGATATGTTGTTGCAGATAAAATATTAGAAGAAATGGTACCGTTTGAAGTTAATCCAGTGACAGAATTAATATTTGAACTAAATGTACCCCCACTTGAATCTGTTATAGTAAATCTGTTATTATTATAAGTAAAATTAGTGATAGTTGTGTCCGTCATACCAGAACTAAAACCACTAACACTAAATGTACCACCAGTATTATTACTAAACGTAATGACACCATTATTTGGGTTATAAGTACCTCCAGTAATAGTAACATCACTTGATAATAACCCTAAGTTTGTGGTAAGTGAAACACCATCATTTCTAGTTAAAATTAAATCGTAATTAGATAAATTAAGAGTTAATCCAGTGGCAAAAACGTCAAGTGGTAAACCAAAATAAGTTGTTGCACTCATTGTATTGGCTGTTAACCCATTTGTAAATTGTGTTGCACCAATAATGGTACCACCTGTAAAATTAGAACTACTTGTTCCAACAACAATATTTCCATTTGAATCAATACCTAAATTATTAACTGATGAACCACCACCAAGTGTCTTGATATTAAAACTATCAACATATGTTGTGTTATTGGTTAAACCAGTTATATTAGCACCTAACACAATTGTATTTATACCACCAGCGGTACTACCACTTCCATGTACAAACGATGTTAACCCACTAGCTATTGTATTTGCACCACCAGCGTGTGAATAATCACCACTCGCTCTTGTATTTGACCCTTCAGCATGACTCGATAAACCATTAGCTATTGTATTATCACCTTCAGCATGTGATGTAACACCACTAGCTATTGTGTTACCACCTTCACTATGTGAATAACTACCAAAAGCTGTTGTATATGACCCCTCAGCATGTGATGCTAAACCAATTGCTGTTGTAAAAGCACCTTCAGCAAATGAATAATCACCAGAAGCAACTATATTTGTGTTATTATTTGATTTTATAGAATATAAACCAGTAGAACCAGTAAACCCAGTAAAACCAATATTGGTTGAAAAACCACTTACGTTAAAAGTACCACCTGTGTTGTTTGTGAATATTGTAGTACCACCAGAATATGTTCCACCAGTAACATAAATATCCTGAGGTAATCCCTGATATGTTGTTGCAGATATTGATGTTCCAGTTAAACCATGAACACCTAAATCAACACCTCTAGTTGCGCCACTATATGGTATGAAATTACTTGTATCAACTTGAGCAGAAGGAAAACTTAAACGTGAGTTAGTATTATCATCAATTCTAACTGTAACATTACCAGTTGAAGTAACCATCTTAGCATATATCTTAACAACTAATCTATCAGTTGAATTAAGATATATATTATTAGATGAAACACTAAATGTTAAATTTATTTGTAATAACGCATTTAAATTAGATTGATTAGATGTGTCAGAAGATAATAAAATAGTTTCATTACCAATTAAATCTAATTTAGATAAAGTTGCAAATGTAAAATAATATGCACTACCAGAAACTTTTTGAATTTCAAAATGTAAATCAATTTCACCAGATGGTATAACCGTTAAATTAGGATTATAAATATCAGTGACAAATTGACCAACGATTGTAGAAGCTGTGGTTATTGTAGTTGTTATCAAAGCAACTGGTCCAACAATATATTCGTTTAAACTAACCAATTTATTATAACCAGCAATATCAGTAGCCCCACTTACAAGCATATAAGTTGATATTCCGTTAGCTGAATTAGTGAACCCAGTTATAGGTATACTAACATTATCATTTCTTACTAACGTAAGTGTTTGACCAGAATAAGTTCCACCTGTAACATATATGTCCGTAGATGATGTACCAGTACTAAATCCAGATACATTAAATGTACCACCTGTATTGTTTGTAAATATAGCTGTACCATTACTATAAGTACCACCTGTAACAAACACATCAGTGAAAGTTTGTCCAGTACTAAACCCAGTTACATTAAATGTTCCACCTGTGTTGTTTGTAAATATAGCTGTACCATTACTGTAAGTTCCTCCTGTAACATATATATCAACACCACCAGTATCACCAGAAATCAATGGTTGAATAATATATGTTTGATTAATATTTGATGTATTGTTATTATTAATCATGATTACCTTGCATTACCAACTAATTGAAATCTACCTATATCTAAATTACCCTTGCTTATTGATATAGTTACCACTTGATTTTGATTTATGTTTATTGGTGATACTAACACCGTACCATCAAAAACTGAAACACCATCTACCCTTATAATAATTCTACTTATATTTGAAATGTTAATCAAAGAATTAAAAACTAAGTCATATTCACAAGTAAAATTAAATGTTTGGATGGTACTTGGATTAAAAACAAAGGTATATGTAATTACATTGTTATTTTCATTCCTATCAAACAAAATATTCCTATTATAAGCACCATCTTCTTCAACTTCTTGACTCAGCAATGCTCTATTCAATGATGGTATAACTTTATATTCCTTTTCATCCAACAAATAACCAGCCAATTTAATTTCATACATTTGTTGGTAGTATCTTCTTTCAGAAAATTCTTGAATGTTTGATTCATCAGAGTTATTTTCAATTGTAAGTGGCATTGGATGACCTTTAGGTGATATATAATACTGTCTAGCATTGAATGAAATTTTCATTTTCTCATGAAACTCATTCAATTCAACCATCTTATTACTAAAAAACCTAACTTCGTAAATCAAATCAATCGCTGTTGGTTGTGGTATCTGATATAAATCAACCCCTTTCCTTGCTCCATCAAATGTTGGAACTTTCATTATTGTCCAAGTCCTTTCACCAGGTATATTCCATAACCCAGCTTGATTTGTACCTTCTTGTGGGTCTGGTTTCCTAACTATAGTCACAAAAGGTAATTTAATATTCTTATCAATATCCGATACATCCCAAGTTTTAGTAAATTGACTCCATCTTTGAATAGTCAAAAATATTACTGGAACATTAACCCCATTTAATGTCAACCCTAAATTAGTCTTAAATTCATCAATAACACTTGAATCCATATCTGATATCATAACTCCACGAGGCAAAAACCCTTGATGGTCAACAATACCATCAAACAACTCTTGACGTTTCTCAACACCAATTTTGCTTGGATTTATATTTAAATTATTTCTGAAATTCTTAGGTACAGCCATTATTATTTAGTATTAAATTCTGATTCATCCACTGGGGCACAAGTTACAGTTCTTGATGCTTTTTTAAATCCTAATATTGTATGTTTGCTATCAAAATTCTTAATTCCGTTATTAACAACTGAATAAGTTCTAAATTCAGTTTCACTAATTTGGTAAGACACATAATCACCAAGGTTGATTTCAACCCCCAATTCAATCAATTGTTGCTCAAAAATACCAAAAACAAATGGCTTATCTTGAATATCCATCATAGTTCCATTTGGGTTAAAAGACTTCGCTTCAGGTTCTTCAATTATCGGCTGCACCTTCAATTCAACTGGTGGCAAAAATTGAATCCCATCTTCAACTGATTCACCATATAAATCGTCATATTGTGTCGTAACCCTATCAACTCTATATAATATGACAGTATAATTACCATCACCCTCAATGGCTTCACGGCTCATACTTATCTCTAAATTAAAATCTTCACTAGAGAAAAATTTATTTACACGATTTATAGGAATAATAGGTTTATTCATGAGTTTTATATATAAATATAGCTATTGACTTTTAAAACAAAAATAACCATATTTAAATTAAAAATTTAAAAGTCAATATTTGACATAAAGAAAAATAAATTTTAACACAAATTGATACAATTAAATGATATAAAATCAAAGAAAGCAATTATTCTACTATCTAATTATAGTGGGATAAACCCATATATCTTACAATTAAAGAATAAATTAGCTACTAATGGTAAGTTACTATTAACCGAAAATCAAACCAACTATATTATCGAAAATGATAAAACTCAACCAATATTTATAAACAAAATATTATCTATAACACCATTTTTGGGGGAATCACTTAAAAAAGAGTTTGAATTAAGCTTTACCCCAGAAAAATTATTAGCCGAATACATATTAGCTGACAACAATAAAACAATCCACATTTACGGAAAACTAACCAAGAATCAAAAAACATCAACAATGTTTTTCATTCCAAAAAATCAGTTGATAACTGACCCTTATTTTGATGAAATTGATGTTGATGTTGATTTTGAAAAATATGATAATATTTTAGCCAAATATGGTAAAAATTTATTCGAACACCAAAAATCTGGTATTAAATTCTTGTTAGGTAGAAAAGGAGCTATCTTAGCTGACGAAATGGGACTCGCAAAAACGGCCCAATCAATAATATCAGCACTTGAAAGTGGTTGTAAAAAAATATTAGTTATTTGTCCAGCATCAGTAAAGATAAATTGGAAAAGGGAAATTGAAATTTTCGATAAAAATGTATCAATAGTTGATGGTAATCGTTGGGTTGATAATAAATTTACGATTGTAAATTTTGATATACTTAAAAATTTCCACACTATTGAAGATAAAAAAATTGAATTTCAAATTTTAAAAAGAACAATTCTTGATACAAAATTTGATGCTATTATTATTGATGAAGCACATTATTTAAAAGATAGCAACACAATTAGAGGTGGTATTGTTAATGATTTGATTAAACTAAACGATTTTAAAAGAATTTGGTTGTTAACTGGAACCCCAGTAGCCAACAGACCAATAGATTTTTTTAATTTACTTAAGATGATTAAATCACCATTAGGTGATAATTGGATGTTTTTTTCTAAGCGTTATTGTGATGCTAAAAAAATGTATAGAACCATGAAAAATGGTAAAAAGAAACAGTTATGGATTAATAGCGGAGCCTCAAACTTAGATGAATTACATAATAAAACTAAAAATATTATGTTAAGAAGGTTAAAGAGTGAAGTATTGGATATGCCAGAAAAATTAATTATTCCACAATACCATGAATTATCACCAACACAATGGATTGAATATGATGGGTTATGGGAGGATTATTTGGTTGAACGTAAAAAGAAAGGAAAAAGAGGTAACTTAGATAAAGATTTATTGGAGTTAATATTGCTTAGAAAATTTGTAGCTATGGAGATGATACCAAATACAATTGAATTGGTTGATGATTTGATTCTTGAAGATAAGAAAGTTATTATCTTTACCACTTTTACTGAAGAATTAAATGAACTAAAGAATCATTTCGGTAAAAAATGTGTAACCCATAATGGCCCAATGTCAACAAAAGATAAGCAAAAAAGTGTCGATGAATTCCAAAATAACCCAAATATTAAGGTTTTTATTGGAAACGTTATTTCTGCTGGTGTTGGAATCACACTTACAGCAGCTAATGTTGTCGTGTTCAATAGCTATGCTTGGGTACCAGGAATCAACAACCAATGTGAAGATAGAAGCCACCGATTGGGGCAAAAAAGTGATGTACTTGTCTACTACCAATTATTCGAAAACAGCGTTTCAGTTAGAATTTGGGAAACACTTAAGAGCAAACAATCAATCATAGACCAAATTATGGTTGGCAATGAAGAAACAATAACAGATAAAATAATTGAAATGATATATGAACAGAGTTAGAGTGTATACAACAAAAACATGTCCTTATTGTAAAACACTTAAGGATATGTTAACTGAAAATAACGTTGAATTTGTTGACGTTGATGTTTCAGATGAAAAAAATAATAAAGAATTTGAAATGGTAATTAAGATTACAGATTCAGATATGGTACCCATTATAAAAGTTGATAAAAATTTATTAGTTCCAGAAAAATCATTTAAATCAATACCACAAGCTGTTGAAATGATAAAAACGATAATTAATGGTAAATAAGCTATATTTATAAATAAAAGATTATGGCTATAACTAGAGAGGAACAAACAAAGTTATTTAACAATTTCAGAGCAACTGTTGGTGCCCCACTTAGAAATATTGAAATAACCGATGACCAATTATGTATCTTATTAGAATTATCAATTGAAGATTATAGTCAAGCAGTTCAAAATTATTTGATTGAACATCAATGGCAAAGCCTATTGGGTCAAAATGTTGATACACTTGATATGGCATTTGCGTTGAGCGTTAGAGGAATGAATTTCTCAACACAATATACTTATGCATACTCTAAGCAAGTTGGATTACAAACAAATGGACCTTGGGAACTTAAAAAAGATTTTATTGATATTGAAGCTGGAAGACAAGTTTATCAAATTCCAGCTGGTAGAGAAGTAAATGAAGTTCTTTGGATTACACCATCAACCGTAAATCAATCATTGATGGCTAGTTATGGTGGTTTAGATGCTGGTTTTGGCTTCGGTGGGGGTTTTGCTCAAGTTGGTGGTGGTTATGGTTCAACAACAGGTGGATATGCTGGTAGAAGTGGTTATTATATAGCACCAGCCTTTGATGTGTTATTAATGGCTAGTGATATGAATTTAAAAAATAGAATTGTTAGAAGTGAGTTAACATACAAGGTAACCGCTGGACCTAATGGTACTAAATTGTTGCATTTGATAAGCACTCCAGGTTCCAAGTTAAGTTTTGGTTTGGGTGTTGGTAGTAGAGTAAGCAATGGGATAAATTTAACTGGATGTAGAGTTTGGTATCACTACTATGATACAACAGATGCTAATGTCGATGATTGTAGAAATGACAATCCAGATATTATTAAGATGCCTAATGATGTTCCATTGGATAAATTAGATTATGCATCATTTAACGAACCAACAAAGGTTTTAATACGTCAAATATTATTTGCAAAAGCTAAACAAACACTTGGTAAAACAAGAGGTAAGTTTTTAGGTGTTATTGGATTACCAGAAGGTGAAAGAACTTTAGATTGGGAAACGATGACAACTGAAGGTAACGAAGAATATAAAGCAGTGATGGAAAAATTAGAAGAAAGATTAGCTAGGTTATCTAGCACAGAACAATTAAAGAGAGCAGCTGAAGAAGCTGAATTCCTAAATACTCAGCTCAAATACAGGCCATTAGGTATCTATGTTAAGTAATGTAAAAGTGGTTTAAAATAACCACTTTTCTTTTTTTACACCATCATTTACACCCTCATTTACACCCTCATTTACACCCTCATTTACACCCTCATTTACTACGTCATATACTACGTCATATACTACGTCATCTATAACTTCATTAAAGAAATCAATTTCCGATTCCAATACCACTCTCTCATCAAATTTATCATTATAATCAATTTCACCACCATCTGATTCTTCATTTTCATCATCTATTTTTCCTATCTCCAAAGATATGGTTTTTATATTATGTTCTTGTATTTTCTTAACAATATCTTCAATCTCTGATATTTCACCAATAATCAAATCAGCATTTCTAACTCCAGTTAAAAATTCTTTGGTTGTTTCGTTATTTACCCATAAATCAAACCTATCATCTTTTTTAACATTTTTATCCAATGATTCATAAAATATATCTCTACTTTTAGCTAAGCTCTCATATTTGAATATTTGTATCAATGGCATCAAAGGTTCATTCCATTCATTAGAAACAAACACACCATCATCATTTAAATGTGCGAATCCGTAAATTTCAATAGGTATTTCACCTAATGACCTAATCTTACCGTAATCTTTTACCTCTAATCTTTTGAATATATCATCTAACCTGTCTTTAGCATAGGCAATATCTTTTATTTTTTTGATTCTCATCCTCTCGGTGTAATCAGCAACAATCAAATCCCAATCAGTTTGGGTCATATTGTTTGGTGTCTTATTAACTCTCATCCAAAATTTTATTTCCTTGTCTTCCATAGTCATTAAATCCTCATAACTATCTTGATGTTCTGGTTCAAATGGATTTCCATTTGTTAATTTACACTGCTCAATTGTAAAAGCTGATTTTTCTTGCAACACAAATAATTTACTTTTTTTATTTTTAACAACGTTAATCAACACATGATTTCTAACTTCAGTATCAAAACATACTAATAACGGTTTAATTCTAGTATTAAACGCAGCTAAGTATCTAGCAACATTATAGTCATCAACTGATAATTCAGCATTTATTTCATTGATTCTATCAATTATTTCGTTATCTTCAGGTGTATTAATTAGTTCTTTATTTAACATTTCCAATTCCTTAAGCATTTCGAAATCTTTTTCAACAATACTTGGTTCGATAAGTTTACAATTCATTTGTAAGGTAATCTTACCAGTTTCTTTATCCTTAATAGATTTTAAATCACCATGTGATTTAACAGTACCAATATTAACATAATATAACATGTCACCCATATCAACATATAGATTATGTTTTAAAGCTAATTCCATATGAGCTTGCTTAGGTAAAGGGTTACCTTTTTTATTAACCTTATCGGCTCTTTTTTTATATTCCTCAAGTGTTGATTTAACCTTGCTTTTTGATGCAATCTTAACCAATGGGATTTGCATATTATAAATTTTATCCACATAAGAATAATAATACCTTATAAACCCATAACCATCACCTTTTAATAAAAGTTTTATCCCATAATCTAAAAATTCTTCAATATATGTTGGCATTTTTTTAGACTTGATAGAATTCCCAACGAATTTAATCTTACCACCAATATCATTTGCGTAATTTTTCCTAGCAAAGTTAATAGTTGAATCAATTACATCATCAATATCCAATCCCATCCATCCAATCATATAAGTTTCATTAAATTCAGCTAAAGCAGCATCAATCCCATATAATACCTTACCACCATCACTCTTTGTTTTCCAATGCGACCCCTTGGGTGTATATGAATAACTATCAAGTTCAATTGGTACCGCAAAATTAACCCCATCAGTATCTAATAATAGGGGTGTCATATTAAATTTATCTGAGAAGAATTTAACCATCAATCTAAGATACTGTCTACCCCTACATGTTGTTTCCTCAGCGCAGTCAGTATCACCCCAATTAAATATATAAGGCGCACCATATGAACCAAACCAAGAGTTAGCTAATATCTTTAAAGGGAGTTGTTTTTTATCATATAAGTTAGCTAATTTTTTATTTTCACTAATATCATCCAATAATTTTTTCTTTTCTTCTTCATTTAAGTCTTTATTATTTTCTAATTTTTGAACTAAACTTTTAACTATATTCTTATGTGTTGTGGTTAACTCTTTATTCTCATCTCTTGTTTCAACCACATAAGATAATAAACCACTCATTGCACCACTAATATCTAATTTAGGGAATATACCCCATGTTAATTCAGTTTTAGGGTATAGCGCAGCATAATCTAATTTGTAAACATCCTTAGAGAAGCCAACTCTTAATAATCTAGATAATCCACCAGTAAAATCTTTCTTAACTTCAGTACTTGGAATTGCTAATTTATTCTCATATGACCAAGCTGACATAATTAATTTCCACTGTCCAGCTGTACCCATAGTTGAACTTCTCATGTATGTTGTTGGAAGTAATTTTGCAATCAAAAACGATGCTTGATTAAAAATATTATCAATTTGCTCTGTTTCCCATAAGTCATCCAATAAATATCTTCTAACCAAGAATGCCCCATCAACTACCTTATAGTTATTTTTTATTTCTTTATTAGGTTTAATCTTATACCAATCACCATTAGTGTCATTAAAAGCATAAGTATTGTTTTTATCATTCCATAAATCAAATAATACATTACCATTAATGTAAACCCTATTCTTTTTAGCAATATTAGAGTACTTTGTGATATATTTTAAAGACCAAGATTTGATATCAGAATTAATTGCCTGTGCCCTTCTGACTGAATGAGCAATATCTAATATATTATGACCATACATATGGGCTTGCATGTAGTGTTCAACCTCACCACCCAATTTAATCATGGATTTCTTACGTTTGAATTTACTATTGGGTGATAGTGTTGTCGCTAAATCAGAAACATTACTTCCTAACCTACTAACTCGTTTCTCAATAAAATCCCAATCGAAATTTTCGGAATTATAACCAGTAATTATATCTGGTTTAAGATAATCAATTACCCCAAAAAACTTTTTAATATTGGTTAATTCAGAATTTCTTAACTCCTGTGGCGTGTTTCCACTTATTTCAATTACACCTTCTAACCCTCTATTATCCCTTATCCCAATTTGGAATATAGCATCTCTATTAGGATTCAGTCCCTGTGTTTCCAAGTCAAATTGGAATCTATGTAAATCATTGTAATCATCAAATCCTTTAAATAACCTTTTACCCGTTTGAATCATGAATTGTTCAACTGGTGTGTAAGCTAAAAATAAGTTTCTATCCTCTTTTCTGAAGATATCTAACCCACCATCCCTAAAATAATTAATAAGTGAATTGTATGATTTATCACAAATGGCCATGAATTTATACCCATTTTCCATTCTATCTGGAATATGCCCACTATCATCATGTGTCCTTAGGTTTTTAATAGTAATACCATACCTTTCTCTAGCTTTTATTTGCTCAGAATGCTTACCCCTATATAAAATCTTATTAACGTCTTCCTTGAACCACAAGAATGGTTTGTAACTATGTGTTTCAGTCCTCTTTCCAGTTTCTGGGTCATTTATTACCAATACAACATTATTTGAGTTATACTCTGGTTCTATTGTAATTATATACTTTTGGTCATCTCGACCCAATAAAAACGCTTCAATTTCTTCTTTTGGAATCATATATTTAAAACTAATTCCACAAATTTACTATTTTAAAATCACTTTTTAATAGAACCACCAATCACATTTATGAATAATTCTTCAGAAATAGGTGTAAGCAAAGTTCCACTACCATCCAATACCTCAATTGAAAATTGTCCAACATATCTACCAGCATTTTTAGTGTCTATAGCCCTAAAATTATATGTTATGAAGTATTCTTCACAACAATCACTAGTAGGTGTAACCAATTCAGTACCAGCCAATCTATTACCAATCACATGTTTTCCTGTGGTAACCTCCCACATATTGAATTTTATTGTTGAATTTTGTAATTTATCAAAAAAATTGTTAAAATCATATCTACCATCATTTATTAGTTCCATTTTAAGAACAGGTAAGGTAGCACCCTTCATTATATTAAATTCCATCATGTTTTTAAGTTTTATAATATCGTTATACCATACCTCACAGCCTCACGCCTCACCAAATAGTCAATTTCAGAAAAATTCAAATCACAAATATTAAATTTGAATTGAGATATGCCACCTAAAAATGTACCAGCGAAATTCTCTTCAATCGGTAATCCAAGGTCTCTTGGGTCAGGCCCATCAAATGTGAAGCTTTCCAATAATCCCTGAGAACCACCACCCAAGCTTATATTGAATGGTACACCGACTTGTTTTAATTTATTATCACCAAGCCTTTTACCAATGAATTCATCAAAATCATTTACAACGTATTTTAATTTTCCGTTAACATAAAACATAAGTCTACCTTTTCTTCGTTTACCATAAATTAAATCACACGTATCATAAGTATCATTCATTTTAAATCTAACCATAATACTCGTCCAAACATCACCACTTACAACACCACTAGCAGAATACCCCTCTTGAACCGTAATACCACTTGAATAAGTATCACCACTACATGAACCAGTTACTGTTAACAACCTATATCCAATACTACCATCTGATTTTATTCTAAACCCTAATGCATTATCAACAATATCCGCTTCATAATCTAATTCTAGTTTATCTGATGTAAAACCACTGAAGCTACAAGCTGTTTGATTTCCATAACCATCATGACTTCCACCACAACTTAGGCATGAGGTACCACCAGTACTTGCTCTACCATAAATCAAGAATGGGTTTGTTGTATTTGTTATTTCTTGTTGATGTGAAGTTACTACAACACCATTACCATCATAATTACATGCATTATATGTACCTAAACCATCATGACTTCCACCACAACTTAGGCATGAGGTACCACCAGTACTTGCTCTACCATAAATCAAGAATCCGTTCTCAATCAAATCAATATTAATAATCGGTGGAGACAATGGAATACCAACATTATAATCACCAGTCAAAACAATATCAGTTTCTTTTAATGTTGTACAATATCCAGATACACTATCAGTACAACCACTAGGAACTGTACAACCACTAGTACATCCAGTATTCAATCCTTCAAAAACATTCCAAAATTTATTTTCAGCTCTGGTTCCCATATAAAAAAAGAAACCCTCATTATTTGGGTTCAAATCATTCAAGGTAGTACCAGTATGTCCACTACAGTTATCTGTTTTATTTAACCAAAATTCAGCAACCCAACCTTTAGATACTCTATTTGGTAAAACTTCATATGTTGAACCATCTAATTTATAATAACCTTGATAAAATCCACCACAAAATTGTGCATATCTACCAATGCTTGTATTAGCACTCAAAATATCTATTGGATATATAACATTACCTGTAAAACCACTAACTCTATTTAATTTTAATCTAGTATCACCAGATAAAATAGTTAGTGTTGTTCCAGTTAATGCCGACATTATTTCAGTATTAGATGTTCCAGTTAAACCAGATATATCAATACCACCGTTATCAATACCTGTTAAACCATATGTTGAAAATGTATACCCAGTATTAATGGCATCACCCCAACTAATTAAACTATATATAGTGTTAGCAGATGTTGACCCAGTAGAATATATATCAGAGTTAGCAAAATCAAAATAAGAAACCAAACAAGTACCAGATGTAACACCAGTAATGGGTGATGTTATTTTACCATCATTAGCCAATTTAAAATCCCAATAATCATGGTTTGATAATTGAAGTTTAAGTTTATTACTATTATAATTATTAATGTTTGTCATAATTAATACCTAACTTGAGTATACTCACATTTACCGTACCAATTAATATCCGCTGTATTTAAACCAGTTACATTAACAACAATAGCTTCGTTAGGTACATCAACTGATATTGCAGCTGAGGTTGCAGCCAATGAAGCATCACCATGAGTTGATGATAGAGCTGTACTACCAACTAATGATACTGTACCAGCAACATTCTTAACTAAACAATTACCTCTCCATTCTTTAGCATCACCATTTGCCACATCAACACACACAATAGTAATGTTAATAAAATAAGTGTGTCCCGTATCAATTGTGAATCTAGCATATGTGCTATCAATATACATTTCTGTTTGAACATTATTTGTTGTTGCAGTATATAATGGAATAATACCATATTGACCACCATCTAAATTTAAAACATAAGCACCATTACTTCTAGCCCACTCATAATTATGTGTGGCTGTTGCATAACCACCAGCATGAGAATAATCAGCATTAGCGGTACCACCATTTTCAGCATGACTACACAAACCATAAGCCTGACCACTACCCTCAGCATGTGAATTAATACCACCAGCAATACTAATACCTTCAGCATGTGAATAATCACCAGATGCTGTTGACCTACTACCTTCAGCATGTGAATATAATCCAGAAGCTAAAGTTAAAGAACCCTCTGAATGGGAAGCAACACCAGAAGCTAAAGTTAAATAACCCTCTGAATGAGAAGCAACTCCATTTGCAGTCGTACCACTTCCCTCAGAGTGTGAAGCATCACCAATTGATGAATTAAATGAACCCTCAGCGTGAGAGCAATTTCCACCACCAGTGTTATAAGAACCTTCAACATGAGATGTTACACCAGTTGAATAATTATTTTGTCCTTCAACATGAGAATAATTACCAGAAGATAAATTTTGACCACCCTCAGCATGGGATGCAAACCCAGAAGCTGTATTTTGACTCCCTTCAGCATGTGAATAACTACCACTAGCTGTGGTGTTAGTACCTTCAGCGTGTGAATTTAACCCAGAAGCAATATTAGATTGACCCTCACTATGCGCTGCCAAACCACTAGCTGTTGTCCTAAATCCTTCACTATGGGAATATAAACCAACGGACGTTGAATAAGAACCTTCAGCATGTGATGAAGTTCCACTAGCTGTAGTAAAACTACCCTCAGCATGTGAAAAATCACCTAAAGATACTGTTTTACCACCCTCAGCATGAGAACCATTACCGTTAGCAGTTGTACCACTACCCTCAGCTAAACTATAATCACCAGTAGCAGCTATTCCGCTATTATTTTTAGCCTTAACAGAATGAGTTCCAGAATTACCACTAGTCCAATACGTTATAGCACTTAATGCAAACGTACCACCAGTATTATTTCTAAAAGTAGAAACATCGTTAAATTGATTATAAGTTGCACCAGTTACAAAAACATCAAAACAACATCCACTTGAACTACCACTTGTAGTACCTGTGTTTGGTGACCAGTACCCTAAACCTTCTGGTGTCAAACAGGTCCATACATAACCAACAGTTGGGCTATCACTAATAATTAATCTATTTGTCCTAGTAATACCAGAAACATCCACCCAAATAGTTCTTCCAGTAAAATCTAATGTATTAGCTGATAAAAATTGAACAACACTCGAAGTAACACTACCAGTGTATGCTCCACCACCAACATCAACAATTTGAACCACACTAATATCAAAATTAACACCAGAATAAGTTAACACAACATTATTATCATCAATAACCGTTGTTGTATTAGATGTAAATATAATACTAGTATTTTGAGTAATACCACTATTTGATGGTGTCAACGCTGATAAAACACTATTACCTAATCCCATCCTAGCGTCAAACCAACTATAAACAGTTGTTCCAGTATTACCAGAAAATGTTGAAACATATAAAGTATATTCTTCAGTAACACCAGATGAAATAGTAGATGGACCACTAGGTAACAAATTAAAAGGCTGACCAAATATAGTACCACCAGATAATTCAGTAAATGTCTCAATTCTCTGTTTTATTTGTCTATTATCCGAATAATCTAATTTAGTTATGAATCCCATTTGATTTTTATTATAAATATTCTGATTTTTAGTTATATTTATATATTGTATGATAATCAAAAAAAAAATATTTGAAAATATTGATATAACTGAGCTGGTTAATGCTGATGGTGGTATTATTAGTGGTGATAGAAATGCTGTTTCTAATTCCGAAATAGAAACTGGACCTGTTGATAAATCATTCAATGATAATTCAGATTATGAAAAAGGTATTTCAACAACAACAGATAGAGCATCAAGATATAGACAAGATTTACCTTGGTTAAATTCATATTATTCAGGTCAAAGCCCTTTGACTAAACAAACAATGGAAGAAACCATAAATGATTTGGTAAAAAAATCAAATAAAAAGGATGGTGAATTTGTTGATAAAAATAGTAACAACATAAAAAAAGTTACCAATTATATTGAAAACATTGATTTGACTGATGATGAAATACAAGCAATTAAGAAATATTTAGATGAATTATAATGCCAAATTCTGAATTACAACATAAATCATTTAGTATTTCACCAGAACAAATTAAATTCTTAGGTTCTTCATCAACATATGAAGCTCTAAAGATGAAACAAAGTAGGTTAGAAGATAATAAAACTAAAAACCCAGAAGAATTTAATAAAATGGGTGGTGAAAAAACATTATCTTACGTTAAAAAAATTCTTAATCAAGAAAGAGAAACCATTTATAACCCTAAAAAAATAGCAATGGATACAGGTCTTAAAAATCAATTCAAAAAAGAACATGAAAAAGATAGAGATAACGCAAATCCAACAGCTGTAGGTGGAATTCCTAAGATGGGTAAGGGTGATTTGAATGACAAAATACTTAATAATAAAGAAGTTTATAACGAAAATTTAAATAAAAACTCAAATAAGATAAAATATCTAATTGAGTACCTAACAAAAACAACTAAAAAATTATAACTATGCCAACACCTGGAGGTCAAACACCATTAGAAGTAGCTGCAATTGCAGCTAGAAACAGCTTAATTGCAATAAACACATATAATGTAATAGCTGGTAACAATTATGGGGCAACTCACACAAGAGCATTAGCTGATAACTTAACACCTAACTACGGAAAAGGTACTGGTGGTTACTTAGATATTCAAAACTACTTCGCTGGAAGCGAATGGGATAGAAATGGTAATCCATTGGTAGCATTAGGTGGTGGTAGAAATCCAGCACTATCCGATAACCAATCAACTTGGGGTTATGGTCCAGCTCAAAATTATATTGCACCTAATACAAGCTTAAACGTTGGTCAAGTAATTATTTAATGCTTAAACTTTACAATATATTTAATGAGGTTATAATTGAAGAATTAACCCCTAACTTGATATTTGAATCTGTTGATATAAACAAGGTTAATGACGCTATCAATGGAAAATATAATGTAAATATTTTGTATAGAGATTATGATGACCCAGCTATACCACCTAGTAAACGTTATATCCAAGTTTATAATTTTGCAAAGACAAAAGGTAATGTAACTGGAGGTAATGATGCGATTAGAGCATATCAAATTTTTGGTGGAACAAAAACTAAAAATGCCACTTGGAAAATATTTAGATTAGATAGAATTGAAGGTTGGTTTCCAACAACAGTTAAGTTCAATAAACCAATTTCTGATATGGATATGTCAATACCTAAGTATAATAATAATGGTGATAATAGTATGTCACAAGTTTATAATAAAGTAGATTTTAATAACAATACAAACAATGGAAAATCAACCATCAGCAGACCTAAACAGGCTTAGTCATATATTAAGAGCCTCTAAGAAGGTAATGGATAAAGTTGAAACAGGTGACTTTACACCAACAGGAATCAATGCAGAATCACTGGTAACTCATGGTGAACTTCTATCCAATTTACCAAGCAATGCACCAATAAGAACAACAAAAGCTAGTCTTTCTGAAGTAGATGAAAGAAATGCTTTGGTTAATGACAAAAACTTAATTATGAATTCTAATTTACCAGATGTAGTGAAAAAATATATGATTGATAAACCAATTAATGTTCATGCACCAAAAAGTAAAACTAGTTTCACAAGAGAAGATATATTAGGTAGTGATGCCGATGAAAAACCAATGGGTATACCAAAAATCACAAATATAAAACCCAAAGCAATTACCGAAAACTACAACCCAAATATGATTACAATCGATAAAAACGAATTGAAATCATATATACAAGAAGAAATGATTAATTCTTTATTGAAAGAAAGAGATAAGAAATTAATCGATGAAACTATCAAACGTACAATCACTACCTTGATAAAAGAAGGAAAAATGAAACGATAATTAAAACACCCATTTGGGTGTTTTTTTTTATCTAAACTTTACTTAGATAAAAAATATGATTATAATTGTTTAGTAATTTGGGAATCAGATTATAAAAAAATAAAGATAAAATAATAAAATTAATTAAAGATTATGGAGAACCAACAAAATATGGCCCCAGACAGTCGTAAATTTCGCATTCTTGTAGTGCCTAGCGACAGGTCTGGGGTCAGCTGAAGCTTTTTTAGAAGTACAATACCTCATATGTATCTTGAAGAAAAATATCCTGACTTATTTTCAATAGATATTGATTACGAACCAGACCTTTCAAACGATAATTTCTTAAAGCAATATGATTTGATTCATTATCATAGAACATTAGGTTCTTATGAAACTATGGAAGATACTCTAAGGAGATTAAAATCATTTAATATCCCATCAATTATGGATATTGATGACCATTGGGCACCTGGCCAACATCACCCAGCATATTTAGTTATCAAGAATAATCAATTAGATAAGAAGATATTGAATAATGTCAAGTTGGCTGATAACATCACCACAACAACACCATTGTTTGCTGCTGAGATTAGCAAGGTAAATAAGAATGTATTCGTGTTACCCAATGCGATTAATCAAAATGAATCTCAGTTTATTCCATCACCAGAACAATCCAATAGAATTAGATTTGGGTTCATTGGTGGAAGTTCCCATTTGCATGACCTAAAAATATTAAATGGTCTTGTAAATAAGCTTAAATCAGAAGGTTACATGGATAAAATACAGTTTGTATTGTGTGGTTATGATTTAAGAGGCAACATGACTGTTATAGATGAGAAGACTGGAACACAAACCCAACGTCCAATTAAACCAACTGAAAGTGTTTGGTACGAATACGAAAAAATATTCACTGACAATTATTCAACTGTAAGTCCAGAGTACAAAGAGTTTTTACTTAAATTCAAAAATGAGGAATACCCTAACGTTGCTAACGAACCTTATAGAAGAGTTTGGACTAAGCCAATTACATCATATGCTACTGGTTATAATTTATTTGATGTTTCATTGGTACCATTAGAAGAAAATAATTTTAATTATGTAAAATCTCAATTAAAATGTGTTGAAGCTGGATTTCATAAAAAAGCTATAGTTGCTCAAAATTATGGTCCATATACAATTGATTTAAAAAACATAATTATGTTTGGTGGTGAAATTGATAAAACTGGTAATGCGATATTGATTGATACCAAGAAAAACCATAAAGATTGGTTTACGACAATAAAGAAATTAGTCAATAATCCAGAATTGATTAAGATTATGGGTGAAAATCTACATAAAGACATTACATCTAAATATTCTTTAGATGCTGTATCAGAAAGTAGAAAAGACTTATATTTAAACCTTATTAACAAATGAGAATATCACTTTTATTATTTCTATTTTTAATCCTTATGGGTTGTGGTGAAAAAGAATCTGAAAAACATGATAGGATTATGAGTGAATTGGTTTGCCCAGTAATTCTAATAGGCAAGACAGATAAAGCATCAGTATTACCATCAATTGTTGTTTTAGATGGTGATGGTAGAGTTAAAACAATAAGCCAAGGTGCTGGTGATGGATATAAAATGCCATCAGCTATATCTCAAAGTAGAGAAATTGGTGATACTTTAAAAAATAATTAGTACCTTTGTTAAAAATTATTTATGTTAACAAAAGAAGAGATAGTAGAAAATTACAAAAAGTACGTTAGTACTGGCCAAAAAAATGGGTTTTTAACTGATGGGTTATTAGAATTTTTAGGTCCAGACCTACTTAAGGCACCAGCCTCAACAATGAAATCATTAATCAATGCATACGAGGGTGGTTTAATTGAATACCTTATGCAAGTTACTAATTATGGTATTATGATTAATAACGCATTACCAGAATCGGAAAGAGCCGATAGAAATAGCTTACTAAAAGTTTGCTTATTACACCAAATAGGTAAAGCAAAATTATACAAACCTTGTACATCTGAATGGCACAAGAACAATTTAGGTAAGATGTATGAATTTAATGAGGATTTAGTATCTATGAGGGTTGGAGAACGTTCAGTTTATTACGCTACTCAATATGGTGTATCACTTACTGAAGATGAAATGATTGCTATTATTAATCATGATAAACCAGAGGATAAGATGAGTGAATATCACAATTCATTAGTTGGTGATATATTGAAATCAGCAATTGTATTTGCATCTAAACACTTAAAAAAATAATATGGGAATCTTAGATTTATTAAAATTTGGTGACTTGGATACTTTGACTGAAAAACTCAAAGTGAAGTTCAAAGTTAAGAATGTTTCGAATAATCCGATACCCAAATACGAATCAAATGGTGCCTCAGGTTTTGATATTAGAGCATTCATTGATGAACCAATTGTGTTAGAACCACAATCTTATGGTACAATACCAACTGGATTATATTTTGATATACCAGCTAATTTTGAGTTGCAGCTTCGTCCTAGAAGTGGATTAGCATCTAAATTTGGGGTTACCGTATTAAATTCACCAGCAACTATCGATAGTGACTACATTGGCCAAGTAATGGTAATCCTGATTAATCATGGTAAAGAACCATTTACAATAAATTCTGGGGATAGAATTGCTCAAGGTGTATTTGCTCCATCACCAACCAATATGTTTGATATCGTGTCAGTTAAAGAAATAAATAAAATAACTGATAGGGGTGAAAACGGATTAGGAAGCACTGGAATAAAATAAATTTGTTTTTATTGATTTAATTTCGTATTTTTGTTAAAAAAAGATGAATATGCTAACAATATTAACACCCGAAGTTATAGCCAAATTGAACTATTTGGTATTGGTTTCTTTAAAAGACGAGTTAAGTTTTCTATTATTGGATATAAGTGAACTCACAAACAATAATGATGAAATCGAAATCATTGAATACGAAGTAAACAGGAATTTAAACAATATACTTGAAGGAATATCTAAATTTGAAAAACAACCAATAGAAAAAACTATTGTCGGTAATATTTGTTTAAATTAACCTTGTCCATTATAACGTTTTTTGTATAATGTTGCTTTTTTATTTTTAGAAGTTTTAGTTTTAGCGTGAACACCCTTATTTTTCTTTTGGGGTTTATCTTTCCTAATAACTGTAGTGTTTTTAACTGTTGCCATAATAACTTTATTAATAAATATAATCAAATCAATGAAAACTAAAATAACTATAGATTTTGATAGTGAAAGAGATAATCAAATAATTTTAATGAAAGAACCCAGCGATGAAAAACCAGATTTGGTTGCTGACATTATTGGCACATGTGCTGCGTTATGTGAGCTAATTGATTATGGTTCCACAAATAAAATAGTAGATAAAGAGGGTTCAATATTAGCTGCTATCAAAAGTCTTAACCAATTAAGATAATGTTTAAAAAAATAATAAAAGAAAAGTTAAATTCATTTTTAATGGAAGGTCATAAACGAGAATTTGGTTGTGTCATGCTAGATATTGATGTTGATAAAACCAAATGGAATAAATTAATTGAATCAATTGATGAATCTGATTTATATGAGGGTGAATCAAAAAAAGATAAGGGTGAATTTGGTGTTGAAAAACAACAACATATAACTATATTATTTGGGCTGCATTCCTCAGTAAAGGATTCTGAAGTCAATGAAATATTGGATAAGATTGAAACAATTGATTTTGATTTAACGAAGATTTCTATATTTGAAACAGATGAATTTGATGTTTTAAAATATGACGTTGTTAGTTCAGATTTGAAAAAATGGAATAAAGAATTATCTAAATTAGATAACACAAATGAATTTGATTACCACCCACATGCAACTATAGCTTATTTAAAAAAGGGAAGTGGTAAAAAATATATTCAGACTTTAAAAATGGAAGCCAAACCAGAAAGATTACACTACAGTAAAACAGATGGTACCGATAAATTTTACCCAATAAAAAAACATGAATAAAGAAACTGCAACACATAGCTTCACTGTATTTCCAAATGATTTAAATTATTTTGGGACACTATATGGTGGTACACTTATGTCACACATGGATTTAGCAGGTGTTCAAGTTGTTAGACGAGCAACTTATGGTACTGGTGCTGATGGTTGTGTAACTGCATCAGTGGATAAGATTGACTTTCATAGACCAGCATTCTTAGGTGATTTAATTGTGTTGGTTGCCACCATAAAAACAATTGGTAAGTCATCTATCCAAGTACAAATTAAGGTTACTAGAGAAAGTACAATTGGTGAAACAGAAGAGATTTGTACAGCCAACTTTACTTTTGTAACAATGAAAGATAAAAAACCATTTAAACATAATTTAACATTTGAAAAATTAACCAATGGAGAACTTTGAAAGGAAAACATTTGAAGAGTTATATGAAAACTATATTCATGACAGAACTTATTTCACTCCAACAATGGATGATATAATTAAATTAAATATTGTTTTTGAAAACATAGACAAATTCACAGTACAACAAATATCAGATTTTTTTGAATCAAATGGAAAATAAATATTACAAACCACTTCCTAGTTATTTGACAATAAAACCATCCCCAATTGAAGGGTTAGGTTTATTTGCAACAGAATTTATACCAAACGGTAAAGTTTTCGGGATAACCCATGTCAAAGATAAAAGATTTCCAGATGGATATATTAGGACAGCCTTAGGGTCGTTTTTTAATCATAGTGAAAACCCCAATTGTAAATTAATTCATACTAGAGATTTTATCCTTATAGAATCAATAATGGATATTCAACCATCTGAGGAAATTACTGCTCTATATTCTTTATACGACCCAACTAAATAATTAATGGAAATACAAGACATTATGAAAACCTTGGCAAAGAAATGGATTTCAACAACGATGGAGTATAATAAAACACAAGATTTGTGTTATGTTGATTTACAAACAATGGCAAAAAGCCACTTATATTTGTATGAGGATGGTACGTTGCATGGTAGATACGACTATCAGAAAAAAATAGATTTAAGTAAGAGTGAAGATGAAATAATAACAGAACTATGTAATGAGTTCAATAATGCATTACATGGTAGAAATTACTGTCAAGAAGCGTGGGCTGAGCTATGCCGTTCAAAAGGGGTGGTTCTTAAAATGTACGGAATGTAACATTAATTTTATTGACTTATTTAATTAAAATGATTACATTTAACCAAATCAAAAAGTATGATAAGCATTATATGTTCAACACAATATCCATTAGATGGGTTTAAAGAAGAAATAATAAAATCCTCTGGATTAAAAGATAAGGTAGAGTTCCTGGAATACATAAACAATGATGAATTTTCTTTGACTGAGATATATAATCGTGGTCTAAAAGAATCTAAGTATGATATCTGTGTGTTCTTGCATAATGATATCATCATGAATTCATCATCATGGGCTGGTAAGCTTCTAAAGCATTTTGAAAGAAACCCAGACTACGGAATCATTGGTGTAGCTGGAACTAAATACATGGCCCCAAGTGGTATGTGGTGGGAAGACACTAGAAAGATGTATGGAAGGGTTGGTCATATGCATGAGGGTAAGACCTGGATTTCTAAATACAGTGATGATTTAGGGTCTTCAATTGAAGAGGTGTTGGTTGTTGATGGTGTATTCTTTGCTGTTCACAAAAATAGAATCAAAAAAAACTTTGATGAATCATTCAAAGGGTTTCACTTTTATGATGTTGATTTTTCTTTCTCAAATTATTTAGCTGGTGTTAAGGTTGGTGTTATTACCAACATTCGATTAACTCATAAGTCAATTGGTATGACCAATGAAAAATGGGATAAAAATAAAGCTCAGTTTGTTGATAAGTTCAACGATGAATTACCCAAGTCAATCAAAAGAGTTCTGCGTAAGAATGAAAAACTAAAAGTCATCTTAGCTGTTCCATCAGAAAATACCGATAACGATTATTATCTATCATTAATCAAGGCATATAAGAATGAATTATCATTTACAGCATATGGTCAGTTATCAACTGAATTGAGAAATGTGTGTAACAAGAATGGTATTAAGATTTATGATATAAAAGAACCACCTAATTTCAAAATGGGTGATGGTCAATGGGTTTTGAATACCGCTAATGGCCCTATTACTTCAGTAGTTAACACACTTTATAAAGTAAATGATATGAGATATGATATCATACATATGAGTGATGAACTTCTTAAAGAACATGTTAATAAGTTATATCCAACAACACCAATTATAAGTGGTAAATTACCTATCGAAGTAATCAAAGATGAATATTGTGAAGTTATTGAATAAATTTATGAGTTGGATTAAAAATAAAATATTTGGTTTGATGTTAGCCACAGCTAATGTTGAAAAAAAAACATTTTCACAAAATGTTGCATCAGTGGAACCAGAATCAACTCAAGAGGTTGGTAAGAATCAAATAAATGTCATAAACTCTTTGATGAATTCGGAAATAACTGAAGAAGTTAAGGATTTACGATGGAGATTTTATAAGACTGTTGGTGCCCAAATAAATTATGATTTAGGTAAAGTAGATTTAGGTAAGATTAAAGTAGATTCGTTTGACCCATATCCATTGGAGTTATTAATAAACGTTAAAACTTTATCAGATAAAGTTGGTGATGAATTTCCAACAGAAAATCTTAGTAATCAAGAATTTAATAAAGGGTTGAATGTTGATTCGAATATTAATATCACCTATAATTCCATACCTAAATTTGATTTGACTAATTTTGTTAAAAAAATAATGGTAAGAAGAATTCATGATAAGTCTAAATTGATTGAATTACATATCCCAAAAGAAGGTAGGTCGGAAAATAGAACGACAAATTTCCTTATGAGTGAACTTAAAAAGTTAACAGAAAACCCTAGGTTCAGCAACATAACAGATGTTTCTAGTATTGAAGCTTTATTGGATATAAGATTCTTAGAAATGAAAATCGTCAAGTTTGATAAAATAGTTGAATTCAATGGTAATTTCGTTATAAAATTCATAGGAAGTATAAGTAAAGATGAGTCTATTGTTGAAAAATACAAGCAGATTGAATTGGAAGAAAGATATAATAATAAAGAGGCTAGATGAGCAAGATAAAGATTTTAACTGGTTGGTCAAATAAGGGTGGGTCAACAACCGCATTTATTAGATTAACAAATGCGTTAAATAAGCATGGGTTAGATGTTACATTATATGGTCCACACGATTACCATTTAGATAAATGTAAGTCAGATATTCTAAATAATTTTATTGCTGAACCAGATGATATTGTTATAGTTCACTTTTTAAGATTACCAGAAAGACCCAAGGTTAAAAAAGTAATCTTAGCGTGTCATGAAAAAGATTTATTCAAGGTTGGTGAAATTAGACAATTTTGGGATGTTGTAGTATTTTTAAATGAAAGACATAGAGAATACCATAAATCTTATACTAATAAGTTCACAATCATTCCTAATTTAAAAGAAGTTATTCCAGTTAAATTAAGAGATGAAGATGGTGATTATATTGCTGGGATAATAGGGTCTTTTGATGAAAACAAACAAACTCATGTATCAATACAACGAGCATTACATGATGGTTGTGATAAGGTTTATTTGTTTGGTGACCCAAACACTGAATATTTTAATTCAAAGATAAAACCCTTATTAAGTGATAAGGTTATTTTGAAAGGGTTTATGGAAAGCAAAGAAGATATGTATTCTTTGATAGATTGTGTTTATCATTCATCATTAAGTGAAGTTGCTTGTTTAGTCAAAGATGAATGTGAAGCCTTGGATATCCCATTTAATGGTAATCAAGCAACCTCCACCCCAGTTAGTCAACTATCAAATGATGAAGTAATAAATTTATGGGTTAAACTATTTGAATCATGATAATAGGTGGTGGTGATATAGCTAAAGTATTAGTTGATAGAAATGACTTGACATTTTTTGCGTCTGGAGTTTCAAATAGTAAGTGTATTGATGATAATGAATTTATTAGAGAGGTAAATTTATTATTGGACGTTAAATGTAAACACTTAGTTTATTTTTCAACATTATCTATCTACGACAAAGATACTCCTTATACTAATCATAAATTATTTATGGAAGATTTGGTGAGACAATTTGATACATATACGATAATAAGACTCGGTAATATTACTTGGGGAGATAACCCAAACACGATAATAAATTATTTTAAAAATAACGAGTGTACCGAATTAAAAAATGAGTACAAGTATCTTTGTTCATTAGATGAATTTAAATATTGGATTTCAAAAATACCAAAATTTTCAACAGAAATGAATATAACAGGTAGTAGAATTCATACCTATGATTTATACCAACAAATAAAAACAAATTCGCCACGATGGTTAAACCAATAGTTCATGCATTCTTTCTTTGTTATAATGAAGAAAATATATTACCACACTTAATAAAACACTATTCTTCATTCTGTGAAAAAATAGTCATACTAGATAATAACTCAACAGACAATAGTGTTGCAATAGCTGAGTCATTCGTTAATACTGAAGTTATTCCTTTTTCATCAAACAATGAATTTCATGATGGTATCCATATTAATTTAAAAAATAACGTTTGGCGTTCAAGTGTAGGTGAGGCTGATTTTGTTATATTAGGTGATGCTGATGAGTTTTTATACCATGAAAATATGGTTGATTTTTTAATTGAAGCTAAAAAAAATGGTATATCATTTTTCATACCAGAAGGTTACCACATGGTTGCTGATTTGGAGTTAGATTTAAAAAAAGATGATAACATTTTAGATTTAATAAAATATGGTGTTAGAACACAAGTCCTAGATAAACCAATGATGTTTGATTGCAATAAGATAACAAACATAAATTATGGTTTTGGTTGTCACTCAGCTAACCCAGAGGGTAATATCCTAGTCTTACAAGACCCAAAACTAAAAATGTTACATTATAAATTTATTGGTATTAAGGATTACATCTATAAAAATCAAATAAGACGTGAAAGATTGAGTCAATTTAATAAAAAAAACAATTTCGGTACTTATTATTTATTTGATGATAATGAACATACTATTGACTATAAAAGATATTTTGATAAAAGAAGTAAAGTAATATGAAACTAATAATATTAACTGGTTTTTATAACGCAGAAAACTATATTGAAAGATGCTTAGCATCGATAATGGCTCAATCACATTCCGATTTCACCTGCTACATAACTCACGATTTATCAACAGATAATTCTGTTAATTTGGTTAAAGAAATGATTGAAGGTGATGATAGATTCATATTGGTACCCGATAACGATAAAAAATTATATCAAGCTGGTAATTTTGATACCGTTATTAGAAATAACCCAAACATTGATGATAATGATGTTATTATTGAAGTGGATGGTGATGATGTATTACCACATTCAAATGTATTTTCGTATTTACATGATGTTTATCTAAACGATAATATTTGGATTACAAATGGTTCATTTAAGTACACCAATGGACAACCAGGGTTCTCTTCAAAACAAGTTATAGATGATAAATTAAGGTATGCTGAAATGACTTGTTCACATATTAGAACCTGGCGAGCTTTTTTATGGAGAGCAATCAAAGAAGAAGACTTAAAAGATGAAAATGGTGATTATTGGCAATGGAGTGGTGATTTATGTTTCATGTTTCCTATGTTAGAAATGGCCACTGATGAACACTATAGGTTTATTGATGAAACACTTTACCTATATAATGGTGATAACCCAATAAACGAACATAAAGTTGATATTGGTATGGTAATCAACCACGCTGAACGAATAAGAGCTAAAAACCCATACCAAAAATTAATTAGATGATATCATGTGAACTACAGGGTGGCTTATCTAATCAATTATTTCAAATAGCCACAACACATGCGTTAGCTGAAACTAATAATGACATTGCTGGATTTGATTTAAACGCATGTTACACCCCAAATCAAGGTAACCCATCAAAAAACTACACCAACAGCATCTTAAGTAAGATTAATCATGTTGACAACCCATATTATAGGGTAGCTTATAATGAACCATATTTTTCGTACAATGAAATACCATATGTTACTGACTTAAAACTACGTGGTTATTTTCAATCGTATAAATATTTCAAAGATATTGACGTGCATGATTTATTCCCATTCGATTTAGATACAAAGAATAAAATATTCAATTACTTAGAAAATAATTTTGGGGTTAACCCAGTAACTTCAGTTCATGTTAGAAGAGGTGATTACTTAAAAAATCCAGATTTTCACACTAATTTACCTATAGAATATTATAAAGAAGCTATGGATATTATTGGTGATAGTTTCTTTATTTTCGTATCTGATGACATAAATTGGGTTAAAGAAAACTTTGTTGGTGATAATATATTTTACTCACCATTTAATACTGATGTTGAAGACTTATTTCTAATGAGTCAATGTGATAACAATATAATTGCCAACAGTAGCTTTAGTTGGTGGGGTGCTTATTTAAATAAAAATATTGGCAATAAAGTCGTTTCACCAAAGAATTGGTTTGGTAAATTAGGACCAAAAGATACTCAAGATTTGATTCCAGATAATTGGATAACGATTTAAATATTTACTTATTAAATTTTATTTAGTAAATTTATTTAAAACTAACAAATTATGAATAAACCATTTTTTACAATAGCTATACCGACTTATGAAATGGGTGATGTTGGTGTTAATTTTTTAGCGAATAGTTTTAATCTTATAAAAAAACAAACTTTTACCGATTTTGAAGTTGTTATTTCTGACCATTCAAAAAATGATGATATTAAAAATTTATGTGAAGAATATATTAATTTTTTTAAAATAAATTACATTAAAAACGAAAACAATCTAGGTTCATCATCTGCAAATTTGAATAATGCTATATTAAACGCTAAAGGACAAGTTATTAAAATTTTATTTCAAGATGACTTTTTTTTTGATGAATTTTCATTAGAAAATACCGCATCAAACTTTGATATTAAAGTAGATAAATGGTTAGTTAGTCGTTGTGAACACACATTTGATGGCTCAACATTTATTAGAGATTTTACACCTAGATATAACGAAATGATTTATACTGGAAATAATACAATAAGTTCACCATCTGTTTTATCTATTTTAAATGATAACCCCATTTTATTTGATGAAAATTTAATAAACTTAATGGATTGTGAATATTATAAACGTTGTTATGATAAATTTGGTTTACCAAAAATTTTAGACAAAATAACAATTGTAAACAGAATGGGTGAACACCAAATAACCAATTCAAAATTGACTGATGAGATAAGACAAAAAGAATTAAATTACGTAACAAAAAAAATATATGATAAAACTTCCTAATGTAACTTTGGTATCTGTTAGTTCTGTTAAAATTACTGAAACTATCGAAGCCATTAATAAATCTATGGAAAATATTGAATTTTACGATACAATATTAATAAGCCATGAAAAACCAAATTATTTACCTAATAATATTAATTTTATTCAATGCGCTAAAATAAATAATATTGACGAGTATAGTAAATTTATGCTTTTTGATTTGACTAATCACATAAAATCAGATTTTGTTTTAGTCGTTCAATATGATGGTTATGTATTAAGACCAAATAAATGGTCTAATGAATTTTTTAAATACGATTACATAGGTGCCCCTTGGCCAAAAAATGTTCATTATAATGGTGATTTAAATATTAGAGTAGGTAATGGTGGGTTTAGTTTTAGAAGTAAAAAGTTATTAGATGTTATGAATACCAATAACTTACCATTTACCGATAATGGAACTGGGTTTTTTAATGAGGATGGTGTTATTTGTAATTACCACAGAAAAACATTAGAAAATATCGGGATAAAATTTGCAACACCAGAAATAGCTTCTATGTTTAGTTATGAATCACAATGTGATGAAAGTGTACAAGAACCTTTTGGTTTTCATAAATATAAAAAATAAATAATATGAATAAATTAGAAATTAAAAAATTAATAAATAAAGAAAACCCCATGATTTTTGAAATAGGTTGTGCGGATGGTGGTGATACATTAGAATTCATAAATACATTTAACGATTTAGAAATCTATTGTTTTGAACCAGAACCAAAAAATATAAAACTAGTCAAAGAAAAAATTAATTATCCAAAACATCATTTATTTGAAGGTGTTATTTCGGATGTTAATGGTGAACTAATATTTAATCGTTCCAGAACTGATAACCCAAATGACTTATCTTATTCTGGTAGTATTAAAAAACCAAAAGAACATTTAAACGAATGGTCTTTTATTAAATTTGATGAGCAAATTACCGTTAAATCAATTACTTTAGATAAATTTTGTGAAGATAAAAAAATAAACTTAATTGATTTTATTTGGGCTGACGTACAAGGGGCTGAGGAAAATTTAATAATTGGTGGGTTAAATACATTAAACAGAAATGTTAGATATTTTTACACTGAATATTCTAATAAAGAATATTATGAAGGTCAATTAAAATTAGAATCTTTATTAAAATTAATGGGTAATAATTGGGAATTAATAAAAGATTTTGGTTCTGATGTTTTGTTAAAAAATAAAACTTTATGATACACATTTTTACTTATGCACATAAAAGACCAGATTTTATAAAAATACAATATGAATCCATTAAAAAATATGTTATAGGGGAATACGAATATGTGGTGTTTAATAATGCAATTGATTCAATGCAACAACATAATGACATAAAAAAAATATGTGATGAACTAAATATTAAATGCGTTGATATCATTATCGACAATGACATTACATCTAAATTAATTATGGGTCATATATATAACAACACCTATAGTAATGCAAATGTAGGTACTTCTTACCCTATTATGTATACATTTAAAAATTATTTAACCAGCGAATCAAAAATTTGTATAATAGATTCAGACATGTTTTTCATTAATAATATTAATTTTAATGAAGTAATGAAAAACAAAGACGCATTATATATACCTCAATATAGGGATAATAATAATTTAAAATATATGTGGAATGCGTTTGTATGTTTAAATTTTGAACGAAACGAATTATTGAAAAATTTAGATTGGAATTGTGATTATGTTGGTAATATCGGTTTAGATGTTGGTGGTAAAACCAGACATTTTTTGGTTGAAAATAAATTAGATATTTCAATAATGGAAGAATATAGTATTTATGATTACATAGATGACGGCTCAACCAAAAAAATACATTTTATATTAAACGGTAATATAAATTATAATTTAGTTTTAGACCAAAATAATAATTTATTATCATTTACACACATAGGTGGTGATAAACTTTTTGATAATAAATCATTTCCACACGAACCAGAATTTTCAAATTATTCGTCATATATACTAAACAAAACACTTAAAATATTAGAAATTTTCGATAATTATGGTGTCAATTTACCTAACCCAAAACACATAGGATTTATTGGTTTTATGGGTAGTGATGATTATTTTATAATTCATTATAAATCTGGTTCAAACTATTTAGGGTTCAGCACTAACGAATACAATATTAAAAAAACAAACGAAATAAAAAAAATATTATGATAGTAACAGAATTATATAATGGTCAAGGATTAGGAAATCAATTATGGTGTTACGTTGTTACTAGGTTAATTGCTGACACTAATGGTTATGATTTTGGTATAATGTCTTTAGATAAATTTAAAGGTAAAGAATTTATGGATTTAGATTTTGGTAAAACGGTTACAGGTGGTTCTGGCCCAGAAGGTGGCCCACCAACAACTTTACCAGATGGAATATTAAATTACTATAAAGAGAATCTAGTAAGACATCCATTTAGCGGTTTAGATATTTCACCTAAAGATAACTTATTATTAACAATTTCAGATGACACAAAAGTTGATGGAACTATGCAATCTTTTGAGTATGTTAAAAATTATAAAGATAAAATAGTTGGGTATTTAAAAATAAAAAAAGATAAACAAATTTTAGATTATAGTTATGATAACATTTGTGTTATACATATTAGGGGTGGTGATTTTAAAAATAGTTCGGCAATGTTATATTCTAATTATTATACCAATGCAATGAATTATTTTAAAATGAAAAATAATGATATGGTATTTTATATTGTAACAGATGATTTTAATACAGCTAAACAAATATTACCAAACGTTGAAATAATAGGTTCTTCTACAACTAATTATACTGATTCTAATAAAGCCAATCACCATTTAGGCGGTCCAATTTGGATTGATTATTCAATATTAAACAACGCAAAAAATATAATTATATCAGCATCAAGCTTTAGTTGGTGGCCAGTATGGACAAACCGTAATAACCCTAATGTTATAGCACCAAAATATTGGGCGGCACATAAAACTAATGCTGGATATTGGTCTTGTGGTGAGTCATTAGTTGAAGGGTGGAATTATTTGGATACTGAGGGTAAACTATTTACACACGATGAATGTTTATTAGAATATAACAAATATAAAAAAGAAAATGAATATGGATATTAATGAAATATGTTTAAAATATAAAACTGATAAGTCGTCTAATTTTCATAATTATTCTGAAAAATATGAACAATATTTTTCAAAATTAAAAAATGAAAAAATAAAAATATTAGAAATCGGTATACAAAATGGATATTCATTAAAAACTTGGTGTGAATATTTTCCAAATGCTGAAGTTTATGGTGTTGATATTGTTAATTGTTCTCACTTAGATAATGATAGGATAAAAACTTTTATTTGTAATCAGACAGATTTAGATATGCTTAACACAATAAATGAAAATTATGGTCCATTTGATATAATAATTGATGATGGTTCTCATGTTAGTAACCATATGGTTACAACTTTTAATCATTTATTTCCATTATTAAAACCTAATGGTTTATATATAGTTGAAGATTTACATTGTTGTTATTGGTCTAATTTTAGTAGTGAAACTAAATTTATGGACAGAATGAAAGAACTATTAGATGTTGTGAATGGAAATGGTAAATGTGGTCTGGCTGAAATTAAAAATTTAGATTCAGACAATTACTATCAAAATAAAACTAGAGGTGAAATGGATTGGTGGGAAATGAATATTGAATTCCTCCATCTATATAGAAGCATAGTGTTTATTAAAAAAAGATAATATGAAAATTTACGATACTTTCATCTTTTTTAATGAATTAGATTTATTAGAAATTAGATTAAATATACTTAACGATTATGTTGATTATTTTGTTTTAGTTGAGGCTACTAAAACATTTACTGGTAAGGATAAATCATTATATTACCTAGAAAATAAAGCTAGGTTTGAAAAATTTAATGATAAAATAATACACATTATAGTTAATGATATACCAGATTCTTTTAATGAACTAACTTTAAGGGGTGGTGATGAATTAGAAAAATCTATTCATCATGATTGTTTAACTACACCTAATGTACCAAAAAATGAGGTTCATTGGTTAAGGGAATTTTACCAAAAAGAACAAATAAAACAAGGGTTAAGAAACGCTTCAGATGATGATTTTATTTACATTTCAGATTTAGATGAGATTTGGTTACCAGACATTAATATAGATTATAATTCAGATAAAATTTTTAGATTAAATCAAAAAGTCTACACTTACTTTTTAAATATTAGGTCATCCGAAGATTGGTTCGGAACTGTTTCAACCAAATACATTAATCTGAAAAATTATAGTGTTAATCATATTAGAACCCCCAATAGAAATAATTACGAACATGTTTATAACGCTGGTTGGCATTTTACATTTCAAGGTGGTGAATTAATGATAAAAAATAAAATAGAATCATATGGTCATCAAGAACTAAATAGAGAAGATATTAAAAATATGATTTCAAATAGGTTGGTAAACTCTATTGACATTTTTGGTAGAGGTTATGTATTAACAATGGATAATGAAAATTTACCAGAATATGTAAAAAATAATTTAAAAAAATACAAACATTTAATTAAATGACAAGAACAGAAATAATTAATGGGTTAATTAAAAAAAATAATTATACATCTTATTTAGAAATTGGTGTTAATACACCAGCACAACCTGGATATAATTGGGTTGGTGTTAACATACCATTAAAACATGGTGTTGACCCTAATGTTGATACAACATACAAAATGACTTCTGATGAGTTTTTTGAAAAACACATAACACAAAAATATGATATAGTTTTCGTTGATGGATTACATTTACATGAACAAGTTTATAGAGATATTATTAACTCACTTAATAATTTGAATGAAAATGGAGTTATTGTTGTACATGATTGCAATCCAGTTACTGAAATAACACAAAGAAGAGAACGTGCCAGTGATTCGTGGCATGGTGATGTATGGAAAGCTATTGTACAGTTACGCATGGAAAATTTAGAATTAGAAATTTACACAGTTAATACTGATGAAGGTTGTGGTATTATAAAAAAAGGTAAACAAGAATTATTAATTGTTAACGAAAATGAAAATTACAATGAATATAGTTTCTTAGAAAAAAATAGAGAAAAAGCTATTAATTTAATTTCTATAGAAACATTTAAAGAAAAATATTTATAATAAAAAAATAATATCTTATTTAGTTTTTTAAAAGATTAATAATGACCCATTTTTTAGGGGTTGGTTAACATTGGTAAATGTAGATAACTCATACCCAGAATATTTACTCAACAATATCGAAAAGTATGGACATATGATAAAGTAACCATATATTTATCATAAAAAGACTTCATGCCAAGAAAAAAAGCAGCAGTAAAAAAACAAACAGCAAAAACTAGAACCAACACAGATTGGAATCTAGAAAAACAACCAAACACAGTTGAAGATATTATTAAAAATATCAGGTTATCAATAAAACCACAAAGTCAAAACCAAAAAAAATTATTAGATAGTATAAGAGATAAAGAAATAACCATATGCTCTGGTTCTCCAGGTGTTGGTAAAACATTCTTATCTTGTGCTGAAGCACTTAATATCCTAAAAACATCCGATACAATAGATAAGATTGTAATTATTAAATCAGTTACCACATTACCCTCTGAACAAATTGGCTATGTTAAAGGCTCTGTTGAGGACAAAATGGAGGGAATAATTTATTCATTTACAAATAATTTTGAAAAATTAATTGGTAAAGATAAAACATCTAAATTAATGGAATTAGGTGTCATTCAAACTTTACCAATAGCCTTTCTTCGTGGAATTAATATAGATTCAGCTATAGTGATTTGTGATGAGGTTCAGAACATAACGATACCAAATATTAGAACAATCATGACTCGTTTAGGTAAGAACAGCAAGATGGTTTTCTTGGGTGATGTGAACCAAATTGATATCAAAGATAAAAAAGAATCAGCTTTACAATTCCTAATTAATAACTTCAATGATATTGATGAGATTGGTATAGTTGAATTAACAGTAGATGATATCGTTAGAAATCCATTGATTAAAAAAATTGAAGATAAATTTAATTCATTAAAAAAATAACTTTACTTTAAAATAAACAATATTATGTTTGTTTTAAATTATTGTATTAATGAATAAAAAACAAATTTCTATTGGTATTAGTATTAATGAGGTCGTTCGTGATTTCATTGGTCAATTAACCTATACCTATAACAAGTATTACCCAGATTTCAAAATTGAAGAAACTGAGTTAACAAACTTTGATTTTCTGAATTCATTGTCGGCATTCAAAGATGCTAAAGAAATGAATACTTTTATCTACTCAGAATCAGCAATGGAAATATTCGCTCATGCTGACGTAAAATCGGAAGCCTTAAAAATACACTTAAATTCATTTATAAGAGATTTAAAAGATTTCTATGATATCGATTTAACTGTTGTAACAAGAGAAGTGGATAAGAGTATCCCAAGCACATTATTTTTCCTTTCCAAGCTTGGTTGTAGAGCAACCAATATCAAATTTGTACCAGGTAACGTGGACGAATGGGATGGTATTGATATCTTGATTACGGCAAACCCAATAGCCTTGGATAATAAACCAGATGGTAAAATAAGTGTCAAGGTAAAAAGCCCATATAACTCAGAATCAACTGGAACCTATGAGGTTAATGATATCATGGAATTAATAACAAACGATGATTTAATTAAAAAAGTAATAACAACAGAACTAACACAATATGAAGAACTTTAATATGCTAGAATTCGGAAACAAAACATTTTTCATTGACATAGATGCCTTGGAAAAATATGTAACAATGAACCCAGACCCAACTGACGTAGAAACTACAATTTTTGAAAGTTATGATAGTAGTGGTAATTTAGTTAGTAGAAATATGACCACAATATCCCCATCAAAAGATAAAACAATAAATTTACCTAAATATGAAACAATACGATATTTTATAGATGTATTGACTGAAGTTTTTAGTGTTGAAATGGATGAAACTTTGGGTGCTGACAGAGCATTAGATGGGTTAAGCTTCTCACATAAATTGGTAATTAACACCTTACTAAAAAACGGAATTATTAAATACAAATAACAATGAAAAACCAATTACTAAACTTAATTGAAAAATTAGAGAATAAAAATTTTAACATTTATTTTTTTACTCTAGACACTAAAGGTGTTGCAACAGCAAGTGTTGCCAACATTTATGAAAATGTTAAAATCCTAAATGAATTAGGGTATAAAGCAAATATATTACACGAAAAAAATGACTATAAATTTACTGCTGATGAAAATGGTGGTGGTTTATCAGATTGGTTAGGTGAAGAATATTGCTCACTCCCACACGCATCTATTGAGGGTAAAAATATCAATATCAACGCTGAAGACTTTATTATCATCCCAGAAATATTCTTTGGTTTGATGGACCAATTAAAGGGGTTCCAATGTAAGAAGATTGTTTTCTCACAAGCTTATGATTATATATTAGATATGATTCCACCAGGTAAATCTTGGAATGTGGATTGTGGTTTTAATGATGCTATTACAACATCAGATAAACAAGCCGATTACATCAAATCATTGTTTCCATCAGTTAGAACACACATCATTCAACCATCAATCCCAAGTTATTTTAAATCTAGTGATAAACCTAAGAAACCAATCATCTCTATTGTGTCTAGGAATCAATCTGATATAACTAAGATTGTTAAATCCTTCTATTTACAACACCCAATGTATAAATGGGTTACATTTAGGGAATTACGTGGGTTAAGTAGAACTGATTTTGCCAAGGCATTAGGTGAGTCTTGCTTGGCTGTTTGGTTGGATACAGCATCTGGTTTTGGTACATTCCCATTGGAAGCAATGGAGTGTGAAACACCAGTTATTGGCTTACTTCCAACTATGATACCAGAATGGTTAGAAACAACAAATACTGATGGCGAGGTTACTATCGCTAACAATGGGATTTGGACAAACACAACATTAATTATTCCAGAATTGATTGCTAAGTTTATGAAAGCTTGGTTAGAAGATTCTGTACCAGCATATCTTACAGATAATATGAAACTAACAACAGGGATTTATACCTTGGATAAACAAAAATCTGAGGTTGAAAGAGTTTTCAATACTCTAGTTACAAATAGAGTTAATGAATTAAAACACTTACTTCCTGTTGAAGAACCTAACGAAACATCAATTTAAAATATGTTTTCATTTATAAAAAACTATATTAGTAAAATAACTAATAAGATTAAGTTATTTTTTAAACCTAAAAAAATTGATGTAAAACCTAAAACTAAAGAACAAATTTTTAACGAAAGGGTAATAAGATTAATTAACGAAGGTAGGGGATATGAATTTGATGGTAATAGAATTCATTTTGATGAAATTTTTTTAAAAGATTTGAAGATATCCGCAAACAAATATAACTCCTATATCAGGCTTAGACCCAAATTAACTAATTTCGATGTAATAATAAATCATAATTCTGAATTAAATCCAGATAATCCAACCAATGAATTATTGGTTTACAGAGATAAATTAAATTCAGATTTAATGCTTAAAGCAAATTATCGTAACAAAATGAAATACGATAAAATAATAAAAGATATGAATAATGATAGTATAAATAGTAATAGGATAATTAATGAGATAAATAGTAATGAGATAAATATCAATAGGTACTATAATCATCCATTTCTAAATCTAAATAATGAAAATAAAAAAGAAGAATAATGAAAAAAGAATTTACAATATCTATAGTAATCCCAGTACATGAATTAACTGATATTACAAAAAAAACGCTTGAATTAGCTTTAAAAAGTGTTGAAGCACAACAAGTACAACCTAATGAATTAATTATTGTGGCACCCAAAGATTCTGAAGTCATAACATACTTAAATTCATTACCAGAGTCACCCCTATCAACTATTACTAAGATTATTGAGAATGATGGTAATACTGATTTTGCCTCACAAATTAACCTAGGTGTTAAATCAGCAACATCTGATTGGGTTAATATCTTAGAATTTGATGATGAACTAGCTAACATCTGGATTAAGAATGTAAAACAATACGCAACAGCATATGAGGATTGTGATATATACTTACCAATAGTAATAGATGTTAACACCAATAATGAATTCCAGGCTTTAGCCAATGAAGTTGTTTGGGCTAATAGCTTCTCAGATGAACTAGGTATTCTAGACCACAATGCATTATTAGCTTATCAAAACTTTAAAACGGATGGTATGGCGATTAAAAAATCAGTTTTTGAAGAGTTAGGTGGACTTAAGAGTAACGTAAAATTAATGTTTATGTATGAGTTTTTGTTAAGGGCTACATTTTTTTCAAAAAAAGTTATGGTTATACCAAAATTTGGTTATAAACACATTAATATGAGGGATGGTTCATTGTTTCATACTTACAAACAAACTATTGACCCAGCAGAGGCTAGATGGCTTTTATCTATGGCTAAGAAAGAATTTTACTTTAAAAAAGATAGAGATATAACGTATATCACAACTGCTTAATATGCCACCAAAAAAGAAACCAACAAGTTCTGGAAATTATTTTGGTGAAAAGGAAGAATTGGCTGTAATTAAACTATTAAGTAGTACAGAAATTAACGAAAGAAGTAAAATTTATAGTGAAGAATTAGTGTTACCTATCAATAAAATGATTGAATCCATTATTAGAAAATATAAACTATATAGTAAATTTGATTCATTTGAGGATGTACATGCTGATACAGTATCTTTCTTGATTACCAAAGCACATATGTTTGACCACAATAAAGGACATAAAGCATACTCGTATTTAGGTACGATATGTAAAAACCACTTATTAGGTATGGTTGATTCAGAAAACAAAAAAATAAAAAGAAATATTTCATATGAAGATATTTCTGAATCAATAGAGGATGATGAAAAATTCTCATACACCATTGATTCAAATGGTAAAACAATATCGGAAACTATAAATAATTTAATCAAACAAATTGAAATAGAAATCGATAAGGATAGTGGTAAGAAAAAATTAAGTGAAAATGAAATAAAAGTTGGTTTTGCATTGATTGATATCCTTAAAAATTGGGATAACATATTTTCAACACCTAAACCAGACCACAAATATAATAGATTATCGGCACTTGAAACAATGAGGGATTATACTAACTTATCAACAAAAGATATTAGAGTTGCAATGAAAAGATTTAAAAATATTTACCAATTATTGAAGTTTTCTTAGTAAAATCAATATTCTTGGATATTTATAAATAAAAATACTATGCCAAGGAGAGTAAAACAAAAAATAGAATTAAATAAACTTGATAGCCTAGGTGGGTTAGCACAAGAAATATATAATGATGCATGTTTACAAATAAAAGATGCACAAGGTGGTATTGATGTACTAACCACTTCAACACTACCAACAGATGTAATTGACCACACAAATATAGCCAAGGAAAAAGCAAATTTCCTTAAGGTTAAAGATTCAGCTATAAAAATAAAATTAGAAGTAGCTAAATTACAACGAGATATCATACAAAATAATGGTGATACTGATAAGGTTATAACAGAAAAAACTGGTGGGGCAACTGCCGATGATTTTTCTGAAATTAGAGAAATGTTGAAAAATGGTGGTATGAATAAAAATTTAATTGAAGACTAATGGCAATTATTGACAAAAAAAAGAAAATTTTTGGTGACATTGCAGCCGCTAAAACAATTGTGGATGGGTTACCAAAGTTAAAATTATCTTCATCATTTGCTTCAATAACTAATGGTGGTGATTCAATTTCTTTTTTGAGTGATTTATTAAAATCGTTAGTTGGTTATGAAAAACTTAATGATATTATAGTTGATTTATTAACTTACTCAATAAATGAGTTAGATTTAACCCTAAAACAATCTATAAAAAATGAATTAAAGTCAATTGTAAATTGTGGTTTAAACCCAAGTATACCAAGCTATATGTTGTATGGGTCAACTGGAGTTATTACCCCAGTAAAAAAAATAGATTATTTTAATAAGATGTTAACCTCACCAAATAGTTTGGTTGGTTCATTAATTTATAAAGATATATCCAATGGATTATCTAGTTCTGATTTCAACACTTTTTTATATTATACAATACAAAATAATGGTACACCACAAAACTGGGGATTAACCAATAATGGTTTTGATTTATTATCGATTCAATTTAATCAAATATCAACACCAAATAACTCATTAAAAATAACAACATCACAAAATTATGTTGGGTCGTTAACCGATTTAAATAACTCATATGTTGATAGCTTAAAATTAATCAACACTGAAGGATTATTATTCAATATCCTAGATAATATATTTGGTACCATGTCTAACACAATAAATAAAAGTGTTATACAAATAGAAAATGAATTAAGATTAAAAAATATCGTATCGAATATTATTGATAATGATGATGAGGATGAGTCGAAATCAATATTCGATATAAACACACAAAATATCGAATCTAAAGCCAATTCAATTAAGAATGGTACAAACACATTAAATCTTAATACAAACGTAACCACAAGCATACCAATAGACTTATTATCTGATTTAAATTCGTCATTGAATTCAGTTACACAATTAAATGATAAAAAGAATGTATTAACAAGCGGAATAAACTCAATAGGTAACACACTAAATAATTTTACTAATAAACCAAATGATGATAAAGCAATAAAATTGAATTTTATTCAAGATATGATTAACCAAATAACCAAATCTTTAACAAATGTTATTCTATCACCACCAGTTGTTACAATATTTTTAATAAATTATAAGATAATGTATGGTCAAAATGCCGAATATGTTGATGGGGTTGATTTTTTAAAACAAAATAAAACTCTAATTTCAACAATAATCGATAACATTAGAGATTCAATTAGTAAAAAATTATTATCGATTGTTTTAAAAGAAGTAACTAGATTAGCCGCTGAATCAGCTTTTAATATAGAAACTGAAAAAATAAAAAATAGGTCTGGTCAAATACTTAGTTTAGTTGGTGTACCACAAGATATCATAAGACAAATTAGTGGATTAATATAATGAGTGAAAAAATTATTTCAAAAAATAAAGGTATTGGTTCTATAAATAATATTATAAAAACCATTTCAGCTGCATTCAAAACACAAGAAAAACCAATAGCACCACTACCACCACCATTAATATTAAGTGGTGCTAATTTACGTGTTGGATTAAGTTCAAAAGCTATTGCTGGTAGAGTTATATCCAGGCTATCTGAAGCTGGATTACCAGTTGGTGATGTATATGCTGATGGACCAAATACATTTGAAGCAGCACTAACAATAACAATTGAAGAAATAATATCAGCCATGTTGACTGAAGCTAAAGTTGAACTTGTTATACCACCTGGAACCAATGTAACAACAGTTGGATTAGGAAATTTAGGTATACCAGTAATATCTCAAGGAGCAACAACAAATATGGGTGTTGGTAATGGAGTTATAAGATAAGTTATGAATAAATTTGAATCTAAAAACAACAACGAAATACTATTCGAAATTAAGAAAATGGAAATCGAACATGAAAGTATTAAACAAAAAATGCTTAAAGACCATGATAGATTAATTGAGGTTGAAAAAGATTTTATTGAAGCTAATATCATTTTAATGAGTAGACTTAAAGCTAATGGACGGAAAATTTAATATAAACAAACCAAACCCATATCAGTCACATGGTATCCCAAATATATTAGATATAGGTGAAGTTATTTCCATTGATGACCCAGATGGTACTGGTAGAATAAAAGTTAGAGTAAAGGGGTCAGCTAATTTAGGTGGGAATGATTCGCAATCAACTGATAACATAAATTTTGCATTCCCATTACTACCCAAATTCTTTCACTCACCAATAAAAAAGGGTGAGGCTGTATTTGTCATGTCATTATCAATCGATGATAAACATACAAATAAATTTTATATTGGACCAATTATTTCTCAACTTCAGAAATTACCAAATGACCCATATAATTTTTCAGCTTTTGCTGGTCTTGAGAATAAATTCCAAGGCCCAGACTCTAATGTTAATACTATACCAGAATTAAATGGTGTTTTCCCAGAAACTCAAGACGTTATTGTTCAAGGAAGAAAAAACGCTGACATTTTATTTAAAGATAGTGAAATATTAATAAGAGCTGGTAAGTATTTGAAGAAAATAAAAGATGACAATAACCCATTTGATTTTTCTTTCAATAATAAAACACAAGCCTTTATTCAATTAAAGGATAATGTTAAAGTAGATGTTGATAAAGATAATACCCCTATCATGGGTTCTATAGTCAACATAGTTTCAAATAAAATTAACCTATTATCATACTCAAAATCACAAATATTTAATATTCCAGTACCAGATGGTATGATTTCAAATGAAACTATGGAACAAATATTAGAAGAAGCTTATAGAGTCCCAAAGGGTGAAATATTAATAGAGTATCTTGAATTAGCTGAAGCAGCATTGTTATACCATTACCATAATGGTACAACACCAACAGACCTTAAAGGGGATGGAAACCAAAGCCCAGTTGAAAATTTCAAAAAATTAGGACCAAAATTAAGACAAATTATGTTATCGGATAACGTAAGGATAAATTAAATATTTTATTTACCTCTATTTAAATTACCCTCATATATAACACCATTTATTTCTCTTGTTGTTGCCCATAGGGGTCTTAAGTTAGATAATGCGTTTACAACAGATGGTAAACTATCTTTATCAAATTCACAAACTTTCTTGATGTGGTCAACATGCCATTCACCATGATTATCCCAACTCATACCTTCAGTAAATAAAGATGATATATGATTTTTAAGTTCTAAAGCTGAATAACCTAGTAAATCAATAGTTTTACCGTTTTTACTCATGCCGATTCTCCTTAAAGCTGACCTCAAAACTTCTCTCCAAGCAAACACATGTGGGTTCATTTTTTTTATTTTTACCATAGATTTCCTACGAGTTTCTTTTAATTTTTCTGGATTTAATTCACAATATTTTTTTTGATAATCCTTTATTTTTTCTGGATTTGATTCACGATATTCTTTTTGTTTTAATAAAATAGTTTCTTTGTTTTCGTTATATTGTTTAATCCCATTTTCTTTAATCTTTTTTGAGTTAGCTTCACGATATTTTTTACTATATTCACGTATTTTCTCTTTATTTTTAATTTTATGTTTATGATAAGCATTATTTCTACTTTCTTTTACTTTTTCTGGATTATTTATACAATATTCTTTACGTTTTAATAAAGTTTTTTGTTTATTTTTTTCGTAACTTTTTTTACTTTTTTTACGCTGAGCTTCTTTCTTCTCTTCTTCTGTAAAATACTTTTTTACACTCATGATTATTTACTTGTCATATCTTCTTTCATTATTAATCTTATACGTTTACTCATTGAGTACCCATTTTTATCGCAAAAAAGTTTAAACTCATCTTTAAATTCTTTTGTCATTCTTATAGGAAATATTTCATCCATTTCATTTTTATAAATTCTTGGTCTTGCCATACTATTTTGTTTATACATAAATATACAAAATATTTTGAAAAAATAAAGTTAATGAATAATTTATTTATAAGTTTATAGATATTTATAGATAAATCAATAATCATGGTAATAAGAACATTCTTCAGTAAGAATAACACTATAATTAATAACAGAAACATCAATACTGGAAGAAATCCGATAGTTGAATTATATTTTGGAGGTACTGATGCTACAAACACATTTAGTAGATTCATATTTAATTTTGACGTAGAGCGACTTAAATCACTTTATACTGGTAATACATTCACTGACCTAACTAAATTAACACACACACTTAAATTAACCAATACGGGTTCTTTTGATACAGGTCTTTTAAATGGTAATTTCCAAGAAAAAAATAGAGCATCGTCTTTTGATTTAATTCTATTTAAGATACAACAAGATTGGGATGAAGGTGTTGGTTATGATTATGGGACATCAACACCAATATTAGGTGAAAACCCAACTTCAGTTATCCCATCAAATTGGGAACAAGCACAAACAGGTGTGTTTTGGTCTGGTGGTACGGGTGTTTATTCTGGCTCACCAAGTGGAATTACAATAACAACACAACACTTCGATTTAGGTAATGAAAATATTAATATGGATATCACTGACTATATCAATGGTGTTATTACTGGAAATACACATCATGGTTTAGGAATTGCATTTCCTAGAGGTACTGAATTAACTCAAACTTCATCACCTAATTATGTTGGATTCTTCACCAGACATACCCAAACATTTTATGAACCGTATATTGAAACAATTTATTCTAATCACATAACGGATGACAGAGATGATTTCTATTTAGATAAAAGAAATAAATTATACCTATACGTCAATTTATTGGGTACACCAACTAATTTAGATTCATTACCAACAGTTTCAATATATGATAATAACGATACATTACTTATTTCAGGAAACACCGTAACTCACATTACCAAGGGTGTATACGCAACAGAATTAACAATATATAGCTCAGCTTCAACAATAAATGATATCTATACTGATAGATGGAGCAACATAGTCATCAACGGCATTCAAAGACCATCAATTGATTTATCTTTTTCTTTAAAAGATAGCTTAGGTTATTATAATATTGGTGATAACAACATGCTTCCAAAAGAAGTATCTATTATTGTGTCTGGAATAAAAAGTAACGAAAGAATAAAACGTGGTGACACTAGAAAAGTAATCCTATTAACTAAGATACCATACACTGTAAACCAAACTCAGAAAATAGATTCTATAGAATATAGACTTTTCGTTAAAGAAGGTAACAATGAAATAACTGTAATAGATTATCAACCAGTTGAATTGGCTAATAATCACTATTATTTCTTATTGGATACACAAAGTTTAATTCCTAATACTTATTACATTGAATTTAAAGTGGAAACCAATCTTGTGGTTAAGACATTGAATAATGTGTTTCAATTTGAAATAACAAGCCAATCATTATCCAGAAACTCACAATGATAAACTCAATTAAAATTCTATTCATACTAACAATTCTATTATTTACACCATCATATTGTGGTAAGAAAAAACAAGAAAGAAAAGTCAAAAAAAATTATGAATATGATATCAAAAAACAAATCAAGAAGCATAATCAACCAAAAAGAAAAGTTATTGAGAAAAAAATAACTATTTGATGTTGACTATTTTTTAAATTAGTTTATATTTATTTCTGTACATTAACAAATACCCTATCGGTTTTGAGCCTTAATAAGCTTTAGAAATGTGATTTATTGCATTGAAGAAATCGGTAAAATAACAAAAAATTAAAAACGTTAAAAATGTATTACAACAAAACAATTGAGCTTAACCAAGCTCCAAGTGTTAATCTATGTATTAACAAATCTAGATTAAAAATCTACAACAAAAATAATTATTACCTTAAAGATGGTACCGAATTCAGCATTGAATTATTCAACCCTCTACGAGAATCGATTCTATGTAAGATTTACTTAAACGGTAAATCAATATCATATAGCGGTCTTGTCCTTAAACCAGGACAAAGAGTTTTTCTAGAAAGATTCATTGATTCACCTAAGAAATTCTTATTTGAAACTTACGAAGTGGATAATAACTCAACAACCAAAAATGCTATTGCTGAAAATGGTGATTTAAGTGTTGAGTTTTATTTGGAATCTAAACCAATCGTAGATAAGTGGTATTCTTATTCATCATATATTGACCTGTCGAACTACAATTCTGGAACCCCATTTAATTTATATAATTCTAATATTGGAACTGGTAGTTTAAATTCTGGTTCTTATGGTAGTGTCGTATCAACCAATTACTGTTCAAACGTAAACTCAAATAAAATAGAAACTGGTAGAATTGAAGAAGGTTCTAACTCTAATCAAAAATTTGTTTCATCAAATCAAAGTTTTGATATACTTCCATTCAATCTTCAATCATTTAAATTACTTCCATTAGAATCAAAATTTGTTACTTTGAAAGACACATTTGTTAAGCAATATTGTGTAAATTGTGGACATAAATTGAAACACACATATAAGTTTTGCCCATCATGCTCAACTAAAGTATAATCATAAAATTTGTTAATGTATATAAAAAAAGCGTAGAAAAACTCTACGCTTTTTTTATTTTTAGTAAGTTTGTTAAAAAAATTATTATGTTATTAGCCCAAACTCAAGATACAATCGATTCTACATTAGAAACCCTTGTTAATTCAAATTATTTAGAAATTATCAAAAACTTAGTTAACGATATTCACAATGATACCGACTTAGGTTTCGAAGTTAGAAAATTAATAAGTGATTTGACTAGTGGGTCTTAACAATAATTTATAGCAGTTATTACCTAAGCTATCTATATCGTTTTTCCACTTGAATCCCAAGTCCATTTCTCCTTCGCTAGGTAACATAAAATTAGCGTTACCATATTCAGTTATGGTTCTATTTACGAAATCATCTAGCTTTGCTATATCTTCTTGTTCTAATCCACTATCATCTCCATTTATTAATGAAGATATAGCCCATTCTGGGATAGTAAACTCAAGGATGTCATCCATTTCTTCACCTCTTTCTTTAAGGTAAGTATTTTCAGCTATTATATTAGCTTTTTTCATTGTTTTAAATCTGTCTTTGCTTCTCATATTAATAAATATATCAATCAATCTCATTAGTCTTGGAAAAATGAGTCAATGACTCCTTTCCATCATCAGTCTTAAGCCATTCTTTATAGTTTTTCTTATCTTCCTTAGATAATTTGCTAACTAATCTCTTTCTATCATCGTCATCACCAATTGGTGATAATTCACCCTTTGGACTATCATAATGTTGAAATAGACCTGTACGTAACATTTCTAAATATCTTTTTCCTCTAGCTGATTTTGATTTTAATTCTTCTTCTATCATTTTTTTATGCTTCATTTCATCAACAATATCTTGAGCCTGAGAATCCCACTTAACTATTATTTCAGTACCAAAAAACTCATCTTTCTGTTTATGGTCTGATACTCTTATTTTGGGTTCAATAATATAAAATGAATTTGTACTATTAGAATATCTTATTTTAAAACCTTTTTCACTTAACCATTTAGCTATATATTTTATTTTTACACCAGTTAATATGTTTACAAAAGAACCTATAGAGTGTGAACCCTTATTTTTTGGATAATTTTGAAAGGCTCTTAAATTTAGCTTTTTACCACCAGATAACGTTGTAAATTCAAACTTTAAATTAGGGAAGAACTTTTTACCCTCATCAAATAATTTTTTCATAAATTCTTCATCAGGAATACCATCAGTCTCTTCATTTAAACTTGTATTTTTAACCTGGTTAAATACACATCTATGGAAATCATCATAACTTAAATCACCACCCAATACTATAATTGGATTTTGTTTTATTGTTAGTTCCACATTAAGTGGCTTATTAAGCGTTTTCGCTGCGTAATAGCGATGATGTCCATCTTCAATGTAAAAAGCCCCATTCTCATATGTAACCTCTATAGGTTCGCTTAAATCAACCTTTTTTGACCATGTTTTCTTAGCGGTACCTAAACCCAATCCTGTTTTCTTTGCAAAATGTTCGATTTCGTGAAGAACATTAAGATAATCATCCTTCCATTTAACCTTTAATTTATCTGGTGTAATGGTCTTTATGTCATCAAATGAAAAACCATAAGCTGCTCTATCCAAAGCTTCAATAGATATACCACCAGAACGTAATAATTCTTCAGATGTATTAAATTTATATACCTCATCAATTATTTCTTGTGTTATTTTTATTGGGTTACATTTATTAATCATAACTTATAAACTTTTATCACCTTACAACCAACACCTTTATTTTTAACAACTATTTCATGCTCATTTGGAAAAGCTAAGTTTTGAACAATAGTTCTTACCGCATTAATCTCACTCAATGGACATGAAACTTCCATCACATATGGTTTAACCCCATCTTCCCAATTTTCATAACCTATTGACATCAATAAATCACCATTCAATAACCATTTGTAAGGTGTGAAAGATTCACCCTTATTATTTAAATCAATTAATTTCTTATTCTTAACTCCAACAATCCTGTAAAGAGTTATTGGGTCACCCATATCATTATATTCAACAATTTTATCATTAAGATATTCTTCAGCATCTTCTGAGGTATTAAACCCCTCATGACCCAAATAATCAATAATTTCTGGAGTATCATCAACAGATATATCTTTAAATGAATTCAAACCATCAATGAATTTATTTTTACGAACATTATATGGTAACTTACTCATGTAAGTAGAATAGTTATCCAATGCCTCATTTAATAACTTTTTTATTGTATTTTTATAATCAGTAATCATTTACCATAAGTTTACCTAACAACCCTTCTATATGCATTCTAGTTTTTAAATCTCTAACCTTGTTTTTTTCTTTTGATAGAGGCTTTTAAATTATTAGCATATTTCATTGGGTTTGATTTCATATATAACAAAGCTGCACCTAAATTATCAAAATGATTATCAATTCCCAATATCAATGCATTCAAATCAATCCCATCTGGAAATACGTCATTAACCCACGAAGAATCCGATGTCATCAAGTTAACAATATCTTGTAATATCATCATCTGATTTTCATCCAACCTTAATGAATTTAAAAATGCATTTTTACCCATAGGATTACCATTATGGTTTCCATTAAACTGACTTACCAAATCATAGTTAGTTTCACTTATTGATTCCGATTCACCAATAACCCTATCATACATACTATGAACAATACCATCCATTTCATCCTTTAATTCTTCTGGAGTAATTTCTGGTTTTAACCAATAATAAACTTGTCCTTCATCATCATCTGAAAATAGTAATCCGTAACCTTCTAAATTATGTAGTATTTTTTTCTCGTATGGTGAATTAGAACTATAATACCCATCATCCATATTTTTAGTTAATCCATTAAATACATTCTCACCAGATTGAATCAAAAATTTATATTCATCCCTGGTAATATGTGTTCCACTATTATGGTCACTATAATAACCACCATCAGATGCCACTCTTTCATTCTCATTTAATTTCTTGGTCACTTTCCAGAAATTTTCAATAATTAATTTATCCCTTTCTTTTATACTTATCTTTTTCATAAAATTGATTTATATATAAATATCCCATTAATCAACAATAAACTCATATTTAAATAATCCACAATCCCATATCCTATCATAACCTAATTCGGTCATCAATTGCTTCTCAGACTTACTAAAATCCAAATGAGGAAACTTCTTTTTTAAAGAATTCTTCCCAAATCCAAATTTATGTAGTCTCTTGGTTCTAGATATACTAGAATTGAAATACCTATAATCTGGACCTAATATTTTAACACATTTAAACCCAATCGATAAATACATGTTTTTATTTCCATCAATCCAACGCACATCACCAAATGATATAATTTTTTCTGGTTGATATAGTTTTATGAAATGCTTCATTAATTTATTAGCTATACCAGTAATCTTATATTCATTCGTTGTAGCGAATCTACTCAAATCATAAACACCATCTACCTTACCAGAATTCATTCCTCTAACACCATTAAATGTCATAATAGCAACTAATTTATTATCAAAGAAAGCACCTAAACATATATTGGTCGCATCATTACCCTGGATATGGTATTTCTTTAAAAATTCCTTCTTAGATTCTAAATCAACTTCCCTAATATCACATTTCCTAGCACCTATATTTTTATTCTTATTCACCCCAAGTATATAGTCTATTTTATTAAGCACCAACTCTCTATTATTAACCCATTCATCTTCAAATATATGAATTAATCGATACCCAATACTATTCATTAGCTTTGTTTTTGTTAGATGAAATTGCCTATCCTTACCAAATTTTTCACTATGATAATACAATCCATTATATTCTATACCTAATTTTAGGTCATCTATTAATATATCAATCTCAACCCCTGATAATAATTTTTTATCATTCATCTTAACAGTAAATCCCAATTCGGCAATATGATTATAAATTTCTATTTGAGCTTTACTGGAAAATACGTTTTCATGTAATCTTAACCCATTATCATATCTAACCCTTAACTCATCTTTGTATCTATTTGAAAGAATCTTATCATTAGGATACTTTATCCTATATTCAAATAATGTAATACCATGTTTATTCAAATGCTTAGCACCCAAATATCTAAGTTTTTTACCACAAATATTACAAATAACGTGATTATCCTCTAACAACAAATCCTTATTCTTTATATAATTCTTATGAAATACAATATCCTCTGGGAACCTAACCAAATAATCATTTAAACCAATCTCATGTTTAATTAAATGATTCTCAAAACACCCAGTCCTATTATCAACATCACTCGTAACCCAATTACATAATTTACATTTCCTAGTCAAGGTCTCTTCAACTTCAATTATATCAAAATATTCCTCAAACCATTTTTTACCATACTCTAACTCATACTTCTTTCGTTGATATGTGTTGTTTGGTATGGGTACATCACCATATGTCTTTATAATATGATTAGTTAAAACCCCAGATAAATTATTTGGGTCGTCAAACTCTAATTTTGTTTGCTTACAAACTGCAATGAATTTTTTACCATCACTACCAATATATTTGTTGGTCTTACTTTTTTCTATAATAACACTATTACCATCCTTGACTTGACCACCACGCTTTTTAATTGATATAAGGTTATCATTTAATATTTTGGTTATCTTCTTATGCCCCACACTAAATCTCTTTCCTAACTCATGTGTGCTGATATTTTCTGATTGATATAATTTAATGATGGTATTTTCATCGTCCTTGGTTAATATTGTTTTACTCATAATTTTTATTCAAACTTACTAAATTATTTTCATATAAATACACTTATAACCAATTTATTTTTATTCCATTTAAATTTACACCAAAAAAAAAGTCCAGCATTTCTGCCAGACTTTTTTTTCAAATATTTCTTAGTGATTATCTAAGTTCGTTGATGTTGAATGTTGGTACACCATCTACTCTAACATGTCCATAGAACCTGTTATTTACAAGCTTCTTCGCGTAACGTGTCATGATTCCTTTTACAGGTGCGAAGTTAAATGGATTATACATTGTTGGAGTCAATTGCATTGGTACGTAAGGAGCATAGATATATCCTGTATCCAATAATGATTTTCCTTTATGACCAATGATAATTGAGTAAGCTGGAGCATAAGGGTCACGATACACTTGGTAACGTCCACTTAAAGAACCAATTCTTTCAATACCCATGTTATAAGTATCTTGTTCTGGAGATGCATCAGATACGTGGAAATATTCCAAGTTATCGAATATCGCAGAGATTTCAGAAGAAACTACGATGAAGTTAGCACCACCTCTAAGAGTTGCTTTATGGATTTGAGCAGAAACTTGGTTTACACGAGTAATAAGTTCTTGGTTCCAGTCCTTTTGAGTATATGGGTTAGCAGCACTTGAAGATTTTCTCCAACCGTTATAATCCCATCTCAACTGCCATGCAGCACCTTTACGTAAATCTCTAAGGATTTCACGGTCAATTTCAGCAGCTACTTGTTCTGATAACATTGCAGTTAATTCAGCTTCAGCATCGATGTTGTGGAATGCACTAACGTCTTGAGCCAATTCTGGTGACCATGTTGCACGTAATTTTCTTTCTTCAACAGAAACAGTTACTTCATCCAATGAGAATGATACTTCACCCATTTCAGTTTCAAGTTCTAATGATGCGTATTGTGCCCAAGCAACAGTAAACGATGCTCCAGATACACCAGCAGAAGCTGTAGCTAAATTAGCAGGTGCAGAACTATTGTTTACAAAGAATGCAGTAGTTCGTCCAGTTGCACCAACATAACCATCAAATGTAGCAGTACCATTAGCAGGTACTGGACCACTTAAGTCAAGACCTAAGTACAAAGTACCAGTTGCGTCAGTTAAGTTAGAATAGTTAACAATACCTTTACCATATTGTTGAGTTACAACTCTAAAAGGAATTTCCTTATTAGCATCAATAATTGTGTTATTATTCGGGTCACGAATAACACCATTAGAGATTACGTGCAATGAAGCCAAGAAAGATTCAGTATCCATTTGGTTACCATCAGCACCAGTCAAAACTGATTTGTTAGTTGCACCTGGAGTAAATCCCGTTACACCAATAACAACTTGTCTAACTGTACCATCAGTTGCAAGTGGTTGTGTACCACCGTTAGCAATAGCCGTATAAGTACCATTTGAATCTAAAGTCCAGCTGTTATATCCACCAGTAACGATTGTAAGAGTACCTTTTGAGTTATCAAACAAACCATCATTGTAGAATGCATCATACAAGTTTTTAGCTTGCATTTGAGTTATAGCACAATTAGCAGTGTTAACACAACTTGGAATACCTGTTGAGGCAAAACTAGTGTGAGCTGAATATGTTGTACCATAAACATCAGAAGATGATGTGGTTGTATAATCATTACCAGCAACACCAGCACCGTCTACACGAGAAGATGTTTGTGGTATGAAATAAAACAATTTACCAATTGGTAAGTTCATAGCTTGAACTGAAACTAAGTCATTAGCCAAAAGCTTAGAGAATACTCTACGTACAATTGGGAAAACAACAGTTTCGAATGAACCTGAATTAGTTGCTGTAGTTGTTTCTTTCAACAACGATGTTGCTTGGTTTTCAAAAAGAATCGCAACGTTTTCTCTGATGTGTCCTTTAAGACCATCTAGGAACCCTATTGATTCCCATTTTTCTTGTGTTTCTTTACGGACAGCTTTCATATGGTCTAAACCAATATTTCCAACTAATCCTGAATTTAATATCGACATTTTTTATTTATTTTTGTCTTTTGTTATTTTTTTTTTTATCTGAGAATTAACCTTTAATTCCCATTAACTGTCTTACCTTTAAAATTTGTGGGTCAACGTAAGCGGTTTTTTCAGTCAACAAAGTTGAACTACCACTAGACATACCTTTTGTAATCTTATTATCGATTGATTCAGTTATTTTCTTAGAATTCAATTCACCAAGAATTGTCTTATACAATTTCTTAGATTCAATCAAATTACTAACTCCTTCGTCAAATCTTTTGATGATATCAGCTTTTTCCTGTTTAGTTGTTGTGTTTTCCATAAACAACTTAGTTACATATGTTAAGTTAGTGTTGAAAACAACAGTTTCGATAAGCTTATCTTTGAATTGCTTCAAAGCTTTCTTTACGTCATCATTTTCGCTCTTTAACTTAGCAACTTCACTTAATAATTGTTTGTTCTTAGCAACAGCTTCAGTTAATAGTTTTTGGTTTTTTGCAACGCTTTCAGTTCTAACTCCAGCACCTTTTATATCAGTTAAATCACTATAAGCTTTTCCTGATTGTGCAGTTCCTTTTGTGATAAGTTCATTGATTGGCTCTTCGATTTCTTCCTCTTCTTCACCAGATTCAGCATCTGATGGGGTTGGAACATCTTCTAAATCATCAACAGAATCTTCACCACCAAATTCAGAACCAGCGTCATCATCCATTTCTATCTCATACTCAACATCATCATCTCCACCTAAATCAGCACCTAATTCCCCGCCCAAGTCAATTTCACTTGAACCACCTAAATCAGCTGCTGGGGTTTCGTTTTGTTTTATAACATATTCACCAGGTTCAGATACTGTCAAATGAATGTCAGTTCCAACTACTTTGATTTCATCCTCACCACTAAGTTTTTTGTAAACTGCGATAATATCATCATCTGATGCAGCTGTCATATCAAGTTCTTCACCACCCAACGCATCAGCGTCCATTCCTAATTCTTGACCTGGAGTATCCACATCAACTATATCGGTGCTTGTTATGTCTGTTACATCTGTAGTTGTATCTACACTATCCATAGGTGTTGTTTCCATTTCTGTATCATCACCCATTTCTGTTTCGATATCTTCTTCCTCGAAATCACTTTCTAAAAGTGATTCCTTAACAACAGCATTAATTTCTTCTCGTGCTACGTCTCGAAGTATTTCTTTAGCATTGTTGTTTAACGCTTCTTTAATTTTTTGGATATCTAACATAGAATCCTCAAATACCGTTTTTTTACTCATAATTTTATTTTTTTTATTTAAAAAAAATTTAACTTATTTAGATGATAAACACCTCATTTCACAATAAATACATATGTGTTATTCAAAAAAACAAATTAATACTAAAAAATATTTTTATTTTAGTAAAAATTTATTTAAATTTTCTATTAGTACTTTGTTTTTATTATCACTAACATCTTCTCTAATGCTTGAATTCATTGGCTTTTCATTAAATATATAAGCTCCTGGAGTACTAGGTGTGCTTACTATATCCCAACAAATAATTTCGAAGTCATCTTGAACAATATTTTGTCCTTTAACCTCTTTAAGACTACCAATCCCTCTAGATGATACTCCAATCTTAATTTTATTTCTTAATAAATTTGCTATATCATCACCCTTTGTTGATACAATACCATAATTAATAAATCCTGGTGTCATCAGTATTTCCATCTTACCCATCAATGCGTTACCTTCCCACCATGTTTCAATGATGTTATGTGATACTCTATCTAACGAAATAACAGAGTCCTCTGGGTGATTACAATTGTGTGTCCAAACTATCTTATTATTTTGTTTCATTAACCAAGTTTTATTTGGAACGGAAACACAATAAACAAAATCATTGTGTGGTATTAACTCAACTTTTGTAAATCTATTATCCAAATAAATACCCTTACCTGTTCTTTCTCTGATAATATTTAATTCTTTACTATTCGAAGCTTTAATCAATCTAGGAACTCTTTTATTTACCTTAGTCAAAACTAATTCACCATCAACTTCAGTTTCAATAAATTCTCTTTTAATATCATATATTAATCTATCTTTTGGTATAATCTTATTACATGTAGCACCACTACCAATTTTCAACATTACTTCTAAAACATCATCTTTTAATTTAGTTGATGTTGTACAATATTCTTTGATAAGAATTCCTTTACTACTTGAACTATTCTTCCCATCACCAATTAATAACCATTTTAGTAATATGTTTAATAATCTAGGTGACCAATTTTTAGCGTACTCTGGTATAAATTTATTGTGTGAATCACCCAAAACCTTTAAATGGTTATGTAGTTTTTCATTAGTCACTGTAAATTGTCTATCACCATATAATTTAAAATTAAACGGTAATTTCTCTAACAATTCCTTAATTAAATTTTGTTGTTTACTTTTTACTTGGGTAATTGTAACTCTATTTTTATTTTTACCACCCTTACTACCATCAGTATGCCCTTCAGATATGAATATACCTAAAAATGCAGCCCAATCTTCAGTTTTTATAGTGATATCAGTATCTGGTATAGTGAAAAACTCACTATCATCCCCATCCCAAACCCCAGAGTGTTTAATATGAGAATGTGACACTCTAGAATCCCCATTCAATATTTTATTGTATAACTCTTCACCAGTTAAAATATATGGTTTATTGGTTCTATCCCATAAAATAACTTTATGATTTTTAGTTATAGTCATATCCAAACCACTTTCATTATAAACCCTAATTAAATCGTCATCATAATGTTTTTTTATAGTTTTACTAATTGGTTGTACTTCTAATTTATTCGACTCTAAATTAAATGTGAATATCTCATCACCCTCAATTACTGTATCAATATCAACCCAACCATTCTTAGTGAATATTTGAGTTTCTTTTGGGACACACTCTCCTATTGCATTTCTATCCTTGATTGCTTGTTGATAAACTAAATTTTGTTGCTTAAGAATTTGTTCTGGGTATATTCTACCATTTCTATTTAATACACCATATTTTTGTAATAAGACATAAACAATCAATGGGTCTGACATTGAACCCAAGCTGACACCTGATTCCAATTTTTTTATTTCATTAATGAAACCCTGATTTCTTGGTTCTAATGGATTAATAAATCCAGAATCGGATTCAATCAAATAACCCCATCCTGTTTCACCCTTCTTAAGAATTTTTGCTTCTTTTATCATATTAATAAATATGGTTATTAAAACAAAAAAACCCTGTTAGTTTTACTTAACAGGGTTTTTATTAATCTTTTTTACTTTTATAAAAGTTAAAGTATCGATAATTATCGAATACATCATCCATAATCAAATTAATGTATTCATCCAATATGTTGTTTATATCATTAATTTTTATTGACTCCATTTTGTTCTTTAAGAATAAATTTATTTCGCAATTCATAAAGCTTTTTTTTCCTAATCTAACACCAGAATCCCTTACATCTAAATCAACTATGGTTCTTTGTTTATCAAACAAACAATTATCTTTAATCAACATATAATCATATAATGATTGTTTTATTTGTTTATTTAGATTTCTAATAACCCTATTATAATCATAATATGAATTATCAGTTGGCTCACACCAAGTTTTTATAATAATATAAAATGACTTAGGGTTTTTTATATCGGTAGTTCCGACTTTTATTTTAATGTTCTTTCGTTTGTTTACGTCAAGTTCTTTACATGTTTTCATTCATTTAAAAGTTAATGATTAAATGTAATCATTTTAAATGAATAAGTCAAATGTTTATTTCTTCTTATAACGTATCATTTGTATTTCTATCTTGAGTTTTCTTAGTGTTAGTCCAGAATTTTATAAAGATACCAACTAAAGCTAATATTTTTGGTAAATAAAATGCTTGATGTTCTGTTAACCCAGGTATATCCCCAGCCCATGTCATAATAAAATCAATAACCAGTAATAAGAATGATATCAATAATGATATATCACCTCTCTTTCTCCATTTTGGTGGTGTTGGCTTTTTATAGTTATTCCACTCTTTGTTTATATTGTCTTTTAATTTTACCATGTTATCTCATATTAGTATCCATTATGGTACCCAACACATTTTGTTGTATTGTATTTTTTTGGTTTATATTTAGTTGTTTTACAACCTAATAAACTAAATGCTATCATTATTATCATTATCTTTTTCATTTTTTCCAAATAACCAATTGAAACTAATGAATGCAATAACAATTTTTAAAGCATCATCAAATATTTTATTGATACTTCTTACAGTATCTTTTTCCCATTTTTTAAAAAGTATATTTTCAATCACACCACTAATAATGATTAAAAATAATATTATTGTTATAACCCAAGTAATGTCCATGATTTTAAATCCTTAGTAGCTAATCTAATCCCAACAATCTGAGTTTTGACGTAAGTTATTTGCTCTGGACTTAAACTTCTGTTAGGTTCTGTAAAAACCAACGATAACATTCCTTCACTAACTTCTTCACCTAATAAAAAGTTATAAGCTTTGTTTATACCGTAAAATTTAGCTGTGTGTGAACTTTCATTATCACCATCAGAACTATGTATCACATACCCAGAATTTGACCTATTTAATTCAACTAACATATCAATAGTTGTTGATACTGGTATCGATTGATATTTAGTTATTATTTTATCTATATTTCTAATTTTACTCAAACTCTCAAATCTCATACTAGAATTATTAAACCCAATTCCATGAAAATCTTTATTTCCATTATGATAATTAATAATACTAGCTCGACACAAATCCAAACGTTCAACCATATTATCTAATATATGTTGAACCTTTTTTTCTGCCTCAAGTCTTTTTTTATTAGTTTTAGGTGAATAATTAATTTTCTTTTCAATAAACCCTTTTATCCCCCTAGCAAATATGGCAACTAATAAAATAACAATTTGTGATGTGTCTTTATCTAAACCAACCATTTTTAATTACCCTCCAAAGTGTTTTTAAAGTTCATTATGTTAGAAACCTTATTTATAAATTCCTCATCCGATGAAAATGTGTGAGTCTCATTTAAAACTTTATGCTTAGTCTTTAATAAAACGTTCTTTAATTCCAAATCATCTTCTTTATCATACCTATCATCAACCATAGTCAATACTTCATTAATCAACGATTTTAAAACTTCTTCTTTACCTGAGTTATCAATAAGAGCCTTAACAACTTTTTTCTCATTCTCACTTAATTCTGAATATTTTTCATTATAGTTATCAACCATAATACTAGTCATTAAACTAGTTGGAACATACCCACCATCAATAACAGATTCTTTTACAGTGTTTTTCACCATATAATCAATAACATAATTTTTAGCTTCTAATAACTCATCAATATTTTTACCAGATTTTTTAGTTGTAATAAGCTTATTAAGACATTCATGTAACTTTTTTTTAGAATAATCAATTTCTTTACCCTTTAATAATCTACCAAGCTTTTCATTTTCAGATATGATATCCGATTTATTAAACTTACTAAGCAAGTTTAAATTCTCATCTAAAAACTGTAAAGCTAAATATTCTTTCGGTTCACATTTATTCTCTATGTTATCATAAATAAAAAATTGAGTTCTAAGTATCTTGTTTTCTTTTAAAACCTTTAAATACTTTGAGAACTCAGCTTTTTTTTTGTCGTTTTTTTGTGTAATACCCTCAACTAATAATTCGTTAAAGTTTGTTTTTATATTTCCGAAATTAATCATATAAATCATTTTTAAAATAAATACTCCAATTTAACTCAAAAGTGGTTTATTTTATAAAATATCGTTAATCTTATTAATCATATCACTCACATTTTCATTAATCAAATTATTCTTTTCACTTACATCAAAACTATCATTAAGATTTTTGCTAGTTAAATCAAACTTTTTTAGTTTATCATAATTCTCTAATACCAATCGTTCAGTTAGTTGTTCATCATTTCCACTTTCAACTGTCTCTAAATCACTTTCAGCTGTTTCTAAATCATCAATTGGTTCTTCACCACCTTCGGTACCACCTTCAGTTTCTTCACCCTCATCACCAAAATCTAAATCACCACTACCTAAGCCTCCACCACCGAAACCACCACCTAAGCCTCCACCACCACCAGAACTTCCACCATCTTCTCCACCTTCACCCCCTGCTGAACCACCTTCTAACGCTTTAGTCATATCACCATAAACTCTATCAACCACATCATATAATCCAGTGTGCTTAATAACACTTGGGGTGTTAGCTAATTCAGTCTTAGCAGCAAATTCCATTCTTTGTTCCAATAAATCTTGCTTGATATCATCATCAGACCAACCTAATATTTCTCTTTTAGCTCTTGTCATAGACATTACACCAAAACCATTTCCAGCATCAGATACACTATCCTTATACAACGTAACTTTCTTTTGTTCATTATCAACCCTAAGCATTTCTGATTGTGTTGATGGGTTATTCAATGTCAAAGTGAAATTATCCATCTCATCCTCAAATCCTAATAACACCAAATGAATCAAAGCTATCTTATTCAACTCTTGTAACATACATTGTTGAATCCTATTAATTGTTCTAGCAAATCTGATATCCTGTAACGCCAAATTCTTACCCTCACCAGTCGTTTCATCAAACCCCAAGAATGACTTGGGTACCCTAATAGCTGTAAATAAATTTGACCTTAGATACTCAATATCTGAAATTTCTCCAAGATTAGAAGCCCCAGCTAATGTATCAATTGGGTTTGGTGCATCCTCACTTCTTACGGGAATAAAGAAATCTTGGTCGTTACTTAACATGTTCATTCTCAGGTCCATTTGCCCAGTCGCTGGGTCATAAGATGGTGTTCTTTTGAACCTATTGGCTATAGCATCAACATACGCTGGTACGTCTGCCTCATCAATATTACCAACAAATATCTTAAATACTCTTCTCTCAGGTGCCCTTGTAACACGATAGGTTAACATAGCATCTTCAGCTAAACAATTATGTACAACACACCCATTAGCTATAAAATTATGTAAATCAGATTCTACTTCCAAATCCCAAACAGATTCATAATCCAATTCAGTTACATCAATAATTTTCTCCAATCTAACATCATCAATTTTATTATTAAAATTAATATATAATTTAAACGAGTCAACCCTAGTTTCAATTTTACCAGTTTTTACATTAAGTTTTTTACTACCATCTCTTTTTGATATTATACCACAACCAATTCCAGATTGTAAACATAAATGTTTTAAATCGGTTATTAATTTTTTATTAGCTAAACATATTGTACCATATCTATCAGAACCATCAGCATCAAACAAACCATATATTAATTGTCTTTTGTATTCTAAACTCATATTAAACACCCATTTAGGTATTCTTTTTTTAGCAAACCCAGTTTTAAAACCAAGTTTTAAAAAAATATTTTTCAACTCTTTATTTGCAATAGTAACTGATTTACTAAATTCACTATGTTTACTAGTTCTTATACTTAAATGTGAATTAAATTTATTTTTAGCGTAATTAATATAAAATTCATTTTGCTCTTCATAAACACCTAAAGCAAACCCAATTGTATTGTTATTAATCCAACCATCACCTAACATAAATCCAATAAATCTAGACATTCCAGAATCAATATCATATGTCAAATCAATATTAACTAAAGATTTAGTATTATGATAGTATAAATCAAAATCACCAGAATTAAAATTAAACAATTCTATTAACTTATTTAAATATTCATATTTTATTTTACCATTACCTTGAATAAACCTATGTATGTTTTTATAATCGGATTCATTAATATCTTTTAATTTTTTAACAATCCCAACCCTATCCAATAATTTAGATTTAACCAACCCACTATCATTTAGTTTTAAATAATAATCATCACTATCTAATTTTATTGTTTTAACTTTATTTTCATTAGATATTGTTGGTATCACTACTCTATCACTTCCAATTTTAATTTCGTCAATATTTTTATAAGTAAAATCAATCCCATTATAAACTAAAATTGGGTGATTATCGGTTACATTAATAGAATTATATCTACTCCTTACTTTGTGAGTTTTTTTAATACCACTCTCCCAAACATCCTTAATTTTTGTAGTAACAATTTTTTTATTTTCGTAATCATATGAAAATATGGAGTCACCAGGTTTAAGATTTTTTATTTTTTCATATCCATCAGTTGTCCAAATATGTGTGTTTTCGCTAACACATAATTGTCTCCATATACGTCTTGCTTTTTCGAGCATTGACGTACCATAGGGAAGTTTTCTATCATCTGAAAGCATTCTAAAGTGGGCCATTTGCCAAGAAGTAAACTCAATATTCTGTGTTCTCCAAAGGAATTTTATATTTTCACTATTAGTAGAATTAAACACTCCATTCAACACACCTTCTCTTCTTTCCATTTCGAAATTAGGCATTTGCTTTGCACCCATAATTCCCTTGTCTTTATCGATATTAAGAGCAACAAAATTATCACCATATTTTACAACATTTCTAGTCCACATTGGCAACGATGTATGTAAATCTAATCTATTAAAAAATAAATCCTCCAAAACTGTCTTTACTCTTTTGCTTTCAGAATATATATTCATCATTTTTCCTTGATGATTTAGTGTAACACATTCTTCAGCCATGATATCCATAGCTGCACCAATAATTGGAAAGTTCTCCATAGCTTCGAAATCACTATAGGCACCAATTCTTGTTGTTTCGTAAGAAATAGATTGTTGGAATAAACCATTATCTACTTTCTTCCAAAGATTATTTAGGTATTTGTTTTGTTGATTGGCTAATAAAGCGGTATCATATTCAGCTTTATTATCAGTCTTTAATAATTGACCTTTAGATAAATTAAATGTTTGTTGTTTAGGTTCATAAGCTCTAGGCCCATCAGCAGTAAAGACACGACCAAGCTTTTGAAAAACTGTTAATTTTTTATTTTCCATAAATTAAATATAATTTTTTATTACTATAAATAAATAGATTGAATTACTTAAAACCACTAAATAACCACATATATTCACCATTTGGGTCTTGCATATTTTTCTTTACTATTGGTGAAAAATTTGGTTTATTGGTCTTAACTTTTTGACCATTTTGAATTGTAACGAATCCACTTTTTTTATTATCTTCTATAGTTATTTCATTTCTATTGTGTGTTAACCAAGCTTCCAACATTGCTTTGGATTTGCTTTCCAATTTTTGTAGATTCTTAAATGAGTGTTCATAAATCCATAGACCCATAGCGATTACCATCAAACAGTCATCATGTTGACCATCACGATGGTCAGCTCTACCATTTTTATAGATAAAACTTTTCATTTCATTTGTAACTCTAACTGACCTAACATTAAATAAACGTTCTCTTATAACAAACTCTAAATGGGCAATCATTGGTGTTCTAACATTATTAAATGTGAACCCTGGAGTTTTATTCTCTTTATTAAAACTGGATAGTGTTTTATGATAATCCAATACTTTACCTGATTGAACATCATAATGTAATCTAGGGTATTTTAATTCTAATAATCTAAGCACTGTTGCAACCCCCATACCACCAGTTATATCAACAATAACATATCCACCATACAAGCGTCCAAATTCATCAGCTAAGTCACCTAATTTATCGGGTGGTATTCTACCTCTATATTCCATAACTTGTTCCATTGTTGTCATATCAAGAACTGAAAAAGCGGAATAATCTTCACTATCTCCACGACTAACATCCACAGGAATCAAATATTGATGTCCTTCTTTAGGTAATTCCCAAATCCATATTTCCTCACCCCTGGTCATCAATGGTTCTTTCACATTGAATTTTTCTTGATATTCAATATCTTCTTCAGCGATAACGTTACCACCAGAACCCAAGAATGATACATCTAATTCTTGTGCGATAGCCTTAGGGTCATTATTCAATGTTTGACACATTGCTCTATACCATGTTGATGTTGGTTTATACCCACTATCAATCATAACTTTATATGATTCTAACGTAAATTCAACCTCATTAATTATTTCATCACCCTTTTTCCATTGTAAATCTTTGTTGTATCTAAGGTCTTCATACCATTTCATTTCAACAATATTATAACCGTTCTTCTTTTTATCTTTGGCTTGTTTATAAGTTTCATAATAAAGTGGGTCTTGACCATTAGGTGTACTAATAAGAATTACAGCACCACCAGTACCTAAGCTAGTCATAGCTGCACCATACACTTCTTTACCATTATCAATAAATGCTGCCTCATCCATTACTAAGTATGTTGGTGTAAATCCCCTTAAAGCATCTTTAGATGTCGCTACAGCCTTTATTCTGCTACCATTGGGTAACATAATCTCTTTTTTAGATTCAGTGCTGTAAATGGCTTTTTTTTCATTTTCTTCACTACCATAAAATTCTGGTCCCCATAACCATCTTGGTAATTGAGATACAAATGCTTTTATTTTAGACAAGAACTCAAAAGCCAATTCTTGTTTATTGGCAATGATTAGAATAGCTTCTGGGTTTTCTTTTGGGGCGAAGCCAGCTTTTATAGCTAAATAAGCAGCTGTGGTTGTACTAACCCCTGCTTGTCTTGGTTTGGTAACCAAGTTTCTATTGTGTGATTCATATGCGTAAATTATTTCCTTTTGTCTTGGGAATAATTTAAACGGAACAATACCTTCTCTCGTTTTATCGAAAGTGGAAAAATAAGTTTCTATTACATAAATTGGGTTTACTAAGCACTTAGCAAATTCTGTTAATTGTTCTTTCCTAGTTAACATATATTCATAAATATATCAAAAAGGGTTAAAAACAAAAAAACCGCCATTGTTGGCGGTTTTCAGTTGTGAATAACCATTGGTTAAAGACTAATAGATTTCTAAGTATCACGCACAGGTTATTACCTCACGTTGAGATGTGTGATATTTATTTACCTTTAACATTAAAATGGTCCGTCAATGAATTTTATGTTTTTTATATTATACAACCCATAACAAGTTCCATAATCACCTTTTTGATTTATGAAATCAGTATGGTAATCACCAAAATACTTAAAGGAGTTATATCCAAGTTGTTTAATAAATTTCTGGTAATATTTGTTGTAATCCCAATTATATGTGTCAGAAATTTCTCCAAACAAATCACCAAACTGAACATTTGGATAAAGTTTATCGTCAATATCTGATTCAATATTCATATTAAACATTTTGTTAAACAAATCCAAAAGTTTTTGTTGTTCATCACCACTTATTCTTTTATTCATATCTAAAATTGGTTCATCTAATTTAATTGAGAATTTACATATATATTTACCTAATTGTTGAGATATGTTTGGTGATTCGGAAAAATATATGGCGTGACCAAATAGAGCAACATCATTAGCTTGCTCTAAACTAAAATCTGAGTTCATCATGTGTTCCAAACTATTACTTCTGTGATAACATATAATTTCACCAGAGCCAATTTTTGATAGACCTTCTTTAATTACTTGCCTTATATAATTTTTTAAATCCACAAATCACTCCAAATTATAAACTATTCATCAAATCATCCCAATCATATCCTTCATCATCAGATTTATTACTATCAAAACCTAAATCTTCAGATAAATCATCACCCTCACTCATATCTTTTTTTATTTCTTCAATAATTTGGTTGATTATTTTTTCACCAGCTTTTGTGTTTGCTAAAATTTCTTTCATTTTATAGTTGAAATCATCCACTGGTAAGCTAACCAAATCAGAAAATATATGGTGCTTCAAATGAAAATCATCCGCTGGAATCATTTCTGTGATGCAACCCCATAATGCTGGTCCCAATCTCATATCCCAAATTTCAGCTTTAACAAAATCAGCCTTGTTTATAACATAATTTGCAATTGATTTTTTCTTTGGTAACCCATTAGCACCAATGATTTCCATAACCCCTTTTACCATTTCATGAATCAATACAGGAAAACTTGTTGCTTCAACACGAACAACGTTAGGTGCTGTTTCTTCTTCTGTAAATTCAACCTCAACCACTCCACCAGTCATAGCTTCATCTAAATTATTCATAATAAAATAAACGTAATCAGCGGTAGACATCAATTTTGCGTATAACCCTGGTAATCTAGGATTTAAAGATGTCAACTCATCATCAACCATATGAAACATATGGTTACATTTTTTTGCTGAACCTTGAATCAATGCGTTAACAAAACGTCTTTTGTAGACTTCTTTGTTTGCAACCACCATTTCGTCATGATTTTTGAATTTCATTCCTTCAACTTCGGTTGGTTCCATATTCATATCCATACCACTTAAGCTAATCTTATCAATCAACTTAACATCAAATTTAATAATTGATTTATCAATATCAAATTCTTCATTAATCATATCAATGGCTAACTTAACCAATTCTTTATGATGTGGTTTCTCCAATTCGATTGTTTCAATCAATAATGGTATTACCATCTTAACAACATTCGTTGCATCAACATTTTCAATATCAAATGCTCTTTTGTATCGTTTAACAACATCAATAAATCTTTCGTTTACAATCTTTTCATCGAAATTGATTTCATTTGATTCTGGAAACGCTGGGTGATTTCCCAATGAATGCTTTCGCTCCCTTAATTGTTTTTGAATTTCTGGGTGCATTCTTTCACGCATATTATCTGGGTATTTATAACCCTCAGTTAGATTTTTTTTTAAGGCCATCTTAGCCATAGATTTGTAATCCATTATTTCCTTAAGTCTTTAATTTTAATTACTCTTTTCACCAAATTGTTTGTTATTTCCTTATCCAAAGTGTTTTTTTTGATTATAACACCTTCAGCTATACCTGTACTATCTGTTTTAGCAACGTCTTTAAATTGAGTAATGATACCACTTAATTTTTGTAATGGAACACCAATTTCATTTGCCATTGTAGTTAAAAATTGGGCTTGTTCCAAAGGTTTATCTAATTTTGCTAAGTAACTACCAAATTTATTCTTAATCAAAGTTACTAATTTTTTAGTGTCACTTTGCAACTTGTTAACATTAACACCATCAACTTCAACATCAGCTTCATTTAATTCATCAGTTTTGAAATAATCACCTACTCTGAATCTTTTTAACTCTTTGATACCCATATAATCCTCTTCACCAGGTACCAATTTAATACCAGATTTAATCATTTCTTTTAAATTTCTAAATTTGGATGTAACCTCACCAGTTTTTATATTGACAAAAAAATGTCTGAATCCAACTAAGTCTTTTAAGTTTACAAAATCACTAAAATTTTGTTTATCGAAATGTTTTAATTCTTCACCATTATAATCATAATCATCAGTTATTTCTTCCTTCTTGCCAACACCATTTTGAAATGTATCAATATCGTAGATTATGTTGTTTCCATCATCTTCATAAGACATAACACCTAATACAACCTCACCTTGATTATTTGTTGCTCTAACGACTCTATATCGTTTTCCATTTAATTCAAATGGTTCTTTAACTTTACCTGTTGAGTTATCAATTACATTTGACAAATATGTTAACCCACTATCAACTCCAATTGGTGTTGATTCGTCAACAACATTAATCTTAACTCCTTTTAATTGAGTAAAATCCCCCTTCATAGATTGAAAGTCTTGTTTTTTGACGTTGATGATTGTTTTATCTTTATCTTGGTTATCTGTTTGCATCGTACTTTAATTCTTTATGTTTTTCCTTATAATCATAAATATAGTTAAGCTTGAACTCTCTTGAATATAATTTAGCTTCAACACTTTCTAATGTCTCACCAAATGCAAATATAACCCTATTTTCAGGGTACTCAATATATTCATCTAAGTTCTCCCATGCTAATGAAATAACTCCATCAACAGCATCCCACACAGAAAAATTCGTGCTTTCTTGGATTACATCCAATACTAAATCACCTTCAAATTTACCAACTTTTTTTATGAATCTATTTTTAGGTGGTAACGGTCTTCCAGCGGCTGGATATGAATCCCAATCTGGACCATCAATATCTTTTATAGTATCAGAAAATATAAACTCATAGATGTTCTTATTATTAAAATCAGAACCCAATGAATTAACATATATTAGAAATAATTTGTCCATTAAGCAATGTACATATTTAACTCATACTTTGTAGGCATACCATAAACTTGAATATTCAATTTTTGTTTAACTACTTTACCATTTTTGTACAAATCTAAAGAGTATTTGTTTGTAACACCTTCATTAGGTTTAGCTGGGCCTGTGGAAATTTGTCTAAACCAATCCCCCTCATCAATAGTGTAACCTTTAGATGTTGCATATTTTTCAGCTTCATGAACCGCACTAGTGAAACTATCATGGTAAATCTCATATGATGACTCTTTAGGTGTTTCAGAAACAGCTTTAGGTTTTGGCGCAACAGATGGGTTAACCTTAAAAGGACGTTCTCTCCTTTTAATTTTACCTGGAACTTTGGTTCCTGGGTCAGTTTTAGGCTTTGTTGTTGGTATTACCTCAGTTTCAGTATTATCTGTACTAAATGTTTCTTTTAATATTTGCATAATATGGTTTTTATCAAAGATACTATTTTTTTCTTTAATTTCAAAATCCTCATTTAAATTAACTGATTCCACATTCCCATGTTCATCTGAATAACCACCTTCAGTATCACCATCATACCCAAATTGACCCTCCAAGAAATGATACACTTCTTCCATATCATCAGCAGATGTCGATATGTGGTCCACAGCCCAAGCGTGTCCGTTAGCTATCAATGAATCAATTTTTTCTTTATTCATTGATAATAATTCATTAGTAACGTGATTTATGTTTTTTATATTTTGCCAAAACATATAATTATTGGATTCACGATTATCATCCTCATTAATTGGAACACAATTAGGTACTTCTTTCCCATTCTTTTCTTTCATTCCCAATTGTTTATACCCACTCCAACAAGGATTTTGTTCATCCAAGATATCATTTGAACCAGGTTGAAACATATTATTACGTTTAGGTTCACCAAAAATACTATTTTCATTTACAGCATCATCACCAAAATCTAACCCATCACCATCTGGTTCTGACCCATCCTTTGAATTAGATTCGTCACCCTCTGGTTCTGATTCATCTTTAGAGCCAGATTTTTTAACTTTTTTTATGATATCATTTTGGTCTTCCTCATCCATTTCGGATGTATGTGTTGCCGATAAAACTGAGTTTATAGCAAATTTTTCCAATTCAAGATTTGGTGAACCTTGGTCTTGTGTATATTGACGTATTGATTGACCTAATTTCCCAGATAATTGTTGAATGTATTTATCTGGCTCTGATGCTTCATCAGCTTCAACACCAGCGTCAAATGGTTCTTTTTCAAATGAAAAATCATCACCCGAATTATCAGGTGATGAGGTTGTGGTATTTGTAGGTTGTGGTGCAGCAGCTGGTTGAGCTGGTGCTGGATTAGGGTTTGGAACCTTAAGAGTGAATTTTTCCTCTTTGATTACTTCACCGAATAGACTTTTTTTTTTACTTTTGGAGTCAAATCATCTATAATTGTATCGATGTTACCCATTACTTTTGCTATTGATAAGCCTTTGTGTTCTTTGATAGTTACGGGTTCTTTTCCGTATTCTTTATCTCTCATTTCTTCAATCATAGCTTCATTTTCAGTCAACTCGATATCAGCTTCTTCCATTTCAATTTCCGATACTATATTTTCAATAATTTCATCATCGTTTTCCAAGATGTTCGTTGATACATTTGTATCCAATGCTTCATTCAATGAAATAAATTTGAAATTTAATTCTTTGACAGCCTTAGCGTATGAAGGATAAGCTTGGTCTTTTTTGTTTTGTAGACCACCAATGTATTGGAAATCCTCAACAACCAAATTTTTCTTTTTGTTTGCTGTCTTGATAAAATACTCGTGGTTTTCTCTAACGATACCATAAATTTTACCATCTGGTCCAATTTTTTGTAGTTCTAAGACGTAACGACTATTGTTAGTGTTTTCTGGAACTACATTCATTAATTCCATTATTCTATTTTTAACTTCATTACCTTTAAGTGTTAAAGGGTTTACATTTAATTTGTTTTTCATAATTTTAATCATTAACCTAAAATAACACCAGACCCTAAAGCATAATTACCAGGGGTCATCACATTAATTGGTTCACCTAAGACATACACGTTTGCTGTTGAACTAATACTTCTAACATTAATATATAACGAACTACCAGCATTCATTGTTACAGCAACACCATTTATTGTTGGTGTTGCATTAGCACCAGCATAAACCTGAGTATATGTGTGAGCCGTAAAATTAGCGTTTGTTGATAATACTATTATAGAATTTATTTGATTACTAATGGGCATTGTGTTATTATTTCTCTATAAATATAACAAAACACCCAAAAAATAAAATACATGAAAATAAAATTTATCGATATAGGGTTAAATTACCTACTAATCTTTTAGAATGATTGTTAATATCCTTATAAACAATTTCATAAAAATAAATACCCTGTGGTGATTTAACCCCATTATATGTTCCATCCCACCCACTTAAATCATTTGACTCATATATTTTTTCACCCCATCTATTAAACAATGATATTGTCAAATCTTTAAAATAAATTCCTTTAGGTTGGAATAAATCATTTAACCCATCATCATTAGGTGAAAAACTATTAGGTACAAAGAACGTAGTATATTTACAAGGTTCAACTGTTATAACTAAAGAAACATCTGATAAACACCCATCCTTCTCAGTTATTACCGTTAATTCATAAACTCCTATCTTATCAAAATCATATTGAAATATTGGTTGTGAGCCACGCTTAATAACACTACCATTTTTAAATAAAGCCCATGTATAATTAACTTCTTCATCACCAACAATGGTGTAGTTAAATTTAGTTTTATTATTATCACACAATTCAATAGTTTGATTACTCATGTCTGATATTGATAATAACAATGGGTTATCCTTAACTAATATAGATGTTATCCCATTATATGAGCATGTATCCACATTGATAACGTAATCTAATATGTAATTACCACTTCTTGGTGGTGTTAAAATATCATTATTAACGTATTGTCCAGACCAATTTATTGTATCCTCACCCGATAATTTTAATTGAGTCGGAAACCCAAAACATATTGGGTCTAGAGTTAATTGTGTTGGTGGTGTTTTCACCAATATACTAACCGAAGTATCTACTGAACAATTCATATTATCACCTATTAATGTGATAGCATTATAACCATAAGTCAGCAAATCAATATTAACTGAATCCACGTTACCAACTAATTGACTTCCTAAATACCAAGTAAATGAGTATAATGAATCTGGTGTGGTTACATAATACAATTGATTATATGTTGTATCACAAAATTCTGTTGGCCCAATTATATTTGAAATGTTAGGTAGAAATAATAAATCAACATCAATGGTATCTGAATTACAATCATTAGTGTCGGTAGCGAATACTGATAAGTTAGATGTCAAGATGTTTTGGTACGGAATTGTTATTGAATCACCAATATAAACCGTACCTGGAGGTGTTAGAGTCCATGTAAAAACTAAGTTACTTGTATCTAACATAGTGAACATTTGATTTTCATTATAACAAATTAATGAATCAGTTATTGGTTGTAAATTATATGTTGGACATGGTTGACCTATAATAATATTAGGGAAAAGAACCACAGAATCTGGTGGACATGGAAAATTACCAGTGTAACTTCCAGCAACATTATCAGCCAATGGTATTACATTAAAATTAAGTAACCCACCAATATTATTTCCGACTGTTGCATTTATACAAAAAGTCCAAACACAATTTCCTTGGTCACCAAAATCATCACCAGGGTTAAGTGGGTCATTAATTCCATTTATCATCCCAATTCCAGATTCAAAGAAAAATCCTGGACCAAAACTTTGAAATGGAAATACAGTCGATGTAGTTTGATTAACCCAAACCCAATTCCCAACACCACCATTACAATTAACTGGAAATGATAATGGGGTTACACTATTCCAATTATTTGATAAATTAAAATCAAACCCCTCAAACCAATTAATACCCACCATTGTAAAAGAATTTAATGTTACACATATTTGAACATTTGTGTTTGGTAAGTAATAATTATTATTAATTGGTGGTGGGGTTATCGTGTATGTTATTGGTCCAAAACAAGGTTGAGATATTACCGAATTTGATATTAACAATAACAAGATAAAAATTATTTTTTTCATAGTTGTAATTTTATTATAAATACATTAAGCCACATCATCTAAATTTATTCTCGTTTGTTTATAACTTCTATATTTGTACATAGCAATTTCTAAGATATCCAAAGATTCCAATAATCCAGACCTATCACAAAGATTAATGTTATAGAAAATCTTCCTATAACCATCACCACCATAAGGTAACTCAATTGGATTCTCGTTGATTGAATCAATATTCAATCCAATTCTATTACAGTAATCTCTTATTGATGGAAATCTATCTTCTTTAGATGTGGTAAAGACCACAACATAAGCACCAGTTTCCTTGGCTATCTTAAGAATAGATATAACTCTAGCTATATCTGATTCATTATCTATTGTTTCGTTAGGTAGCAATGTTGAATCATAATCAACAGATATTATTATCTTACCATGTCTAACCCATTCGTTGAATAATCTATCCACATAAATATCCGTTCTTGAAATCATAATTCGTGTATAAAATAATCATTATTTGGTTCGTGGTCATTATCAGCTAAAAAATCCCTACATAAATCAGCAACCCATTTTTCTTGAAAACAACCTAGTGGTTTTTCTTCAGATACCTCACCAGTATCTGGATTAGTATATGTCTTAGTTAAAACTAATTTAATTTCAAAGTCTTTCATATAGCAATTTCTAATTTGGTACTCAATGGTTGAATCCCATTAATACCTGTTATTGTAAAATCATCGATAGTATAATCATAAAAGTTTTTATTTTCATTTAAGATTAACTTAGGTTGAATATCTAATGGTGTTCTACTTAATAGTTCATCTAATGCATCCATATGTCTATCATATACATGTAAATTTTGAGTCAAGTGAACAAATGTACCAACCTTATAACCACAATGCCCAGCAATCATCATAAGCAACGCAACATATTGGATTTTATTGATTGCGCCAGCTGTCACATAATCATTACTTCTTTGAAGTAAAGTCATATCCAAATACAATTCATCACCAATTGACCTAACTGACCATAGTGTTTCGTAAGCACATGGATTCAACCCTTTGCTTAGATTAAGGTCAAATTGTTGATACATGTTCAAGATATGTCTTCTACCAAATGGGTCATTAACCAAGCCATCTAGTAGGGTGTTCATTAAATCCCATCTTCTAACAGTTTCACCATATCTACTCCCTATGGTTCCATCACCAATATCCCATTCATCCCACCAATTAATACCTAATTCTCTAGCAACTTCTAAGCTATTAGATTGCTTTTGATAAATCCAAAACATTTCTCTAATTCCAGTCTTTACTGCTGTGTTTCTAAGTGTTGGAATTGGGAATTCCCCATTCTTTATATTATAAGTTTCAAATACCTGAGTAATGAATTTACTATGGGCTGGAGTTCCATCACTCCATTTAGGTCTTGGGTCTTGGTCCCAACAACCATATTCTTTAATTGTGGCAAGATTATTTAAATAATACCAATCTGCTTTGTTCATGTTTTAATAAATTTTGTTTCCTATGTATTTTGTTATGTGATTTAATAATAACCAAATTATTCTCATAATTAAATGTTAACTAATTTGTGGTATTTGTCTAAGTAATTTACGATGGCATCTCTACAATCAATCAACGAAGTTGGATTAGGTGTACTCTGTGTTAGTATATCGTTACATAAATCAATTATTTTACAATAACTTTCTTTTTTCTCATTTTCCTTAAGAGCATTATATGTTTCTTCAATTTCTTGATTAATTGGTTGTGTATCAACATTATCTAATTTTTTAAATGGATACTTTTTGATATGTGAGTTCAAGACTTTACCTTGACTCTCATCGATTTCGAATCTGGTATAATCTGTTACTGATACACCTTCATATAGATATTGACCACCAGTTTTAAATACCACGATTAATTCATTGTTAGATTGGTCATAAGTTGATGATGCGATGTTTGATGACTTGTATAAGGATACAATCTTATCATCTTTGATTTCTTTTTTTAAAAGCATTTGTTTGTTTTAAATGATTATGTTATGTGCGTTAAAATTAATTTCACTACAAAGTTACTAATATTTATCTAATAATAACCACGAACTATGTTTTTTTATATAAAAATTAGTAAGTTTGAAGAAAAATTACACAAATGAGCATGGCAAAAAATAAAGCATCACAAAAAGTTAGTGATATCATGAAAGGGGCAATAAACGAAGCCAAGAATTTTTCAGATAATAAATTAAAACCAGAACACATCATGTTATCATTATTATATGATACAAATAATCAAGGGGTTCAACTATTGGAAAACATAAATGTTAATATTGATAATTTAATCGATAATTTAACAGAACATCTAAAAGCAACTCAAACAACTCCAAGATTATTTAGTTATAATAGAATTCCATTTTCACCAGAAACAACTAAATTAATGTCAAATATTGATAGAGAGTGTACTGGTGTATCTGATTCAATTATTGAACCAGTACATTTAATCTTAGCTATACTGATGATTAAGACACCAGTTACTAATATGCTATTTGATATGGGTGTTACACACACTTCATTTAAAAACTTCTATATGACAACAAAAGAATCTCAAGGTTTTACGAATAAAGCATTTGAGGATGATGAATTTGGTGATATGAAATCAGATAAATTCCAAAATAAACAAGGTATGAAAAAAGATTCTAAGACTCCAGCATTGGATGGATTTTGTCGTGACTTAACAAAAGCTGCTGAGAAAAAAGAATTAGACCCAGTTATTGGTCGTGAGAAAGAAATCAAAAGAGCATGTCAAATATTAAGTAGACGCAAAAAATCAAATGTGATTATTATTGGTCAACCTGGTACTGGAAAAAGTGCAATCGTAGATGGTTTAGCTCAATTAATCAAGGATGGAAAGGCACCTAGACCATTGATGAATAAAAAAATCTATTCATTAGATTTAGCATCGGTTGTTGCTGGAACCAAATTCAGAGGACAATTCGAAGAACGAATGAAAGCCATATTAGAGGAATGCAAAGCCAATAAAGACATATTATTATTTATTGATGAAATCCATACTATTGTTGGTGCTGGTAATTCATCAGGTTCATTAGATGCTTCAAATATTTTCAAGCCAGCTTTATCACGAGGTGAAATTCAAATTATTGGTGCAACAACACTAGATGAATACAGGGAAAATATTGAAAAAGATGCTGCGTTAACAAGACGCTTTCAATCTTTAATGGTTGAAGAACCAACCTTGGAAGAATGTAAAACAATTCTGATGAATATCAAGGATAAATATGAACAACACCATAAAGTAAAGTATACTGATGAAGCTATTGAAGAATGTGTTAAATTGTCGAATAGATACATTATGGATAGAGGTATGCCTGATAAAGCTATTGATGTTATGGATGAATCTGGAGCTATCACAAATGTTAGTATTGAAAAACCAGAAAATATTAAACATCTAGAGAAGTTAAAAGCGGATATAATCTTAAAAAAATTATCTGTTGTTAATCAACAACGTTATGAAGATGCGGCTAAATTAAGAGATGAGGAAAAACTCATAAATGAAAATTTAACCAAAGCAATGGATGAATGGAATAAACTATTATCTGAAAATGTAACTATTGTTGATGTTGATATGGTTTCTGAAGTTGTATCCATGATGAGTGGTGTTCCAGTTACTAAGTTATCAATCCAAGAAAATAAAAAATTAGCTAATATTGATAAAGAATTAATTGGAAAAATTATTGGTCAAAATGATGCTGTTATTAAAATTTGTAATGCTATCAAAAGAAGTAGAATTGGAATCAAGAATAAACAAGCCCCAAGTAGCTTTTTATGCTTAGGCCCAACAGGTACAGGTAAATCACTTTTAGCTAAGTTGTTAGCTGAATACATTTATGGTGATGGTGAATCTTTGATTAGAGTTGATATGTCTGAGTATGGTGAGAAACATAATGTTGCTAGATTAATCGGTGCGCCTCCAGGATATATTGGTCATGAGCAAGGTGGTCAATTAACTGAAAAAGTTAGAAGAAAGCCTTATTGTGTTTTATTGTTGGATGAAATAGAGAAAGCACATGACGATGTATTCAACATTCTATTACAGGTATTAGATGAAGGTCACTTGACTGATGGGTTAGGTCGTAAAATTAACTTCAAAAATTGTTTGATTATAATGACATCAAATATTGGGGTTAAGGAATTAAATGAGTTTGGCCCTTCAGTCGGATTTAAGACTACAAGTAATATTCTTTCAGAAGAAACTAGAGTTACCGATGTAATTCATAAAGCCTTAAAGAAGAAATTCAAACCAGAATTCTTAAATAGAATTAGTGAAACAATTATATTCAATCCATTATCGGAAGAAAATATCAATTCAATTATTTATAATGAGTTAGCTAAATTACAATCTAGGTTGGTTGAAATGGGTTATAAGTTAAATGTTGAACCAGAAGCTGTTAAATATGTTGCACATGAAGGTTATGACCAAGTATATGGTGCTAGACCATTAAATAGAGCTATTGAACATTTGATTGAAGACCCAATCGCTGATGAAATTCTAAATGGCAATATCAAAGATGGTTCAACAATAACGGTTAAATTAAAGGATGGGGTTATATTTATAACTAACGATAACCCAAAACCTAAGAAGAAACCAACTAAAAAAGATGTCATCTAAAACTCTAATAAAAAATCAGTTAAGAGAATTATTTTCATCAATAAGTGATTCAGAGTGGATTAGTGCTTACACTAATAAAATTAATAATTTAAGACATAATCTATTATCTAATGTAAAAGATAATCCAGATTATGTCTTTTTATTAGGTAAAAATGTAATAAAATTAAATTACGGTGAATTTAATAAATGCGAAACCAACACTTATAAGTTTATAAAAGAAAAACTACTTAGTGGTGAGGATTTTTATTACCCAGTTGGTGGCTTTGGGTTTGAGGGTAAAGAATTAGTCCCAATTGAACACTGGTGGTGTTATAACGCTCAAACAAAACAATTTTTAGATGTTACACCATGTGTTGGTGAAGATTTTAGATGTTATGCTGGTATTATTAACTATGAATTAAATAATGATATTAAAATGACAAATAATGTTTTTGATGTGGATTTTTTTAAAGGTGGTAATGTATATCATAAATATTTTAAATGATTACACGTAAAAATTACATAAAATACCCCACGATAAATGGATTGATGTTTAAAACAGTGGTTTCTAATTATATTTATATTAATATTATTCCATAATGAAAAACAAAATAAAGGGTGGTAAAGCCGATAATCTTTCCGCTACATCAATAGCTAAAAAGTTTGGGGTTCCAGTTTCTAAGATAGAAAAGGAATTAAAAACTGGTAAAAAGATTGAGATGGAACATACCAATGATTCATCCAAGGCTGAAGAAATAGCGTTAGACCATTTATCTGAAATTCCAGATTACTATACTAGATTAAATAAGATGGAGAAAGAAGGTGATAAAAAATGGAAGTTAAATGAAAATATCACATACACAAAACAACTGTTGCGTGAAAGACTGATGACAAAAGCTGATGATGATTTGTTGGAGATAAGTGATTTTGTTAACTTCGCTAAAGAATATTTAGGTATTACAGATGATATAAAAGTATTATTGGCATTCGAAAGAACACCAGATTTACAAACCACAGCTTATTATGATTTAAGTGGTATTATCAAAGTATATGTTAAAGATAGAGCTTGTATTGATATAATCCGCAGTTTGGGGCATGAATTAACGCATCACAAACAAAATTTGGATGGTAGACTCACTAATGTGGAGAAAGATGGTTCTGATGGCTCCGAAATCGAAAATGAGGCCAATGCTGTTGCTGGAAAACTTATAAGATTATGGGGTAAACAAAGACCTGAGATTTATGAGTCACTAAAAAGAAAATCAATTATAAAAGAAAACACTGAATTATTTTTCGAATCTGAAAAAGATAAAAGAATTAAATTATCAATATACGATGAAGATAAAAAATTGGGAACAATAGTCTTAGCTAGACCATTAAACCTAAATGATAATGAAACTCTTGAGATTATTGATATCTACTTCAACAAGGGTACAATCCCAATGTTGGTTTGTAAAGAAGTTATTGTTGAGGTATTCAAATTGTTTCCAGATACCTATAAATTATCTATTCACCCACCACAAGAATCAGTTGATTTTTGGATGAAAATGGGTGCCCATCAAGTTATGAACGGTCATTTAATGTTAATGCGAGGACATTAATCTTGTTAACATAAGGGTGCTTATTAGGTTCACCACCTTTCTTAAGGTATTTCTGTAACCCACCAACTCCAGCATTATAAGCTATAAGAGTTTTTTCGATATCAAAATTATAATAAAAGGTATTGCTCATAATACCACCCCATAATGCTATATTATTTTTTTCGTTAGATAACCACTTTTTAGCTAGGTTTAACCGTTCAGAGTAAGGAATACTATCATCAGTAAAGTTAATCGGTGTAACACCAAATTTAACCACTTTATTCCTAATCTTAGACGAGCTGGACAATACCCCAACTGCGGTTGATGGTAGAATTTGACAAACTCCTATAGCACCACCACCGTTCAAAATATCCTTGCTTCTTTTATCGTAATGATTACCACCAGATTCAGTTAGAATTTGTGCAACGCACATAGTAATAACTTTCTCATTGGTATCCAAATTAAAATAAGATATAGCTTTAGTTATTTTATTTATTGTTGATGGGTTAATGTTTTTATCAAACTTTGTTGTCATGTTCCTGACTAGTTCATCAACACCAAGTATTGTCTCAATTTTACTCTCTAATCTATTTATTTTTGTTGAGAAAATAAATGTAGTGGATAGCTGCATTAATAACAATAAAATAATCCCAATTTGTGTTTTATTTTTCATTGTGTTATTTATTTCCACAAATATACTAAATAAAATTCAAATATTTTTAATAAACTAATTAACACTTCTCCAAATATCACTCAATTTAGTGTATTTCGATACATCATTTACAACAAATTCATCACTACCACCATAATCACTACCCCAAAATGATATTATATTTATACCTTTACTTTTAGCATAATACATTAATATTGGAATTAAAAAATCATTTTGTTTATTCATCGAATATTTTTTATAATCATCACTAGAGTTAACAATAAAATCATACACAAAATTTATAATTTTTTTTTCAGAATAACCTAACCCATGCATTGCATCACTTAATTTATCCTCATTGAAATATGGGGAATAAATTTGTATTAATTTCTTTTTGAATAATCTTTCGTATTCATCATAATCAAAATATTTAGAAATTGAAGGAATTAATAATTTAGCAAAATCTTCCCTTAATTTGTTAAATGTTGTATTATCAAAATACATCACCTTTTCATTTATTATAATCCCATCAACATAGTCACCATATTCTCTTGCGTGTCCTATATAATCAGTCATAAACGAGTTATTAGTTAAATTATCACTTTCCGACATACCCCTATAAAGTATATTGTATGTCGATGTTAAAGAATCGCTTTTTGATAAAAAAGTATCATAATCATATTGTTTTGCCAAATCAACTAACTTAGAATAAGTATTTAATTTTCCATTTAAAGATTCTCTTAGTCTATTTGCTATAAATTTTCTTAATTCCATGTTGTTAAATAGTAAAAAAAAAATGATTAACCAGGTAATACCAGTTAATCATTTTAACATTCTTAAAATCAGATTAAATTACTTTTTGTTCTTTTTTTCTTCTAGTTCAATGATTCTACGTTCCAAAAGTGCTAATTTATCACCCTTGTTCGCTTGCTCATTTAACCATTCTTTCTTCTTTAAACCAATTGATTTTTCAACTATTGAGTCGATTAAATCAACCAAAGCACTTTCTTTGATTTTAACTACTTTTTTTGTGTTTGACATGTCTTTTATTTTTATTAGCTAATTATCTTATTAATAAATATAAGGCATATCATCAAAAGTTAATCAACATCATAAATTTTTAACAAATCCCATTCTGATATTTGTTTCATAGCAGCAAAAAAGCTTATGGCCTCATCTAACGAATTTAATTTCTTAGATGAGATTACCTCACCATCCTTTGTTTTTAAATAGAATGTTTTCATTTTTAATAGTTTTAATTAACATAATTTATCCGCTGAAGACATTGCTGCCAAGCTATTTGGTTTTACTTCAAAATCATAACCCATACCCAATATATAACCAACAGCTTGATTCATTGCTGAATTGCTACCTTCTTTTGGGTCTGGATTAATATCCGCATGTATTGACATCTTAAAACCATATTGGTCCATAACGTCAGATAGTTCATATGCTGCTTCAATTGATTTAGTAACCTCAACCAACATTCTTTCATTAACATTTTCAGCTTTTGTTTTATAAAAGGATTGTTTACTTTTTCTATGAATTACCATAGCACCTCTACCAACAATAACACCACCACCTAAATCCTCACAGGTGGTTATCATTATTACTGTGGCAAATTGATAAGTTTTCATACCACATTTAGCTGAATCAGTACCAACAGCCACTTTTAAAAAGTAACCCTTATCCATTTCCTCATCAAATAACTTTGATAAGTATTCATTTATAGGTTCTTTAATTTCTTTATCATTTCTATACCAATTCATATTTTATTGTTTTAGATTATTTTTAAATTAACATTTGGTAGTTTATTTTTCAATTCATTAATTAAATTTTGTGGTGTATTATCAGATAAAATTAAATTTTCCAATGAACCACCGTTTGATTTATCTAATAAATGTATATCACTAGGCATTGAAGTTATCTTATTATTATATAAATTCAAAAAAAATAATTTTTTAAGTTTACCAATACCATCTGGAAGTTCACTAATCTTATTTTCAACAAGAGAAATTAATTCCAACTCATCACATTCATATAATTTTTTACTTATTTTATTGATGCTATTTTTTATACAAACTAATTGTTGAATGTTTTTGAATCTAGAAATATTATCTGGTATTGATGATAAAGGTATATTATCATCTAATAAAAGTAATTCTGTGGAATCTGTATTTAAAGTTTCGAAAAATAAATCAGCTCTACCAAATTTAACTAAGTATTTTAAATAGTTGTTATTTGATGGACTTTTCGAATTATGTAATTTAGCCAACCCAATTAAGGTGTTCTCAAAAAATAACCTTAAATTGGTATTATCAGTCAATACCGTTTTATAAAAATCAACACTAACGTTATCTTTATTATGTAATTGATTAGTTTCGAAGTGTAATTGATATAACTCATTTGAGTTAATCTCATTTAAATAATCATATGAAACTACAATAAATAATTTACTAGATGTGTTGTTTGATAACCTATTATTTTCAGTATAGGTATTAAAATTACTATTCCCAGGTTTAGCTGTACACCAATCAACATGACCAAAAAATATAACACTAGCATTAATGGTTAAAGGTACATATACAACCCATTTCCCATCATCAAATAAAATTTCAGCATCACCTTTTAACGCAAATGATTCCATTTGTAATTGTAATTTATTTTTACTCTTAACAACAAATGGTAAAACAGCTATAAATAATTCACTCAAAGATTTATATTGATTGATATCACTAGGGTGTTTTATATGCTTAAGTTTTGGGTCTTTTTTAACTAATTCAGAAAACCTATCTTTGTATTTATTTTGTTCAAATAGTTTTAAATTATCACTAACGAAAATAACATCTTCTTCGATAAACCTAAAAGCTTCTTCATAAGTATGCTCTTTAGACTCATCTGGTTTAGAATGTCTATTATTAGGCTTAATAATATTAATATATAACCCAGTTAACCACTGAACAAATTCTTTATTTTGAGTTGGGTCAGATGATACGATAATTTTAAATATCTCTAATGGAATACCATATTTAGTTTTGCCGTTATCGGTATACTTAATAGCGTATATTTTGTTATCTTCCTCACCAATATCCTTTTTACCTAAAAAATCACCAAACGAAATATCAACCATATCACCATAATGAAATGAATTTACTGTAAGTTTAAACTTAAAAGGTTTCCATCTTCCACAACACAGTTCTTCAACATCATTATAAAGTACTTTATAATCCAAAGATTCATCGTAAACATTAAATTTTTCTGCAATATATGCGATTCTATCCTCAACAGCCATAGTGTAATTTTTGTACAAATGTACTAATTATTTTAAAGAAAAAACACATTTTATTTAAATTTTCTAATTTTTCTATATATTTATATATGATGCTAAAGACTTTTAAATATAAACTTAACCCTAATAAGGAACAAATTGTTCTTATTAATAAGCATATTGGTGCTTGTAGATTTATTTATAATTTGGCTTTGGAAACAAAGCAAATGGCTTATACTGGAAACAAAACAAATATATCTTGTTTTGAGTTACATTCACAATTAACTGATTTGAAAGGTGAACTACCTTGGTTAAAAGAACTTAATTCACAATCATTACAACAAGCGATTACTAACTTAGATAAAGGATATACGGCTTTTTTTAAAGGTCAAAATTCATTTCCAAAATTCAAAAAGAAATCAAACTGTGGTAGCTTTAATATACCACAAAGGGTTGTGGTGGAAAATGGTAAACTTTTTATACCTAAATTCACAAAGAAAAATGGTATAGATATCATATTACATAGACCACTTAAGGGTGAAATAAGACAAGCCACAATAAGTAGAACATCCACTGGTAAATACTTTGTAAGTATTCTTTGTGAGACTGGTGAACAAAACAAATCTAAACCTAAAGTAAAAGAAGAAACAACAATTGGTATAGATTTAGGACTTAAGACATTTATTGTTTCATCTGATGGGAAAGAGTATGATAACCCTAAATTTTTTCGAAAAGCACAATCCAAACTAAAATACATACAAAGTAAATATTCAAAACATAAAGGAAAGAGAACTAAACATAAGTTAGTAAAATTACATGAAAAAGTAGCCAACCAACGAAAAGACTTTTTAAATAAAGTTTCTACTGAATTGATAAGAGATAACCAATCTATCGCAATAGAAACATTACAAGTATCTAATATCTTAAAAAATCACAAATTAGCCCAAGCAATACAAGATGCTGGTTGGGGTATGTTTATAACCATGTTGGAATACAAAGCAGAATGGTATGGAACAAATATACTTAAAATTGGTACATTTGAACCATCAAGCAAGACTTGTTCATGTTGTGGAAAAATTAATAAAGAACTGACTCTATCAGATAGAGAATGGACTTGTGTTAAATGTAATACAAAGCATGATAGAGATATCAACGCTGCCATTAATATAAAGAATTTCAGTTTAAGAAATATCTTGTCAGGAACTGACAGGAAAAATCATGACGAACTACCCACGTTAGTGGGAGTGTTGACTCATGAAGCCTAACTCATTGCCTTTGGCGATGGTGGGTAGTTCACTAAAAAAAACGGTCATAAAAATCTTCTTCTATAAATTCTTTTAAACGATTGTTAAAAAGTGTTAAAAAATGACTTACATCATCTCTATTTGTTATATCCAATAATACATGATTAATATCCTCCCCATCAGTTATCCTATATTTTAATTCAGTAAAATAATTACCCAAACCAAGGGTCAATAATTCTTCAATAATGATATTATAAACTTCCCACCTATCTTTTTTTTCTTCACTGACGTTCTGTAACATATCTTTTATTAGTTTTATATAATGCCTATCAAGTGTTTTAGTTCTACCTGGGCCTGATTTAAAAACAAAATTATAAGTTTCCACATCATATCTATTATCTTACGTTATTTTATAATAAATATCAAGTCATACATATAGATTGTATAGCTTTTATAACATCATTTACACTAGTTTGATTGTCAGGTGAGTAATTTACACTAGATAAATTATTCGCATTTAGTCTAGTCACATTGGTTGTAAATTCATGCCAATTAGGTGTTACATCACTAATCAATACCACATGTGTATCAAGACTCCAAGCTAACCAAGATAAACCACTACTAACACCAATATGAAACTTAGCATCCCTTAATAATAAAGCCCTATTCTCTAATGACTTATCACCACACATATTAATCACATTATTTAGTTGAGTTGGTTCCTTTGATATTGTCACCACTTTTAAACCAATTAAATTTAAATAATCCACAATTTTTTGCCATTCAGATAGTTGACCCCATTGTTTTATTGGTGAACTAGCAAATTCAGAAATTGTAACATAATCATATTCTAATAATCTATTAATGTGTGAGAATTGAGGTTTAAGATTAACCTTAAGTTCACGCTTATCCAAACCTAATATTGAATAACCAAAAGCCTGTAAAGGATAATACTTGGCATTTATTTGACAATAATATGGATTATCATCGTAGGTCGCACCAATATAATATTGACCAGAAATATTATCAATAAAGGTATTTGGCTTTACAAATAATATATTAGGATAAACCTTAATAAATAAATCATTAAAAAAAGTTGAACAAATCAAAGTACATTTATGTTTCAATCTGAATTCCTCAACATATGGAATCCATGCTAAGGTATCCCCTAAAGCAACACTATCTATTTTTATAAAGAAAACTCCATTTGCTGTGTGATATTTAAAATCATTAATGTAAACCATAACACCTCTTGAATCATAAATTCTCACAATCCATTCAATATACCATTGAGGTAAGTTAGGTATTAATGTCTCATTAGTTTTACATTTATAATTTTCATTGTAAACCATATCCCTGCTTTGTATATTCACAATATACTCATCAATGGTTTTACCAAATATTCTAACCCTAGGCGCATTACCAACTGTGGGTAACGTAGTTACATAATCAACCTCAAATTTATTTTCCATTTATGTCAATGAGACATTCCTAGTTAACATATCGTTTTTAATATCGCCATTAATCCAATCAATAATGACCTGTTTAATGAAGTCTTTGTTTAACTTAAATTTATAAACCAAATACTCATATAACGCTTTTGGTGTTATCATTTCCCCATCAATCTTAACTTTAAGCATTGGTGATTCAAAATATTCACCACCATGTCTAACTAAACTCATCGTTGGTTCATAACTCTTATCCAAAAATTCTTTTAGTTGCTTGATTATAAAAGTTTGTGATTTACTTTCCAATAAAGTATTATTTAAATTCTCATACTGAGCTTCAGTAATCTTAATTCTAACCATTATTTCAAATTATCAATTATGTCAATTAGTTGTGATTTACTTATAAACCCATTTTTCCTCAATACCTCAATACCTTTGTTGTAAAAAATAGTTGTTGGAACACTTCTAATTCCCTTCTTAACACTAATTTCAGCCTCTTCATCAACGTTTACACCACCAATAGCTATATCAACCATTTCATTAGATAACTCAGCTAATATAGGAGTTAATTGTTTACAAGGGCCACACCATTCTGCTTTAAAGGTAATTAATGTTACCGAATTATTATTTACTACATCATAGTAATTATTTTTTGTTATCTCTTTAATCATCAGTTTATTATTATTATACTTATAAATATTAAATATTAATATGGAAAATGAATTTAAACTTTTAAATTACATATACAATATTGATTCACCGACTTTTAAATTATTTTGTCAGGATAGAATTAGTTTAGATATGTTTAAACATCAAGTTTTGATGTATGAAAATAGAACTGGATTTCAACCAGAAGATTTATTTATTTCTATGCTTATCAACTATAAAAATGCTCTAAATATGAAGTCATTACCTCAATAGCTTCTTCAGTTTTTATGGCGAAAACATTTTCTAAAATAGTTACAATTTCAGTTAATAAAGGCAAATTAATGAAATTAGCATTACGCTTTAATAAACCCTGTTTCATTAATTTCATTTGAATTACAAATTGCTCATCATGTTTATATTTTGATAAATGATTATGGATAATTAAAAAATAATACTTAAAAATCATATTGGAAAAACTAATATTAAAATTCATAAAATCTGTTTACCCTATAAAAAAAGTTAGAATTGGTAAGCATTTCGCTAGATGTATATTAATTAATAATATACCAACTAAATTGACGGAAGATAAAGAGTTATACAATACCTTATACACAATTATAAATAAAAAATGTGAAATAGTATTTTGTAAAAACGATGCAATACATAATGCAATAAAAACCCATTTAAAATAATTACCAACTTTCTATTTTTTTAATTATTACTATGTTGAAGAATTTATAATTGTGACCCAACCCAGAACAAAATCCCTCATTTAATCTTAGTTCAACCACATCATTCTCATAATCAACAGTTCTACCAATTAATGGGACAGCACTACCACCAATGTATTGAGTATTACCAAATGGATTCTCAATTATGGTAATGTGGTTAGCTGTAGTATTTAATCCGTAAATTCGAGTTGTATCATCATTTAATATAAACGTTCCGTAACCAGTTTGTTTCGGATAAAAAGAATAAGTTGTTTTATTTATTTCAATAATTTGTAAATCATAGTCAGCCACACCACAATAGTTCAAATCCGAACTATCTTTGTCAAGACCAAAATGGTTATAATATACAAAAGTACCTAATTCTAAATCTCGAACATACATTAACCCACCAATCACAACCCATTTACCTGAAATTGGTATTCCTGGTTTTTCATCATATTTTTCAAACTTATAATCATTTGATGGATATGGGTACTCCTTTTGACAAGCAACTGTCAGAATAACCAATAAAAACATTAAAATTCTCATGTTAATTAATTTAAATTGTGATTAACAACCACAAATATACGAATTAATTATCAATTAACTTTTGCAAATTCAATATTATTATCATTAATTTATTGATTTTATCACTCAATATATCGTAAATTCTATCTATTTCTGGTACAGTATCCTTATAAGCATCTAAACCCATAGACCTATATAACATTTCATTATTACCCATCAATTTCCTTTCAATACCATTAAGCATATTTTCATACTTATCTAAATCAAATGTTTTATTTAATATTTCACTTATTGTTGTTGACATAACCAAATTATTGATTCTATCCACAAATACAATTGATTCATTACAAAAATTTTTAAATTCAGTAAATTGCTCAGTATTTTCCATTATTGGTTGCAAATTATTTAATTGCTCTTCAGTTATAATAAGTTTTCTCATACTTATAAATATGATTACACCCAATAAACAACCTAAATTAACAATTGAATTGGTCCCTAAAACTTGTCACTATTCTTCAGCTAGAACTATACTAACCAAAAAACAATGGGATATAGTTAGATTTATGGCTTATGAAGAAGCCAATAATAAATGTAAGATATGCAAACAACTTGGAAAAGAACAAGGTTTTAGACACAATCTAGAAGCTCATGAAATATGGGAATATGATGATGTTAATAATATTCAATCATTAATCGGATTAATCGCTTTATGCCCAAAATGTCATTTAACTAAACATATCGGTAGAGCCAATGCTATGGGAAAACAAGCATTAATATTTGAACATATTGAGAAAGTTAATAAATGGTCCCATTTAGATGTGTTAAATCATCTGGTTGAATCGTTTGAATTATACAAGGTAAGGTCAACCCATGAATGGAAATTAGACCTAACTATACTAACACAAGAACCATATAATTTAAAATTAAATACCCCAACCAAAAGAAAATTTGATAAGAAAAAAGTTTATAAAAAAAGAAAACGTAGGAAGGTTCGTAAATAAACCAATATTTATAAATTATGAGTGAGTTAAGTAAAAAACTTCTAAGAGAACAACTTGAAAATAAAATTATACCAAATCTAAGATTAGATGAAACGGATGAACTGTGTGTTGCCTTTGATGAAAATATAAAAATACTTAGTAAATTACCAAAAAATGTAATAGATAGTTTTAAAATAAAAAACACACTAAACACTAAAATTTGGTCCGATGACAAACTAATTCCAGAAATAAAAACTAAGTTACAAGAAATTGCCGATGAATTTTATAAGACATTAGAATTACCTTCAAATATAAAAATAAAAGATATCATATTTACTGGTAGTTTAGCTAATTTTAATTGGTCAGAATTTTCTGATGTTGATTTACACTTGGTATTGGATTTCGAAGAAATAAATGATGACCTGGACTTTACTCAAAATTACTTCATGGCTCAAAAAAATCTATGGAATGAAACTCATAATATCACCATAAATGATTATCCAGTCGAATTATATGTCCAAGATGTGGATGACGAACTAGAAGCTACAGCAATCTATTCAATCAAAAAAGATAAGTGGTTATTAAAACCAGAAAAAGAAAGTTTTAAATTAGATGTTAAAAATCTTAAATTAAAAGCTGAAAAAATAATGTATCAAATTAGAGATATCAGAGATAAATTCAAAGCCAAAGATTATCAATATGTTATCGATAAATCAACCGCATTAAAAGATAAAATTAAAAAAATGAGGAAAAGTGGTCTTGAAAAAGGAGGTGAGTTTTCAATGGAAAATTTGGTTTTTAAAGCTCTAAGAAGAACCGATTTTATGGAAATAATCGCTAACTTTAAAAACCAAGCTACAGATATGTTATTATCATTAAATGAATCTAACCCTTAGGTTTTCCATAATGCTTTATATAACTCATTAAGCATTCACCCTTGAATTTAACCCATCTGGTCATGTTTATCTTAATGTCTAATTTCTTAGCTAACTTTAATCCGTATTCCCAAGCTTTAAATTCCTCTTCAATTACATCAATACAATATGATTGTGTTCTACTGTAATTATTAACTTTACTATTCATGATATTTTCTTCCATTAAAGCTAATGTGGGGAATTCTTTCTTAAATTTCACATAATTCTTTCTCATCTCAACATGACCCAATTCATGCAATAGTAAAAATAATTTAGATTCATCACTAACCCCAGATTCAATACTAATTTTTTTATTATCTGCATTGAATCTAATATATGAGGCACTCCCATTCAACTCAACAGGAAACCCTAACTTATTTGAATAAGCAACTAATTTTCCAATATTTGATTGAATTACCCCCATATGTTATAAATATAACTTCCTACTTTAAATAAAAATTTAAATCACTAACACTATGATTTCTAAATGTTTATATTATTTTATCCATAAAAGATACGAATCTATCGTGTGGTACTGAAACACATATTCTAGATAAATGCGAGTAATCATATGATAATTCATCTGTGACAAATTTACTCATAGAAACTGACCCAATCCTATGCTCCATTAGAAATTCCTGTCTATAATTGATTACAGCAAATATTCCGCTAGGTAATATTTCATACCCATAACCATTACCGTTATAAATCTCTGTACTTAAAAGAAGATTGTTGTTTAAGAAATCAATATTTTCTTTTATATTTGAAACTGTTATTTCCCTAAATTCATTAATGTGATTATAATGATTACTGATTAAATCACCTAATATTATTTGAGGCAAAGTGCTAACACTATTCAAACTATAAAGTAATCTAATTTTTAATTCTTTATTAAAATTAATATTGTTAGAATATATGAACCCAATCCTAAATCCAGGTAAACCAACCCATTTGGAAAAAGACTCACAAATAATTACATTATCAAATAAACATACATTTTTAAACAAATCATCAACGAACAATTTTTGATATGGACAATCTAAAATAATAGTAACATTTTTTAACCTACTTATTTCTTCCAATAAGATATCATTTCCAACCATAATACCAGTTGGATTATTTGGGTCACAAATAATAACAACATCACGATTACTTAAATTATTTAAATTAGATAATGAATTATACCATCTGATTTTTTTATTTCTAATTTGTGCTATTTTTCTATACGACCCCCAATGAAATTTAGGTAACCAAATAGTTTCAAATTCCAAAGTTTGAAAAACTAAATCTAATGATGACATACCACCAGGTGTTATGCTTATCTTATCCAATTCATCATCACCGTAAAAGTATTCGTTATCAATGGCTTTTTTTAATGATAAGACACCATCGTTGGGTGCATAATGTTGAATGCTAATATCCCTGTAATTTAAATCGACCCAATCTAAATTTATTTTTGTAACATTATTTATACCTCGATTTAATTCTAAATAATCTAAACCAGTTTCATTCTTCATTTTTTTAATATCTAACCCAATAGACACAATACTTGAAAAATCAGCACCACTCTTATTTATTTCCATAATATACTATTTTAGTTTTTAATTCCACTATTTATCACCCATCTTATGTATTAAATCATCTAAGGTTATTGGTTTCCTATAATACTTTAAATTTTTCATACCTTTTAAGCGTTCTACGATTCGTTCTTTAACAATTAACCTATCAGTATTACTTTCGATATAATCATTCCATAATGAAGAATTTATACCATTAAATGAGTCTGAAAAATCCGTAACCTCAAACCCTCTTGAAATACACTCATTGGTTAATTCCAAATAACGTTTATTTAAATAACTTATTTTATCATAAAAAAATATTACATGACCTTTACCTAAGGTGAATTGCTTTGGAATCTTACTAAGATTTATCTTGGCTTTCCCAGATTTAATCATATTAGGTATCCTAAGTATTTCAATCCTTTCTTTTATTAAATGAGCATCACATAATTCAATTGCTCTAATTGCTGATGATATTCTAGTCATTTCTTATGCTTTTTAATGTTAATTTAATTGCTTTACCAATATCTATTTTAATAAAATATTCATCAAATATGACTTCGATATACCAATTAATTAAATTCCTGAATGTAAAATCAATCGAGAATACATCAAATACCCTCTCTATATTAATAGATTTAGATAATTTGACTAATCCACTTAATATTTTATCAATATCTTTAATATGTGGTGAATAATGAAATAATTCCATTAATATGGTGTGATAAACCGCATCATTAGGTGCCATATTCAAATCATAAAA